ACTAACTATTTTAGGGGAGGGGGGTAGGGGGTCATGCGTGCTATATAAATAACTATGTTTATTTGTCTATCTTGTAGAGAAGGGTGTCAAGTAACAATGAGAGTTATGCTTGTGCCTGGACTTCTGCAGAGCCCTCAAGAAGGTACATAGTACCTTTATCAATAAGCAACTTCAAGTCCCGTTTAACAGAGAAGTAGTCATTGCAAGAAGTATCAGATAGAAACCTGAACTTCTGTAAGGCTTCCATCTTTATCTCGTCTTCATAAATATTGGGGTCATTGACGATGTTTTCATTGTAGTAAGTGGAAAGAACACGGTACCCTTTGCGAATCAACTCGTCAAGGGTGTTTGACATATCACAAGGGACCCATTTATCATCCACACGTTTTTCAAATATCTTCTGCTTCAATGACCTATTGCGTAAGGTGTGGTTCTCTGGGTGTTCCGGATTGAAATGGATATTCTCAATCAGTTTGCTCATGCCTCTCTTTGGGTTATTGATACAAAAATGCAGTAACTTGTGGTCTTCCACTATGTATCTGATGTCCTCTTGACCATAATTGTTGTAGACAATGTTATAGATGTTTGTGTTTTGTATGTTATTGATTGTGACTTGAGAGTTACTTGAAGCTTGATTGGCTGTTGCCAATAGACCTTGGGCTTTATCAAAGATTTGGGTTATCATCTCTTGTTGATCTTTGAACTTGTCCAAAACCTCCTTCAAAAGCTCTAATTGAGACTTGTTTACTTTGGTGTGTGTACATTTATTCTTGTGTAAGTATAAACCATTTGGGGTAGAAAACATCTTGTCACAAGTAGGGCAGGGAATGGTCTTTTCCTTCTTTGGTGGGATGTACTTTTCCCTCAGAGTTTCAATGCTAACATTGGATATCTTGTCTTGACAAACATTCTTTCGCAGTAGATGTCTCCTGAAGTTTGTAACATCATTGAACTCGTGTCCACAACGGTCACATACATACTTGTCTGTCATTATGAAACTTGTCACAACTTACTGTAATAACCTTTAAATGCCTTTAGAAAAAAGTTAAACTTTCATAGATAGAAAGTCATTCCTTTGCAATGTATGTTGCTATTATCAGTTCTTCAATATTGAAGAAATATTAATCAATATTGATGATGCTCATCATTATTAGAAACAACAAAAGCCATATCAAACTCATAGCTTTAACAAAAATAATTTATCATTTACTTCCTGGACTTCTTGGCAGATGACTTGCGAGCAGACTTGGTCTTCTTGGGAACACTTGTGGAACCAGTCACGGCAACACGCACAGTCCTGGCAGCACCATTGGCAACATTGGTGACAGCACCAGTGGCGGACCTACCAACCTTCCTCACATCCCTCTTCAGGCTCTTGCCATCAAGAGTAACAATATCCTTGGCAATACGCACGGTGCCTACGGCAGCGTTACGGGCACGGCCAAGGACACTGCCAACAGTGCCAACAACACTACCAATGGTTCCAGTCACACGAGTAGAAGTACCTTTCACAACGCGTTTGACGGTATCAGACATTACAATTTGATTTATATATTTGTATTTAGATTATTTTTGGTGCCTATTATGACATTTCTTGGGAAAATTTGAAGTTGATGGGATTGTAAGGGTAGAAGGACATAATTTCATTAAACACAATGGATACCACGATCAATGCACATACTTGTGCTATCTGTCTTGAAGAGATGGTTGAACGTGAGGGTGATGCTGATGTAGAGGCACAGAATACAATAGAGTTATGCACACTGAAGTGCTCTCACAAGTTTCACCTACCTTGCATCACACCAGTTATTGTCAATTCCTTTATGGAACGCAAGAGTGTTCAATGTCCATTGTGTAGGAATGTAGAGTGCTGTACAAGCACTAGCCTTTATCAAGGAGCCTACAACTCACTCATTGACTTGATGAGAGAAGAAGGAAGGGATGAGACAATCATCAATGTGAATGTCAATGTAACAATTGACTCAAACACAGATGCTGACACAGAGACACAGTACTCTTCATTCAGTGATGGAACCCAATTTAGTTGCAAACACTGTCTGGTCTTTGTGTGGTTCGGTGTTGCTATGTTTCTGATGATTGGACTTATTGTTGGTACTATGTATGCTATTGGCGGTGGTCCAGGAGCATAGTGTTTGCGGTTGTGCATCGAATACAAAAGTGTTTATTATTTTTATGCAGGAACATGAAGATAGAACAACATCTGTGATTCCACTCACTGGTGTAGAGATGGAAGGCAAAGAGAGTCGCATTGTTCACTGTGGTTCGTGTGGAAAACAATGCTTCTTTGATGGGTTGTTGCTGGGTGGTTTGGTACGCTGTCACCAATGCTTAGAAGTTCCGATCACACGAAAGGAAGAGGAGGTTAAAAATTGAAATGTCTCATTGGAGTAACAAAGTAATAGCGTAATATACAAACACATACCGTTGAAAATGACTTGGAAGTACGAGACAAAGTCTTTGGAGACTGTGTATGAGCTCTTGAATCAAGAGCCAGTGCATCCAGACTATGATGTCTTGAAGGAGACAGCAAGGAAGGCATTTGAAGTAGCAGCCTTCTTTGAGGAGAACGGAGTGAATGAGGAGTTTGTAAGAAAGTATCTTGATAATCAACTACCTTGTGACGCCCTATGTGACTTGCACATGATGAGTAGTGTCTTACATCCCTCTATAATGGATGGCGAGAGAGTTTATAGTTTCTCACACAAGGAATGGCTCGGTGACTTGTCAAAGGCTAAGCAGCACTGGCTGTGGAAGTATGAGGGTGTTGATAGTGCTGTTTGGCAAGAAGAGACACTGTCAAAGCTATTGACAAGCTATAACGAGCTTCAGAATCTGGCCCTTTCATACAGTCTTCGTAGTTAAGATTTTATGTTTTTTATTATGCTATTGTTGCCTTTGATATAAGGCTACGTGTAAAACATCAACAAAATGAAGGCAGTGAAAGCAATCAAGACTGTCCAAGTGAAGACCCTATCAAAGTGTGCAATGAGATCACAAACACGAATGAGACCAAAGGCAATGTTGAATGACCCTCTTTACATTACGGATCCAGAAGTGTTTAGTATTATCAAGTTTGAGAAGAGGCGTCAAGTTAATAGCCTGGAGCTTATTGCTTCTGAGAACTTCACAAGTACAGCTGTGATGGAGGCACTTGGGTCTTGTATGACAAACAAGTACAGTGAAGGCAGACCTGGTGCAAGATACTATGGAGGCAATGAACATATCGATGAGTGTGAGTTGCTGTGTGAGAAGCGTGCCTTGGAATTGTTTGGCCTTGAGCATGAGCAGTGGGGTGTGAATGTGCAACCACTTTCAGGGAGTCCGGCAAACTTTGCAGTTTACACAGCTTTGTTGCAACCTCATGACCGTATAATGGGTCTAGACCTCTCACATGGTGGTCATCTCACTCACGGTTTTATGACTAACAAGCGCCGTGTGAGTGCCAGCAGTATCTTCTTTGAGAGTATGCCTTATAGGGTAAATCATGAAACTGGTCTGATTGATTATGATGCCTTGGAACAAAGTGCAGTATTGTTCCGTCCCAAACTGATTATTGCAGGTGCTTCCGCTTATAGTAGGAACATTGATTACAAGAGGATGCGTGATATCTGTGACAAGTGTGGTGCATTCTTGATGGCTGATATGGCACACATCAGTGGTCTTGTAGCTGCCAAGGTTTGTCCTTCACCCTTCGAGCATAGTCATGTGGTCACAACGACAACTCATAAGAGCCTGCGAGGTCCCCGTGGAGGTATGATTTTCTATCAGAAGTCTTTGAAGACTCAAATTGATCAAGCCGTATTCCCCGGTCTTCAAGGAGGACCTCATAATCATACCATTGCAGCCCTTGCAGTTGCACTAAAACAAGCCAACACTCCAGAGTTTAGGGAGTACCAACAGCAAGTTGTTGCTAATGCCAAGGTTCTCTCATCACGTCTCAGTACATATGGTTATCGTATTGTATCAGGTGGCACAGATAATCATCTCATTCTTGTGGATCTGAAACCACAAGGCATGAATGGTGCTGTGCTTCAATATCTTCTTGACAAGGTATCTGTCACACTCAACAAGAACAGCATTCCAGGCGACACGAGTGCAATGATACCAGGTGGTGTTCGTGTTGGAACACCCGCTTTGACCTCAAGAGGGTTCAAGGAGCAAGACTTTGAACATGTTGCTGAGTTTCTGCATAGAGCGATTGAGTTAGCTGCACGGATTCAAGCGGAACTTCCACCAAAGAAGAAACAAAGTGAAGCTATCAAGGACTTTGAGAAGTATGTTGATGATGTAAAAGGTGTAAATGAGGAAGTGTATGAAGAGCTTATGTGTCTCAAAGAGGAAGTGGAGCTGTTTGCTGTGTCTTTTCCAATGCCGGGTCTTTGATAGACAACATATAGATGTTCTTTTTCTTCTCTGATGTTAAAGCATAGATAGACCATGTCCTATTGCACTTTGCCCCAATGGGAACAAGAGAAGGGTGATGAGTTCAGGGCTATGATTGACAATGTAAATGTCAGTTGTAGCAAAGGAATCAATAGTAGGAATGTGGCCAAGACTTGGAAGACCTTCTATATACCAATGGATATTGAGAGGGCTTCAACACTTAGCGTGACGGACAAGCAGAGCTATATTGACAGTTGTGACATAGTCAGTGTGGATGGCAAGGACTACTTCAAGATGACTTACAAGAACATACAGAAGTTTGCGACTTTGGAACAGTCCAATGCATATCACGCTTTCAGGAAGCAACATTTGTGTTATGTGATGAGTGAGGCTATCAAAGGCACAGAGTTCTGTTACAAGATGATGGGTTCAAACAGTCCTGCATCGGATGTGGATATATCAGTCTTCTCAACGGCGCTGGTTCCCAAGAATCCTTCTAAAGATATCCAACAGATCTTGACAACATTTAATAGAATAAATGCGGAGAGGTTTGGCAAGGAGGGAATGGCTGATGTCTTTGATGCTAATGTATATTTTACCAACTTCTTGCAAGTCTTTGAGGTTCAAGGAGATGAAGAGTTGAATATGAAGTTTGACAATGTGAGGGAGAAGCTACGCCAGTACGGTAGCAACGTGAGCGTGAGTGCGAATATGAATATGAATGTGAATATGAATGCCAAAGCAAGTAATGTCAAGAGCAAAGTGATTGCCAAGATGTCTGACAAGAAACCTGGAATGGACATTGGTACTATTAGCAGTGGGTGTTTTAGGTTGGCAAGTAACAATCAAATCAGTGCAAGAGCTCTTTATGTTCAGTCTATTAACAACTCTAAGCAACGCGTGTATGCTACCCAGAGGCTTGCAGAGTATATGGGGTTCAGTGGCAGTTTGCTTCAAGATATTATGGGTCTTGGGATTGCTGCAAGGAATGTGTCAAACAGTGGTGCATTCTTCCAACAACTGGATGTCTTGTTTGGAGAGTGTAAGAAGGTGGCATCGGAAATTGCTAAGTTGATAAGCATAGGTGAGGCAGAGTACAAGCGCTTGATGGAAGACTATTTCATTCAGAGGGAGTATTATATAATGGATGGTCTCAAGGACCAAGCGGTTGCCAATGAATTAGTGAATACTTTGAGTTTGGCAACATTCTTAGAGGATGAGGCTTATCATTCTCAAGGAGCCTTCCTACATATCAATGCACAAAAGGATTGGGGCTTTGAATTGACAGAGGATGATTACATTGATTCTATTCTGGAGAATCTTGGGTTTATGATGGAGTACAGTGATGGGTTGAAGCACAAAGGTATGTCACCTTTTGCAAGGTATGAAAAGATCAACAAGTATTATAGTAGAATTAGCGAAGCACTTGGAAAGATTGAAGAGGGTCGTGTGCCTTGTGGGCAGGCTCCTTTGGTGGCTAGTAATATCAATATCAACACTAGGAGTACTGAAGCTCAAGACAAGCTTCGCAAGGACTGCTCAAAGGATGCTGGGAAGTTGAAGGCGTATAATGATATGGTTGGGAGGATGGTTGGTAACTTCACTGAAGGTATTGTGAGCCTCGAGGATGTTGCTATGATGAATATGGAGCAACTCAACAGTGTAACAAAGAGTATGATGAAAAGGATATTGGATAATATGGTAAAGCTTGGTCTTCAAGTGTATCCATTTCAGCAGGTAGGTGGGTTGTCTAAGAGGAGGACCAAGAAAATGGAGGTAGTGACTGTTCCTTTAAATGTTGCTTCAATGGTTCTACCGCCGCTTGCTGGAGGCAAGGAGAGTAGGAAAAGGAATATCAGAAAGTTGTAGGTTTGATTATTGGTTTATTGGTTTGTTTTTTCAACTGAGAACAAGTTACTTAACTGAGAAGTCACTTGTTATGTGATGAACAAGTGTTATGGCCTTGTTCTTTGCTCATCAAAAATGATGAACAAACAGTGTGTGACTGAATTGAAGCAGGATAGGACAGCATGTGAAATTTAATTATATCTTTTTTATATAATAAAACAAGGAGTATGATAGCTCTACTTGGATTTGTAATGATAGCAGTAGTATCTGCTGTGGTTGTGTATAAGTTTGCACAACCAAGTAGCAGTACTGATAAGCTTGTGAAGCAAATCAACAGTGTCCAAGTGAAGGCTCAGTTGGATAATGATGATGCTAGAGAAGAGAGTTCAAATGATGTTAATGCTGCAAGGACAGATGCCGAAGAGAATGTGAACAGTGCTAGACAGGAAGCTACTGACAATCTCAAAAAGGAGAGTAAGACAATCAACAAAACCATTGTTGGCTATGTTACCGACATTCTTCAGAGCATTGGTTTGTTGCGTGCAGACCAACAAGCAGCCTGGAATGATTATGTAGCAACCAAGGCAGACTATGAAAAGACAAAAAAAGACTTGTATGATGCGCAAAAGGGCTATCTTGGTGTCAATACCACAATGGCATCCACCCGCGCCGATTTGGATACTCTTAACAAGGACTATCAAGAAACAAAGAAAGACTACATTGCTACAAAGGCACTGATTGCATCAACTGGAGGCAAGACAGGTTCAACTAATGTTTCAGGTGATCTGACACAAGTGTTTGCAGATGTTAAGACAAACACAACTGCAATTGCAGATCTTAAGGGTGGCCTTGCTACAGCCAATGATCAAATTAAGAAATCACAAAATGACCTGACATTGGTCTTTGGAGACTTGAAGGTAGTGAAGGACAAGACTAGTCAAGTGGTTACTGATGTTGATACCTTGAAGAAACAAGTGCAAGACCAGAAGGTTACAACCTCTGTAGCAAGCGGTGATACAACTGCACTAAAGGATATGTTTTCAAAGAGTTTTACAACACAGAAACTTACTGCAGACAACATTGATGTAAAGAACTCTATGCTCACAACGGGTTTGACATCCACCGGTGATATTACTTCTTCAGGTGGTTTGTCTGGTAAGACTTTGAGTGCAACAGATAAGATAACATCAAAGGATGCCGACTTCAAGGGTGATGTGAATGTTACAGGGACATTGAAGGTAAATGGACAAGCAATTACGGGTCAAGTTGTGACACAAACACAAGCTGTGGCTGGAGCTTCAGGTGCAGTTGGTGCAACAGGAGCAATGGGTCCTCCTGGTCCTCAAGGGCCCCCTGGAAAAGATGGAGCTCCTGGACCCCAAGGTCCTGTAGGACCAGCAAGTACAGTGACGGGACCTCCAGGACCTCCTGGCAGAGACAGTACAGTAACAGGACCTACTGGACCACCAGGCAGAGACAGTACAGTGCCTGGACCACCAGGCAGAGACAGTACAGTGCCTGGACCTCCAGGGCCTCGCGGACCTCCAGGCAATGATGCTCCTTGGGGAGCTGACCCCAAGGTCAATTCAATTGGCAGAGACTCTGGTGATTGGTTTAGGATATATGGGACAAAAGACAATGGTACTGCATTGCATGGTGGGTTGTCGCTCAATGACTGGAACGGTTATGGTTCAGGTCTCTCAGTTGGTCAATGGGGGAGACCTAGTCATCAAGGTGTATTGATTGCAGGTAAGCTACCCCTTGAGTTGGGAGGAAGTGTTGCTGGAAAGGATGGTAATGCTGGTAAGATTGTTTATCAAGGTTTTAGTGACTCACTTGATATAGTTGGTGCCAGTGCTTCAGATGGAAGAAAAGTTAAAATATGGGATAAGTTATGTATTGGAGGCACTTGCATTGATGAGAGTCACCTGCAGATGCTTGCCGGAACAAAGAAAATTCGTATCGAAGGTGCTAAGAACGGCATGGCACTACGCAATGTTTGGACAAATGGTGGTGCAGATTTCAAGGCAGGTGATGCAGATACAAATGGAATGTGGCTCAAGCCGCTATAATTTTTCCACAACATTTTATGTGTAATAAGTATATACTTGACAATATGTTGGGTCTTTTTGGACTTATTGTTGTTGTGGTGGTGTCAGTTGTAGCTGTTAATGGTTATATGTACAGCTATGACACCACAAAGAAGATAACAAAGCAAATGGATAGTGTGCAAACAAATGTGCAATCAACTGCAGATAAGCTGAAGGCTGAGAACGCATTAATGATGGATGCAACCAGGACAGAATCAACTGCAAACTGGATCAACGCCAGGAAAGAGGCAACAGCTAAAATAAGTGAAGAAAGCGCTACACTGAGAAATGAACTGAATACCACTTCAAAATCTCTTAACCAGATGATAGTTAGTTATGTTACCGATATTCTCACAAGCATTGGTTTGTTGCGTGCAGATCAACAAGCAACTTGGAATGATTATACGGCAACCAAGGCTGACTATAATGCAACAAAGAATGACTATCTGAATACAAAGAAAGCTTATCAAGCTACACAACAAGACTTGGCTGATACCAAAGCTGATTATCAAGTCACAAAGAAGGATTACTTGAGCACAAAGGACTTGCTGACATCCACCAAGAATGATGTGGCTGGTCTGAACAAGGACTATCAAGCTACTAAACAGGACTACCTGAGCACAAAGGCCTTACTGACTGCAACAAATGACAAGAATGCTAGTTTGTCAGGGGACTTGACCAAAGTGTTTGCTGATGTCAAGCAAAATACCACAGCCATTTCAGGCCTTCAGACACGTCTTGACACAACTGCAAGTGATCTTACAAAGTCTCGCAATGACTTGTCCGCTGTGTTTAGTGATATGAAGACAGTAAAGGACAATGTTACAGGACTGCAGACAAGTTTTACAACAACTACTAATGACGTCAAGAAGAGTCAAAATGATTTGTCACTTGTTTTTGGTGACTTGAAGAGTGTAAAGGATAGAACTGACAAAGTTGTTACAGATGTAGATACTCTTAGGAAGCAGGTCCAAGACCAAAAGGTAACAACGTCTGTTGCATCAGGAGACACGACAGCGCTCAAGGATCTGATTTCTAAAGAGCTGATTACCCAGAATGTTACAACAGGAAACATCACGGTTAAGAGCACAATGACAACTGCAGGACTTACCTCAACAAATGGTGATGTTACAGTGACAAATGGAAAACTGAGGGTCGGAAGGACAACAACAGATAAATGGCCTGAAGGATGGGGACTCGGCATTCACTCTTGGGACATTTATGCTAATGGTTCAGTTGCTGCTGGTAAAGATGGTGTGGTCAATGCTTATATTCACAATGAAGGTGGTGTGTATGGTAAGACTGTAAATGCAAGTGATAAGGTGACTGCAAAGGATGCTGTATTGACTGGGAAGCTTACAACAGGAAGCGGTGCAGATATTAAAGGTGATGTGAATGTAACTGGAACATTGAAGGTAAATGGTCAAGCAATCACTGGTCAAGGTTCAACGCAAACAGTGGCAGGACCACCTGGTAAAGATGGATTGAATGGAAAAGATGGTGCTCAAGGACCACCTGGGCCTGTTTCCCAAGATCCAAGTTTCAATAGCGTCACCGCAAAGGATGTTGACCTGAATGGCACATTATTCTTTGGCAAGAATGATGGCAGTTCAGATCCTTATTCATTGAGAAAAGTAACTAATGGAGTGAATAATTCAAGCCTACGTTTTACAATCAATGATGATGCAGATGAATCAGTTGAGATTTGGGGAAATAGTTGTGCAACAGGTGATTGTGGAAGTGCTGGAACATTGAAGCATAAGTTCTCTGCAACAGGTGATGCACAACATGAAGGTAATCTGTCAGTGAAGGGAAAGTTAACAGTCAATGGCCAAGAAGTTAGTGGTGGAAGTACTCAAGCTCCAATAGGACAAGATCCACGTTTCAACTCAGTTGGTAGAGACAGTGGAGACTGGTTCAGAATTTATGGCACAAAAGATAATGGTACAGCGGTATATAATGGTATGTCAATCAATGATGGAGGAGGTCTATCTGTTGGTCAATGGGGGAAACCTTCCCATAATGGTATTCTTGTTGCTGGTAAGCTTCCTTTGGAGCTCGGAGGATCGGTTGCTGGCAAAGAACCCAATGCAGGAAAGATTGGATACCAAACATTCAGTGATGATCTTGATATTGTTGGTGCTGGTATAACAGGAAAGCCTCGAAGGGTCCGGGTTTGGGATCAATTGTGCATGGGAGGTGTTTGCGTGGACAATGCACAGTTCCAAAAACTAGCAGAATATCAAGGTACCAGTGGAGGTTCTGCAGGTCCAGCAGGTCCAGCAGGTCCTCCAGGGCCTCCTGGTCCGACACAAATCTCAGGTAAGAACACACTAAACTTTGGTTTTGATCAACAAAAAGAGGTAAATGCTGGTAAGATTGGCTACTATACATTCAGTGATGCCCTTGATGTTGTTGGTGCAGGTGTGTCTGCTGGAGATCGTAAGGTGAGAATTTATGATAAACTTTGCATGGGAGGTGTTTGTATGGATAATGCACAGTTCCAAAAACTAGCAGAATACAATGGAACATCTTCTTCATCACTTCCAGCAAACCTATCAGCAGACCTTGGATTAAACGACAAGAAACTAATGCTCCGTCAAAATACAGATGGTAATCATTCGCTTGGATACACTAGTGCTGTCGATGGTCCTCGTCTTCAAGGAAATCTTGGAGGTCAGCTTGGATTAGCCAACGGTGGTACACCACTATCATGGGCAAACAATAATGTCACTGTTGGTGGTGAGCTTGCTGTGAAAGATAAGAACTTTATCAACCTTGGTGCAGGTATTACTAAAGAAGCAAATGCAGGTAAACTAGCATATCAAGCATTTAGTGATGGTCTTGATATTGTTGGAGCAGGTACATCGGGGAACCCTCGTAAAGTCAGGGTTTGGGATCAGTTGTGTATGGGAGGAGTGTGTATAGATAATGCACAGTTCCAAAAGATGGCTCAATACAACGGAGCCACTTCGGGTCCAACTGGTCCAGCAGGTCCAGCAGGTCCAGCAGGTCCAGCAGGTCCCGCGGGTCCTCCAGGTCCCCCCGGCTCTTCAACGTCTACATCTTCTTCAGCCTTGAACGACAGCAAGCTACTGCTTCGTCAATCATCTGATGGTAATCATTACCTTGGGTACACGAGTGCGGTGGATGGACCTCGCCTCCAAGGTTGGGGTGGAGGCCAGCTTGGAACAGCAAGTGGGACAACACCACTTGCTTGGGGACAAAATAATGTCACTGTTAACAGTGAGCTTGTTGTTAACAACAAGAATGCTATCAATCTTGGTGTAGGTATCAATAAAGAAGGCAGTGCAGGTAAAATTGTGTATCAAGCATTCAGTGATGGACTTGATATTGTGGGTGCTGGTACTCCTGGAGTGAGTAGAAAGGTTCGTGTTTGGGACCAATTGTGCATTGGGAGCACTTGTATCTCTGAAGCAAACCTAAAGAAAATACTGTAAAACAGTACAGTCTAGATCTTCATATTAATAATTGTTTTTATCAAATCACTTTTACGCATTGAAGTGGTTACTGGTATGGACCTAGTTGAAGCATATGCAAACAATTCCTTACTGGCTTTTGTCTCAAGGAATTTGGCAATGGCCATCTTCTGACTCTGTGTTTTTTTACGGTTACCACCAATCAAACCTGTGGTCGTATCTCCATTAAAGTTGCATCTACTATCATGGGAAAAAATATATACACAATACTGACACAAACATAGATTGAATAATATCAACAAGTCGATTGTCTTTGAGTGGAATATCTTTCATATAGTTATAATGGCTACTAGCAAGCGAACAAAGAAGCAACATGGCGGTGATGAGCAAATGCTCAATGTACTTCGAACCACACCATTGACTGCATTGGTGGAAGACTTTGAAGTCTACAACAAACTACTACAAGAAGAGTGTTATCTTATATTTGAGCAATTGCACGCAACTGGACAATTCTTGTCAAGCTCATCCATATCTGCTTATGAGACGGAGTTCAATGAGAAGTCATTTAGTGATGTCAGAAGCTCATTTGATAGCTTTATGCAACAGATTGAGGAACCAGATGGGTTTGTAATGACCACCATTTTTGCCGACACAAGCAATACAAACACACCAGTCAATGCCAGCACAAACACTCAAAGAAACGTTACTACAAACACAAAGGTCAATCCCATTCTTGGTGGTGGGATTGATATAGATTTGTCTATGATTACAGAAGAAAATGTTGGCTCATTTTCTACACGGTTGTTGTTGGCTACATATAACAAACATAGAAGAACATACCATACGTTGTCATCACAAGACCAACGTAGTCTTACCTTATGTATCACCGAGTATCAAGTCCAAGCAATGGCTACACTCAATAAGCTATACTTGGGTGATGTAGGAATTACTTGTATGATGTATGGTGCCATTGCCAACATTGATGAAATATTAAAAAAAGAGAAAACAACACAAAATGGTGGAGACCTTTCAGAATGGATGAAAAGCAGTGCAATACTTGCAAGACAAAGTGCAGATATGTTGGGAAAAAGTGTAAGAGAAGCTGCAGCAACTACATCACAAGCTGCTAAGACATTCTTGAAGGTAGTAAATGATGACGTTGAAGCAATGCCTTTGGACAAGAAACTGCACATTCTGCAGAACTTGTTCATTGATTTGTTGAAATGGGGAGGAAAACAAGTTATGTTAAGGCTAAGAGCGCCGGAGTTTGATGTAGCTGCTGTATCAGATATGGCATCATTCCAAAAGGAGATACTAAGCTTTATAGGCAACCGCATAGATCAAATCATGAGGAAGTCAAAACTATTCCGTGATGATTTCACTCAACAAACACCTGGAGATGATACCAAAGCAAGACATCTTGCTTGGGTATTGTCAGTATTGGAGAACATAGAGAGTTTGTTGACATTTGTGCAAACCTTGTCTGAGCTTGCATTACCAAGCTCGCAAATGAATGCAAGTGTAAAGTATGATATTCGTGCATCAATGGAGACAGGTGTCCAAGTAAAACTAGAACCAAGTCAATGGTTGAAAGAAGTTGGCAAGTCTGTTGACGACCTTAAGTCCATAGTAAATGAACAGAACGGTGCACTTAACAACATCCTTGGTGTAAGCTGGAACATTGAGAATGCTAGGAAATCAAAGAAAGAACAAGAGATAAATCGTCAACTTGCTCTCTTAACTGCCAGTATTAAACTCAAGGAAAACATCCTACGCGAGGCACCAGACAACAAAATAGTAGGGTCAGAACTTGGAAGGCTTCAAGCGCTGTATGCAAAACTTGTTCAAGAAAAAGATCAAAAATATCAAGAGGTTGAGCAAACATGTGTTCAACTCCTTCAAGAAATTCACATGTGCGTAAGTTCGATGAACATCCCCAATCTTCCTCTTGATATCCTCTCAAAGAACATTATCAGGCAACTTGCAGTTAAAGTTGATCGGTCAGCATTTACCTCTGTGGCTAAAGCCGCTTCGAATACATCAAAGGAAGTGGCGTCTCAGATTACCAAGGTACAAGTAGGTATGAGTGCATACTTTGGTTGTATCAGCAAATACATGGGAAATGTCCCAAACATCAATAATCTGTGTAGACATATTGGATTCTCACTCCCGGATTTGCATAATCTTGTTGGAAAACTTGGGGAAGTCGGTGGTGTACTTGGCAAATCTCTTAGCTCTCTTAGCACCATTGCTTCTCATTCGGGAGCATACATACAAGCAGTTGATGCTTGTCTGCTTTTGATTCACCTTATCGTTGCTGCTTCATTGAATTGTCGAAACAGAACATTGAACCGAGACCGTGTAACACTAGATGACATCAAACGTGCAAGTCAAGAACGGATGTCAAAGTCTACGTCAGTATCACAATCAACATCCTTCTTGCCAAAGATTGGCATACGAGGCGGTAAGTATTACAACAAGGTCAAACGTGGAGGAGGGGAGTTCACCGACAACTTCAAGCTCCCTCCCCTTATGTATCAACAAAATCAAACCTGGAATAAAAGAAGTGCTAAGAACTTTGATGCGGTAATGCATATTGAAGGTCATAAAGCGGTCTTGAACGAACGAGTCAAGAAACTTACGATTACATTGTTAGCGCCTAATGCCACAAAAGAAGTAATTCTAAGTACACTTGTTACAAAGTCTATGAATAGTTCCCAGCTTTTGACGAGTATTGATGGACTTGTAAATACGTATATGTTTGCTAATGAACAAACACTTGGAAATAACCATAGCGTTTTGGAGAATTTGAAAAACCAGATAATCGACCTATCAACACCACGCTATGGTATGTGTAATACATCTACTACACAGCTAAGCCTAGACGAGGACATATATGTCCTGTCAATGTTTGCAAGATATCAGGGACAACAAATGCGTGAACAGTTTGATATTACACAAAAACCTAGCAGAGATTTGCTATATTGCTTAGTGTCTCAAGACATGAGTCTTGGTGATGAACGTTCAAAGAAGATTGTTGCATCCATTGTAAATAATTTCAATGGGGATATTGATATCAATAACGCAACTATCGGTGGAGGTAAGAAAAGACAGCAAAACAAACAAATCATCAAGGAATTTCTTGAGAAGAAGGCAACTAAAGATCTTTATGCATATGCAGTAATCAAGAAGCTCAATGTCAACCAAAAGATGCGGAAAAGAGAGTTGATACACGCTGTTCTTGATATGTAGCTGCTCTCCACCTTTCTGTTTTCTTGAACGATATATGATGGCGAGACATATAAAAATAAACTACTTGGAGACCCACTTAGTCTCACGCTTGAACTTGATAAGCCTTTGAGCCCGCTGCTCATCCTCTTGCTGCCTCATACTTTGTGTCTCCTTACGGAACTGAGCAACTTGAGCATCAATCAGCTCACACTGGCGACCAAACTCGATAGCGGTGTAAAGCTTCTGTGCAAACCCCATATTATGTGGTTGTTGTCTTGACTGTTACTTCACTTGTACTTGTTGTTTTGTGAAACTAATCGATGACAGTTATGTGTCAATTTTTGCCGTTATGAAGCCTTTCTGCAAGTAAATTATTTAAAAAATTGAATAGCAAGGGTATAATTATGAATGCTCAAGAAGACACAATGGCAGTGGCAGTGGCAGCAACACGCGAGTGTCCCATTTGCATTGAGACCTTCACAGGCTCAACCCGCAAGGAGGTAATTTGCCAATACTGTCAGTATGGAGCTTGTTTGAAGTGTATGAAACAACACCTTCTGAACCAACAGACACCAAATTGTATGAGCTGTCACGTTGAGTTTAATCGAGAATTTATTGATATCAATATGACCAAGGCCTTTAGGACAACAGAGCTGAAGCAGCACCGTGAGAATGTTCTCTTGGACCGCGAGAAGAGTTTGTTGCCTGCTACCGTTGTATATGCCGAACGTACTAAAGAGCTAAGGAAGATAGATGAGGAGTGTAGGGGTCTTGAACTTGAAAAGGCAAAATTACGAGAACAGATGCAAGAGCTAGATAAGAAAATTATTGAGAAAAGGAGGAGATATCATGTCGTCAACGGCACCTATGTTGCAAATAACAATGCACAACCATCTACATCGGCACCCAAGGAAGAGCGGAAAGCCTTCATTAAGGCGTGTGTGGTTGATGGATGTCGTGGCTTCCTGAGTACACAGTACAAATGTGGTATTTGTGAGACATGGGTTTGTCCTGATTGTCACGAAGTCAAGCAAGGGCAAAAGGATGAAGAGCACAAGTGCAATCCCGAGCTTGTAGAGTCAGTCAAGTTAATTGCCAAGGAAACAAAGCCTTGTCCAAAGTGTGCTGCAGCAATCTTCAAGGTAAGCGGGTGTCACCAGATTTGGTGTACAGAATGCCATACAACATTTGATTGGGCTACAGGACGTGAGGAGAAGACCACAAACATTCACAATCCTCATTACTTTGAGTGGGTGAGACGAAATAACAACGGCATTGTCCCAAGAAATCCCCTTGACATTCCTCCTCAACAGTGTGGGAATGATATACTACCATATCCTGATAGAGTGTATAGGGTTTATCCTGCTAATCCTATGGGAAACAAACTAACTTCACTTCTGAGGGTCTTAATTCACATCCAAGAGGTTGAAATACGGGTCAATCGAGTTACCAGAAACCGTGGTGCAGAAGAGCTAAACAGGGACTTACGAGTCAGTTACCTACTTAATGAGATTGATGATGCCACTTGGAAGAAACAACTTCAACAGCGTGAGAAAAAGAGAGAATTTGACACAGCAAAGTGCCAAATCTTCAACATGCTTGTCCAAGTTTCAAAAGAGTTATATGGTGAGCTTCTTGCAAAACAACAACCTCGCGCTGTGTTTGATAGAATTACAACAAACATGAAAGACATCATTAAGTATTATAATGAAGCTATGTTGAATGTTCAACAACGCTTCAACAGCAAAGCAAAAGGTTTGATTATTGATTTGGAGACATGGGACTTCAAGCAGTAGGTAGTAGCCCTAAATGCTGGTGTTGCTTGTATTTTTATTGTGCAAGTACTCAAGGAAGTCTTGGGATTCAACAGGAAATCCCGAAAGGTCTCCAATCACAGTGTCAATGCCACAGAAAGGACAAAACACTGTGGGGTCTTGAGTGCCGTGAGGTGTTACTTGAATGCAATGTTTATCTTCAGTGACAAGGTCAGTAGTAAAAGTAGTCTTGCAGTGGAAGCAACCAGCAAGCTTACTGGACTTCACCTCAGACAAGTTGTAATAAGAGTGTTTGATTGCATCCTCGTATACTTGTGTTGATGAATAATCAGACATTGTCAATGTAGTATTGATAGATGTACTTGTAACTCTTATATGATAAGTCGGCGAGTAAAAAAGACACACTTGGTGGTTAGTGTCTTTTACTAATGGTCTTGCGGATCTTCTCAATATCCCACTGCAATTATTGCATCCAATGACAAATTGACCTTGTGGTGTGTCTTCATTGGCTGTGCCAATGTTTGCATCCACCGCCGATGACGCTCATCATACCTTCCACGGTAATACTTCCGTGCGTGTACAACACGCATATTGAGCTCATCTATCCTCTTCTTGATGGTCTGATTGTCCATCTTATGCAACTCACTCCTGTCAATCAAGTGGTAATCTTTGTCAGAGTACTCAAGGTTGAACTTGATAGGAGTGTGTTGCTTCTTTGTGACCTCCATATTATAGATTGGTGCCAAGGGCTGTATGCCTGTTTACTCGTTGTATCTTTGTGACATATTGTGAGAAGGGTCAATTTTTCACCATACATCAACTTATTTTATGATATTTCTGTTAAAAATTTGATTTGTAGTGTGTTTGCTGCAAGGAACAAGTGAATGATAGCAGACCATAAATAGACAAACAAAGAATGGCTGCCTTGTACGCCTTGAAGTCCAGCCTCTCAAGAGAGATGGCTGAGACCTCAGCAGAACTTATGTCTTTTGACAGAGTTTTTGATGAAGATGAGCTTTCTGCAAAGACTGAGCAATGGGCCATTGTAAAGGAGGAGATTGACAGGCTTGAGATGGCTATGATGAACACAATGATAAACAATTGTCAAGAGTGTGTATATACTGATACAGAAAACTTTGGAGTTATTGCTGATAAGATGACTGTTTTTCACCAGAAGGAAGCAAAGATCCATCAAGAAATACAAGAGATGATGTCTTTGAGGGATGAGCTATATGCTAAATGGAAACAAGAGTATCTGGCTAATGCAGAGAAGTTCTCTGATGCACAGAATAAGCTGAGACGGATACAAGACATAGAGAATGTGTTGTTGAAATTGTCGAGTAAAGGCATCAAAGCTAGTAACAATTTGATACTGTTAGTATACATCCACAGTCAAGTTAACGCTCTTTTGAGCATTGCTGGCATAAGTAAGGAAAATGTTCCATATAAGGCATTTCAAGTTGCTTGGCAGAACCAGCTAGTGGATGATAGGACTTATGAATTCTTGAAGCCTTGACTCAAAAATAAAAATATTTTTACTTTCACTTCTCCTCATACAAGTCACAATCATGCCATTGCCTATCAGCCTTGTTGTTGTCGTGATGAGTAACTCCAAAGTCAATATTCCTCATGTCATAGAGGACATTGTTGTGAACAATTGTGTCATCCTCATACTGAACATACTTGTAGCCATTGCGGGGCTTGCAACAGAATATCTTGGTGCACAAGGCAATGACCTTGTCAACCAGCATGATACTGCACATATTACCTTTATGATGAGAGATTTAGAGTTATAGAGTTTTGATGTGTAATTAATGAGGACTAGTTTCAAATTTTACGTGTTTCGTATCATATGTAAAAAAATATTGTTGGTGGGTCTAAGGAGTAACACCTAAGGCCTTGAGAATACTTGCAAACTGAATGTCGTCAATCTGTGCAAATGTGATGCTCTTGCCAAGAGGGCTACGCTTCCTGTCATCCCTGATAACAAAGTCAATACGACTTGTTGCTTTCACCTCACTCTCAACATAAGGTGTTCCATTATTACGCATCTTCAATGAACGAGGATACCTGCTGCTCTGGGCATTCGCTTTGGCCTTGATAAGCTGAGGCTTGCCCATTTGATTGGCTTATACACGTATTCTTCTTGTTGGATAACAAAGTATTTGTTTATAACAACATACAATAGAGTATTGTTTCAATTTTTGCATAAAATGCAGATATGGTATAGTGTTTTAATTATTTTCTAGCTTATATACCCCAATAAGCATTCCCATAGCTCACAAAGAGCTCAGTGTTAGGCTGGATATCTTTTAAGCATCTTATGTACGCTCTTCGAGCTTCTTTGTCGCAAACAAATTCGCAGTTTATTGTGTGTCCAGTTCCATATGTGTCATTTATCATAGCCATATAACACCTTGGATAATTAAAGGCATCTATACCTACACCTTTGTCTATTTCCAAATAGTATCTGCTTGGACTGTGCTGTATTTCATAAAGCTCTCCATAGTACTCATCTACAACAGAACCTTCAGGTATAAACTCTTTTGTATAGACGCCATAACCTGCATTGGGTATTTGACTTGTTTCAATGTATATGTCAAAGGGTGACGTGTGATAGTATTGTTGTACATTGTTTGTCTTTGTTTTCTTCTTGCGGCCCATGATCGCTCACAGCTTCAACAACTACATTCATAAAAATAATAATAAACTTAAGTGAGTGACTACAAGTCATAGAACTTCTTAACTAGTGGGTCTATGATGAATGAGCTTGGGTCCACCTTTGTTATACGAACAGACTTGAGGCTCTTGACACGAGACAATGCAGTATATGCTTGGCCATGGGCAAAGATGCTTGGACCCAAGTCTATTTCTGCAGAGTCAAGTGTCATACCTTGAGCTGAATGGACTGTTAGACACCAAGCATACTTCAATGGCAGATATTCAACCTCTAACTTCTCTGTATCATCCTTTGTCTTCTTCATTGCTATAGTGATATGGCGTCCGTCAAGGAGACATATTGTAGGTCCTTGACTTGAGACATCTGTGACGATTCCACGAGTGCCATTGATAATACCGCTATCTTGGTCAATGTTAGAAGTAACAACCACTTGTGCTCCAACACAAAGCTTGATATCGAGGGGTATTCCTGTGTTCTTGGCCCAGTTCATAGATGCATCTGCCTTGTGTGGGATGGAGCTTGTTGCCCTTGTACTATAGACATTCTCAAGAGCTCCTGCCTCAACAAGTGTATCGTACTCTTGTTGGTTTATCTTTTCTACATTAGCCCTTCTGGGATACAGCCTTGTGGGCTTGATGCCTTCTGTGAACTTGACCTTTTGACAGGCGAGGAGCTTATCAAGGATTTTCTTTGTGCACTTACCCTTCCTCAGGTAATGTAGGATTTGCAGAAACAACTGGTCTCCTGATTGACGGACTATTGTCTTTAGGACGTGCATCTCTTGTATCAGATCCTTCCAAATAGGTGATAAGAAGCAGAATTTTCCTGTGATAGGTCCAAGTTGACACATATCTCCTGCAAGGATTACTTGGACACCTCCAAAAGGTTCGGGTTTCTGCCTTATAGTACTCAGAACTGCAGACGCTTTTTCAAGGAGCTCATCACTCATCATTGAAACTTCATCAATGACAATCAACTGGAGTGTTTGTAGCCGTGTATATTGTGCTTTGTTGCACCGCTTCATTTTATGAACAATCATATCAACTGGCTTGTCACCAAGGCCAAGTCCGAGAGTTGAGTGTAATGTCTTTCCATTGATAAGGACAGCGGCACAACCAGTGAGGGCTGTGATGGCAAAGTTCTTGTTATTCTTAGAGGCCCATTGTTTTATTTCATTGATAACATAACTCTTGCCTGTGCCTGCTGGTCCAGTAAGGAAGATGTTTTTTCCCTCAGCAACTGCCTCAAAAGCGCCTTGTTGTTCTGGGTTCATTTTGCTGCTTGTGCTTATGGGCTTGTATGCAGTTCAACAACAGTTAATAGAAAATAGTGTTTCTTCAAATTTTACACCTTTAAGTTTTCAAGTTTTTAAGAACTTGGCACAGAGTATAACCAGGGCTGAGAACAACATAAACGTACCCACTCCAAAGTATCGTGTGTACATAATAGCTTTCTTGCCTTGCTCTTGGCTACCACATAGCCTCTTGAGACTTGAGAGTGAATCATACTTGTGACTGCCATCAGGATTATAAATGGACTCTTGGCAACCCAAGTGTATGAATGAAAGGGTACATAGGATTGCCATTGTGGCTATGAAGACGGCTTTTACGGATGTTGGCAAGGGATGGATGAGGATGGCCAAGATCAGAGCAATTATTTTAGAAATGTCACTGATGTGGTCATAGTAGTCTCCAAAAGAGGTCTCCATATTATATGTCCTTGCAAAGTTGCCATCTGCACAGTCAAGAATATAAGCGGTGATGAAGAATGCCGTGCTCATCAGATAATATTGGTAGTGGAACAAGACGACACTGGAGAGACCAAGGAACAGGGACATTGTGGTTATCATGTTTGGTGTGTAGTTGAGAGGTCTGAAGATAGTTGTATTAAGCCATTCTGCAATGTCAATTACAACATTGTCAAAAGGATTCTCTTCATTCCTTGTAATTTTTCTACCAACAGGTACGTGCATCGTTATATGAAAGACAGTAAAAAATTTGTGAAGAGGAATGTATTTTACCCCCAAAAATGGATGGGATGAAAGCAAGTATGGTATAGTTGATAGGTATGTGAAAACCACTTTTACAATGAAGACCACGTATCGCCTTCATATGGTAGATGGTGTGGTGGCTTGTTTTCAGTTTGACAATCTTGTTGGGATGACAAAAATGTTTGAACCTATTTCAGTCTATGTGGAAGGTAAGACCACAGTTCCAAGGGTGGGGCACAACTTTCCAGTGACTGCTTTGCAAGATGCTATCAAAAGGGGTTGTGTGGAAGGTCGCCAACTGATGCATTCGCTCACTCCAAAAATACGGTATGTTGTTGCATACCTTACAGGGGATGTCTTAACTAAAAACCACGAACTTCAACACGCCAAATACTATCTGGACTCAGGGTACAGGGAGAAAATTGTTGCGCTATGGAATGGACTAGAACACAAGAAGAAAGCTTATATTGAGTGCTTCTTAAAAAGACTAGGATATCCTCAGCACGTTTGGCTTGATGAGTTCCAAGCATACTACATGACTGAGAAGCCCAACTTTTTTGGCATCAAGCTTGAGTGTTAGTAAGGTGTATGTTTTTATACTATAGCTTTCTGTGACTATATAAGATTGTGAAGTATTCTTCATCTTACAATCCCTAATAATATTGTAAGAAGGTATGTATTGTACAAGAACCATCACTGTTGGAATCTGTTCAAGGTCAAGGTCAAGCTCAAGGGTGAGGCCTATTGTAGGTAGCGGTAGGAGGAGCAGGACTATTTCAAGGGTTGTTGGTCAAGATGTCTCTCCAGTCCCCAATTATGGCATTGAGAGGCGTATGCCAACCGCTTGGCAGTTGCACTTGGTGGACGTGCAGCTGAGGAGGTTGTGTTTGGCTACAACAATATTACCACTGGTGCATACAGTGATATGGAGGTTGCACAACAACTAGCTAGGGCAATGGTGGTAGATTATGGTTTCAGTGACAAACTTGGACCTGTTTCTTGGGCCAATAAGCAAGGAACCCTTACAAGTCCATACTCTAATACAACACTGCTCAAGATTGATAATGAAGTAAAGGCTTTGATTGATGAAGCATATACAAGAGCAAAGAATATCATCTTGAACAATGGCACAATGTTTGAAGAGATCACACAAACACTATATGAAAAGGAAGTCCTTGACAGGAAAGCAGTAGATGTAATTGTTCAGAAGTACAAATAAAAGAAACGACTATTTTTTCTAATAGAACCTGCGAGGAAGAAAGCGATTGATACCGCTGAATTTTGCAAGTTCTGCTACAACTGGGGTGGGTGGTGCAATGGGTTCAACCACCGGCTCTTCGACAACAGGCTCGGGCACTTGTTGATGTTGAGCAATATCAAAAACTGCAGGAGGGAATGGTGTTTGGAAGTCATCATCTGAGTTCTCTTCAGGAATAGAAGGCAACTCTGGCTCAACAGGGGTCTCTTCTGGTGCTGGTGTCTCCTCTGGGGTCTCTACTGGAGTCTCTTCTGGTGCTGGTGTCTCCTCTACAGTCTCCTCTGGGGTCTCTTCAGGTGCTGATGTCTCCTCTACAGTCTCCTCTGGGGTCTCTACGGGAGTCTCTTCTGGTGCTGGTGTCTCCTCCACAGTCTCCTCTGGGGTCTCTACGGGAGTCTCTTCTGGTGCTGGTGTCTCCTCCACAGTCTCCTCTGGGGTCTCTACTGGAGTCTCTTCTGGTGCTGGTGTCTCCTCAATAGTCTCCTCTGGGGTCTCTACTGGAGTCTCTTCTGGTGCTGGTGTCTCCTCAATAGTCTCCTCTGGGGTCTCTACGGGAGTCTCTTCTACAACTACATCTACGGGCTGTTCTTCAATGGCATCCATGTTTGTGTATAATATATACAGAGGTTCTTATTTTGTTTTATTCAGGAGAGTTGCGAATGCTTTCCACTTGACCCTTTTTGATAATAACAAATTTTTTGCCAAATGAAACAATGGCAGGGTCGTGTGTTACCATGATAACTGTCTTTTCCTTCATAAACCTCTCAAGCAACATACGCAATATCTTTTTACTCTTCTCATCAATAGAGGATGTGGGTTCATCAAGAATGAGAACTTCAGGGTTACTGAGCATCACACGAAGACACCAAACGAGTTGCCTTTGACCTCCTGAGAGCATTGAGCCGTTCTTACCAACCTTTGTGTCAAGACCGTTCTTGTGCTTCTTGAATTCATTGAGTAGACCCACCTCATCAAGGAGCTTTTCAACTTCTTCCCTAGTGACTTCTTTGTTTCCATATGTGATGTTCTCAATGATGGAGCGGTTAAACAGGACAGGAACTTGAGGCACATATCCAACCCTCTTGCGAATCTCTTTGACATCCATATCATCATATGACTGACCATTATAATAGACAGTACCTGATGACTGTTTGTAATACCTCAAGAAGAGTTTGAGGATGGTTGATTTACCACACCCAATGTCACCAAGCATAACAACCTTATCACCCTTGTTGATGTGGAGAGTAATGTTGTCAAGGATCTTGGTGTTAGAGTTGGGGTACTTGAATGTGACGTTCTTCAGACCTATTCCCTCACTCTCATCATTGGTAACTTGAGGTGCTGTTTGTTTGGATGCTTTCCTCTTTGACTTTTCGGCCTCGGCTAGAGGACGAATAAGGTCAATGGAGCTTTTGATAACTCCCCAATCAAAGATGATATGTTTTAGTTGATCGTCCATTGCCATGAATGAGTTTACAAGGTAAAGTGTGATGAAGAAAACAGGGATGAACAATGCCATATTGACTTGTTTGTTTTGGATAATGTGATTGATACGAAGCATTAGAACCACAATGAAGCATATGACAAAGGGTGAAATAAGAGAGCGGAGACCAAAAGTGCAAAGTGTGGTCTTTTTGTATAGTTTATTGTACTTATCACCAAACTTCTCAATACGGCGTATCTCATTCTTCTTTTGGTTGGTACCATAGATTGAGTATAAGTTTCTAAGGTTATCGTCGATCTCTTCATGGAGAAGGTTGAATGCCTTATCTCTCTGCATTGTGACAGCATCGCACTTTTGTGGTCCTACACTCATGACAATATACATAATGACCACTGTTACCATCATGGCAATACCCAGGTACTTGTCTACATAAAAGAACAAGGCAATAGCAAAAGAGTGCAGGAGCATGTTAGGAATCATAAAGTTCTTCATCTTTTCAATCAGGGATGTGATGACGCTAGGTAGTTTCACAAGCTTGGCGTTAATCTCACCTATCTCAAGCTCTTGAATAGAGTTCTCATACTTGTCCAGCAGTTTCATCATAATTTTGGAACGGAGGAATGCTTGAAGCTTAGGAAGGAAGTGTGTGTCGTGGTAGTCTTGCATAAAGTCAAGAAATTGCAAGAGGACAAGGAGGGATGTAACAACGATGAGAGGCTTCATAAAACTCTGACCTTTGTTGATAGAATCTACTACTTGACTGTACATTAGTGGCAAGACAATATCACGGATGGGTACAATGAAGATGAAGATACCACTGATCAGGAACAAAGACTTGTTCTGCATGAAGAATTCCCATAGGAACTGATTGAGCTCCTTCATTTGTCTAACAGTATATAAAAATAAAGAACATAAAAACCCAGGGCATCATGTTAAGGAGGAGTTACGGGGAACGCAAAGTCTTCGGCTACTAGACGCGGCAAAATTTTCGGTCAAGATGGTCGATATATTGCAAGAATGGATGCTTTGTTGTTTGTTGTAGGTTATTAAGATGACACTTGAGCACGTACATTGTTCAACCAAATCTAGGTCCTAAAGATGGTTTCATGGTCTCCCGACATGCGGAATGACTGGATTGACTACTGCATGGACACTAATGAAGAGTATGGCTGTTTGTCAGGGTATGCTTTTGAGTGTGTTACCAAGCTCGGACACAACGAGGAACTTGATGCAACGCCTTGTGAACAATTCGTGACATCAAGCCTTGCTTCCGCACTTTATGAAGGTCCGCTCCTTGTCAAGGATATGTCTTTAGGCTTTTACAAGGCTTGCTTGCTTGCTATTGCACGCAATTCATTTTTGACACTGATGAAGAACAGGAGAAACTTTCTCATCACTGTAACAGGCAACAATGCTTATCAGATGGCTCTAAGGACCAAGACTGACTTTTCCAATTTGGAGATTTCCTTCCTCATCAATCCCAACCTAAGCCCTGATGTCTTTCAACAAATACATGAGAGCTTGGTGGTAATGGTGTCACAGGTCATGTCCAAGTACAAGCAAGAACTGGACTTGACCTTTTTCAAGAATGAAGGCAAGCTCACACCTGAGATGGATGCCTTTGTACAATCATACAAATCACAGTTGAAGAGCAAGTCAGATTTCAATGTGTTATCGCCTTTTGAGAGCGAGAAAGTAAGGGACTTCTGCTCAAACAGGAGTTACATCACTATCGACCGCGAAGACCACGACTTGCACATTGAGGTGCCGCATCTTCCTGAATGTGAGTTCATTCCTCTGAGGCGTACACCCTTCGTATTGTCTTATGAGAATCCAATCCCTTACGCACGCGACCTAGAGGGCGAGTACATGGCATCGTTTGACCACTTTGCACTCAAGCTCAACAATGTGTGCATATATGCCCCAACTGAGCCAATTGAGCCAGAAGCAGTTTGGGAGGACATAGGCTACGATGAGAATGGTGTTGCAACATACACCCTTGACTTCCACAAGCCCATGCCAGAGTTAGACTTCAACTCTTGTTTGGAGCGCGAGATAGTACAGTCAAAGTTCATTGATGTGTACATCCCTTGCCAAGACGACTCCAAGCTTTGCGCCTTGTGGACAAGCAGCATGGCGGCATGGCGTTATAGTTATGTCTATGAACGCTCAATCGATTGTGCAATGAAGCTACCAACCGTCCGCGAGTGCATACGGGATTTGGAGCACACACTCCAAACCAACACAAAGATGACCGTGTCCACCAAAGACAAGTTGTACAACACCCTCAGGTTACTGCGAAAGTGCTAAATACATCCATCGGAACTATTTTTTCTTTGTCATACCCAGTACATTGCTGTCATAGACTTGCTTAGCAAGCTGAACCCAGTAAAATTTGATACTTGTTCAATGTATAAAATGTGTGTATCACACTATGAAGAGCGTGATGGACTTCTTGACTTATTGTCAAGAGCTAATTTCATCAACCCTATCATATCACAAAGCGAGACCCATGTATTGTATATATAAGATGAGGTGTGACTATCTCTGGCTCTCGTCAGATATGCTCCAATATTGTAAAGAAAAGTACATGGCCAAGATAGATGCTATGAATGCCAACTACAACCTTGAAAATGGTCGTGCAGACTGCAGTCAGTTGAAGGACACTGCTTCATTTACAGAAAGTTTGTACTTACTACACTCACACCTTCAAGGTGAACTGTGGAGCGTTCCAAATAATGAATCCATTCAAGGTGATTACAGAACATCTAATCTGAAGATGTTGTTGGAGCTGTGTAAACGGGGTGTATATACAGTTGATGGCTCGGAGCCAAATGATGTCACACGCTCCACACACAACTTCATTGTATTAGTGAATGACATAGTTGCTGATAAGTTCATTGCACTGTTGAAGATGTTGTATCATCGAGGTGTCAATGTATGTGCCCGCAAGGTCAAGAACAATACGATTGTCCAGGAACTGGCTTATGCCAAAGATTGTGGAAAGCTCCTATACACAGATGATCTAAAAAGTGCGACGCTTCCCAACGGGTTTCATAGTTTAGGCGTGTGTGATGATATAGTGTATAGTGAGCTTTTCACAGAGTGCATTGATTCTGACTTTGGTATCAGTGGCCTTTATACTTGCAGCGGTAAATCAATCTCTGACATCTTGAAACATTCTGATGTGGAGAAAGAAAAGAGTGAGTTGCACTCTTTGTTCTATGTGGAGACTTGGAGTCAAACTCATGATGGTTTCAGGGTCGAAGATGTGTTCTTCCAGCTTTGGCTAGAGTTCAACAGTAAATATGGTCATATGAATGAATTGCGGTGATTGCTGTACTTCTTCTTTTTTTATCTACTATTATAGTCAAAATAATCAAAATGGGCTATGAACATCAGGACTGGAACACTGTTGTATTCAGAGTGCAAAGGGAAGGAAATGGTAAAGATGAAAAGAGTGTAAGACAAGCCCAAATGTATGGTCATAAAGTTGAGACACAAGTAAGAAAGCCAGCAGTGGCAGGCAACACAATTGTCAGTCTGAAGAAGCTTGAAGACAACAGTGAGGTCTTTGCACACAAGAAGGTGGACAAAGTCCTTGCAGATGCTATCAAGAACAAAAGGATTGAACTGAAGATGACTCAAGCAGTGTTGGCACAGAGGATCAATGAGAAGCCTAATGTGATTCAAGAGGTTGAAACAATGAAGTCCATCTATAATCACATAGTGATCAATAAGATTCTGAGAGCCTTGGGAATGAGCATGAAAGATGTGAGGAGTTTGTGATAATAAAATTTACATCGTTAAACATATGATAATACAGAAAAAATGACAAGCGTAGTGCAATTGTATGTAAGTATCAGTATCAACATACTATCATCAAGCTAACTACAAGCAAGACAGAAGACAATGGACTCAACTGCATACGCTGGCTTTGGCAACTCCTTCTGGACGATGCCATTTGACACTCCTTTGACTGCAAGCCCCAGGAAGCCCAAGTCTCCGAGGTCACCCAAGCGGAACATTGGTGTGAAGTATCACACTGTTCAAGAGCAGTTGGACTTTGCCAGTGTCAAGTACGATGAGGTGTTGTCAAAGTATATGAATACACCTTGCTGCAACATCACTCCAAAGATGGAGGAGGATGTATGGGCTTGGGGCATTTTCAGTGAGACTGTCCTGCCAATGCTAACGTTTATTGATGAGGAGCAGTAACACCACACTTCTCCTGACCAAATTTTTTTATGCAGTCTGTGCAATAAGACTATAAGTCTTATACCAAAGCATAACACCATCGTGGGAGTACTGATAGTAGACATCTACAGCAACTGTGGTGTTCAGATTGTTGGCAACCCTTTGTTGTTTTGACAAGATGCTATGGTCCTCATCAGTGTCTGAAATGTACATTTCAAGACATATATTTGATACTTCTGGTACCAACTGACACGTGTTTCTAACCACATAGACATACTTGGGAATGTGCAAGGACATTGTGTCCATTGACACTGTTACGTGACATATCAGGGTGTTTCCTTATATGATGGTATCATCAACAAAAAAGTGGTGCTGTGTCAAAAAATGGAATGAGCACTCGCGAGACTGTCACATTGACTAGCAACAAAGGCAATCAAAGCAATTAAAGCAGTCAAGGCAGACAAGGCAGGCAAGGCAATGGCAACCACAAGCAAGAACCAGCTGCAGCAGCTGAATGACAAGCTTGCTAGTCTTGAGAATGCCATCAAGGGCTTGAACTTTGGACCAAATGAGACTGCTAAGGACAAGAAGCCACGAAATATGACAGATGCAGGTGCTCTTCACAAGGCCAAGCTGATTTACTATCAAGAGACCAAGAACTCCGATGAAGTCAAGAAGCTGGTGAAGGCAAAGAATCCTGATATGGACAGCATCAGTTTTAGCAACTGGCGTGTAGCCAAGGCTGTTACAGATGAGTTGTTCAACAAGTTGCCGCAGTCCAAGAAAGATGAGTATGTCAAGAAGGCCCAAGACACAGAGTGATAATTATGTGAATAATGGGATAGATGGATGTGGTATATATAAGTGAAGCTGTATAAATGTGATTAATATTCTTATTCAGTATGCAACTGCACTATAACAGTTGTTTGGGTTCAAGACCCAGAAACATATACTGTCGCGCAAACATAACGTCACGTGCTATGAAAACCAAATATGTGGGCATAGGGGATGCAAGTCTTTCTCTCTCAAAGCTGTCTGAAAAAGAGTTTATGAAGGAGATCAACATGACAAGGGCAAGATTTGCACAGAAGTTTCCTGAGCTTGAAAATGTCATCTTTGAATACAAAAAACAATGTGTCTTGCTTAACTTGGATTTTTGGTATGAAAAGCCAGTTCCAGAGAGATGTGAGAGGTTTGTTGAGATTGACATCAACAGCCTTATGGATAACATCGAGGAAGAGAGTTCAGAAGGACAAGTGATTTCTGAGCTGTGTTTAAGACTTCTATGTGAGTATTTACCACACAAGTACAAGTCATTCGATATCTAGTAAGTGATGTTTGATGTTTGATGTTTGATGTTTGATTTTTGATAGAATTATGTCAATATAGGTTATAAAAATAGACATGAGAGCTTCCATTATTAGTTCACATGTACCTAGGATGAAGATGGTGAGTGGTAATGTAAGGCCAGTTACACTAATTAAGAGCAGCAAAACTCCACAAGAGTTGAACTACTTGATGCGTGATGCCATTCAACAAGCTAATGCAGCTTGTAATGATCCAGATACTCATGATCTTGACTGTATGCTTCAATGGGATGCCGTGGATGAAATTACCAAGGCCTACAACAAGGCTGTTGATGAATTAGCAAACAAGAATGTAGTATCTGTTGAGCCCAAAGTTCTCATTGTACCCAGGCTGCACAAGAAGAAGCCTTCTGCTAAGTAATAAAAATAAGTGCCTCTAGTACTTGGTCTCAAAGTAGTGCATTGTGGGTGCATTTACGACGATGGAGAACTTGAACATTATCTCTTCAAAGTCGTGCTCTTTGTTTTTCTTACAGTAGTCTGTTGAAAGATTGATGAGTACCTGTGCCATAACTTTAGAAGATGTAGGCTTTTTGAACAGTTTGTCCATCACCTTGATAGCATTGGCTTGCTTATCATCAAGATATGATGCAAGCATCTTCTGAAACTCAAACACCCTCATCAACATAATGTTATAATCTGACTGACTATAACCCTTCATTTGCCTGATGTGATCGTAAATCATTGTTGCCATCCTTGACAACCAGATCTCCTTTGGGAGCTGTTTCCGTTCAAACTTGCCAGCAAGCCAAACAACCTTGTTGAGCTTCTTTGGCTCCGTGATGATGTCAATATCATACGAACGGACTGCATTCCGATTATCAGACAAGCAGCCCATATTAGATATAGAGATTGAGGTAGTCAAGAAGGTTTAGTATTAACATTGTGTGATAATGTGAAGTTTTGTCAAATTTCTTTAATTTTAGCCTTTATATTATGTAAATTTCGTAAGATGAGTGAGAGTAATGTTGGAGATGGTGACAGTGAAAACGACTGGCTAGTAATAGAAAACAAGAGAAGTTTCAAATTGAAAAGCCACTGGAGCTCTGTGTACTGTAACACAAGGCGGATTGCTTCACTTTCTTACAAACTTTACAAGAAAGGAGCAAAGGGTTTGAAGTTATTCAATCAGTTGATCTGGCTCAACTACTCAATGTACCCATACTTACCTCCAAAAGTTGGGTTGAGCCTTAGTTTGGCATTGGTTTGTGTCTTCCTTGTGAGCAAGTAGCATTGAGAATAGCATCTTTGTTCAACACAAGGGTGACAAACGGCCTTGCACGCGTGTCAGATGATGGTGATGGTAATGGCATCGGTGAAGGTTTGCAAAAGGATATACAAGGATCCCTCTTAGCATCAATCAGTTCAAGTTCTTCTTGTGTAAGTTCGCGCCTACTATGTGGTACTTTGGTGGAGTACAATAGATTGCGGTACAGCTCATTAGCATTGTATATCTGCTTATCAAGGACAATCTCATAATCTGTAATGAAGGTCTCGTGTGAGATGGTACAAGCATCCTTGCTAAGCTTCCTACGAAACCATCTTTGAATGATGCAAGCTGCTGTTTGCTTGTCCATCTCTATCTCCATCGTGTTGTCTACATTACAAACGGTGAATACATCATTCAAATTTTGGTTGTTGCTTGAAGAGACTGTCTTTATTATCTAGCGCTTGATTGTTCCTATATTCTTTTAATTCTGTAGGTATATTATACATATAATGAAAAGCCTTAGACAGTGTTTTGCACCCAAGTCATTGGATGAAAAGTACCTTGGTGGGATGGCATGTATCTCCAACAGGAATATTGTACTTCCTAATAATAGAGTGTCACCATCAGTTGTTGATATTGTTAGACGCCATAAGAAAGGCAATCCTGAAAGTTATGTACCTTTTCAAGTATATGATAAAGACAAACGAAGTGAATTGGTATCTACATTAAACCAAAGTGCTTCACAAGATGTATGTCTTGGTGCAGCTTTTAAAACAACTGAGTGGACTATTTCGGGACTCAGTAGCAGTATTAAAAATGATTGGGCAACACATAGTGATAAAACAGGAAGAGATGATTGGGTAGTAATATTGAATTTCAATACTGAGGAAAGAGTAGAGGGTATTGTTGTTATGTTTTGTGACAATGGCAAAGCCAAAATAGACACGTTGTGTAAATCTTGTGAAGCTATCATGGGCACTGGAATGGACCTTATGTATCTTGCTTTGTTGAATGCTTACTTTGTTTATGGTTGCAATGAGTTTGAGCTAACAGCAGCAGCCATAGACGATGTCATATGTGACAAAGAGGTTACTGTTCAACAGCTATTTAATTATTATAGTAAGTTTGGATTCAATAGGGTCCCCGAACGAGAATTTGATATGACAATGACGATTGACCAAAGCAATAACCCCATTGAGCCTAATGCACGCAAAGGAGGAGCAAATAAAAAACATCATGTCGTCAATGGCAAGAAATACACCATAAAGATAAGTAAGAACGGTAAGGAATATATTGTGCGTAAAAGTAGCAATAACAAACTCTATAAACAATACCTAAAAAAGTGAAATTGATTGTCAAACTACTGTTGTAATATTCACACCATCACACGAAGAGTACTTTGATGCCATACAAGTCAAAACCTAAACCCTTAACAAAGTAGATTGCCTTGAAGACCTTTCACCCCTTCTTGTGGCATCTGTTGCAGATGCTGTTGCTGTTGACATGATAGATGCGGATGGCGATAATGATGGTTGTGTAGCATCTTGAAGTTGTTTGTCAATTTCATCGCATTGTGCCTTGCACTTGTCGGAAAGTACATCTATGTTGGCAAGAAAACTTGGATCATCAATATATGTGGTCTTTAGATTCTGGAGACCTGTATCACAGTTACGAAGCTCCTGATTCATTGCCCCTATGGTCCAAGTTTTCATATCAGACTGAACATTGTTCGCCAGCATCCCCTTGGCAAGCTTGATAGCATCATTGATTGTATTACGGATATGGATTAGTGTCACATCCCTTGAGTCTTTATTATACCAACGCCGGAAGGATTGCAACCGGTCGACTTGTTCAATGTTCAATTGACCTCTTCTCAGACATACCTTTTCACCTTTGTTGATCATACTGATAAGCTTCAGGTTGGCCATAGTCTTGTCTACAAGATCTTCCATTTTACCATAACCTCATACAATGTTACTTATAACCAAACAAGGACGACTAAAAATTGATATGTCGATAATCTATATAACACTACATATTAAAGCTACATTATACTTATGTTACTGATCCTGATTGCAATGATGGGACTAAAAGCACTATTCTTTGGCAATGAAGGAAAACAACAAGAAAAGAAAAAGGCTCAGCTAGTGGACTGCAACAACCAACTGAATGAGCTTTATAAACTACTGGCAACTGTGGAAGACACCTTTGCTGAGAAGCGTGGTGAGTATGAGAAGGACATTGCTGCTATCAATAGTAAGAAAAGTGAGATTGATAACCGTGTTGAGTACATGGATAGCATTAAACGTGCCATTACAGAGAGGGTTTCCATTCCTTTCACTGATTTGAAGGATTTCAAAGACTGCTGTGCAGACTACGTGAGTGCATTCACTTCACTTGAAGAGGCTCAAACAGAACTTCATTCTCTTGAGGTGGAGCTTCAAGTAGAACATTCTGATTGGGAACAAGAAAATCGTGAGCATAATGCTAGGGTTGAACAAATTAGGTCTAATATCCAAAATCTGCTGTCACGCATCAGCAAACTGCAAGGCAAGAAGTAGTATGTTGTCAGGTCAGATTGTAAAATTTGAATATATGTATTTTTTTGCTTGCTATCACAAAAGTAAGTAAGAATGGTTTGCACAATTTCACGACGGAAGGGCTTGTGTCCGGCGTCATATGTATGTAAAGTGAGTAGTCCTATCAAACCCTACTTTGACAATGACCCAGATAACCTAGGAGCTTTGCTAGAAGCTGAAGTGTATAATCAAGTAATTGATATGGGTGCTTTTGAGGTGGTTATGCACGAGAAAGACTTGATATCCCTTTATGGTTGGGAATGCAGTAGTATTGACCAGCTACTTGTGATGGGTAACTATATTATACCCATTCAACTCAAATGGCGGAGGACAAGACGGAGAGAGACACAAGGTGTTGAAAACTTTATCAAGTCTATCAAGCATATCAAGGGATTACTTGGTAAGGACGTTCTTTTTGGTATATGGTCATCACGTATGATGCCCTTTGAGGACAACACACGATGGTTGGAAGATGAAAAGGTTGCGTGTGTTTCCTACTTTGATGACATAGAGGGTTTGGTCAGAAAGACCATTCTGAAGATAGAAGAAAAATTGAATGAAGCTAGAAATCTCTGTGCTTCATAGTATAGGTAATATGGCTTCTTGGGGACGTGGTATTCCATTGCGCCGTGTTCATATTATGGACATATGTGTGTATGCGGTAGGAGCAATGATTGTGCTCAGTCCGCTACCTCAACCTCCTAGCCCACCACCACCTATTCTACCTTTCACAATGGCCGCTGACTTTGTTCTCAGGGTCAATAAGGAGAAAAACAAGGATGAAGAAAATTCAACTAAAGTTAAGGTTGTTGTTGAGACAGCAGACAGTCTGCTATAAACTCACTATCTGTGAGGACTTTCTTTTTTTCATACTTACACTTGAGCAGATAGTCTATCATATCTGTGACTGTGTCGTGATTGTAAATGAGCGTTGTTACTTCATTGTTACAGATGTTGAGAAGCTTGAACTCTCTTTGCTTTTTATCTTTCTCAGTGGTCATCCAAGCATAGATTGCAAGTTGGATGAGGTGTTCTGGCTCAGTTTGAGATGTACACTTGATCTCCCATACAGTGTCCTTGTTTTTGTCGAGGATGTCTATCCTTCCACACAAGTAGTATTGTGATTGTAAGAAACGGCATTCTTTGTATAAAACCTCAAACTGCAAATGTTGGTTATTGCTTGCTTGCTTTGCATCATCATTGTGTCCGATGTGACTCCTTAGTACATCACAACAATGTTCTACTTGTTCCAGAGTGATCCAATCATAGGATGCAATTTGTTTAGTTCTATGTATATAGCCATTGATGGTGGCATCATAGAGTGTGCTCAAGTATAGCAAGTAATTGATGGGTACAGTGCCTTCTTGACCAAACCTATAAGCTATCTTGTCGTAGTTCCGCCTTTGTGAGCCTTCAATCTTATCATACTCTATTGCATCAAGAAGGGAACACCTTTGGAAGAAGGACATTTCAAAGAACGCTGGAATAGCATATCCATTGATATCGTAGACAATCTCAGCAGTGTTTTTCTTGGTGCAAATAGCCTTTTGGGGCAAATTGATGCGTTGATGTTGGACGTCGCCATTGTTGGTGGGATGCTCTGTCACATATTCCAGCTTCTTTATGGCATTGCAGATCACTTGAGGGTCTAAAAAACGAATGAGTTCAGTCACCATAACTGGAATGCGCTCTTGTGTCTTTGGACATATCTCACCAAACTCATCCCGACCCATTACACCCCCCACGATATGAACATTGGAGTCTTGTGTGATTGCATCATATGTGATTGTTGGTAAGAGAGGCTGATTACTGTTGTCGTGTATTACAGTAAGACATGTGAGAGCCCTTGTGGTTGCAACATAGATGATGTTGGGACATTTGTCTGGTGTTGCATTCTTTCCAAAGTATTTGAAATAGGAGTCATCAAAGTTGAATACAATGACTACTGGTCTTTCCAGTCCCTTCACTTGGTGAAATGTGCTAAAGACAATTTTTCCTTTGATAACATCCTCATCAATCTTTGCTTCATCACTGACAGGTGCAAAGCAAGGATGTCCATTATTGACCAAGAGATTCTCAAGATTTACAATGGGACTGAAACCTGTTTTCTTCTTGATTGAAGGAGCAAGGATGAAGATATCATCATACTTGAAGCCTTGAGCCAAATAATGCATCACCTCTTTGTACACTTCATACCTCTGCTTGTACTGGTTAATGTAAAGGTACCTAACCTTTGCTCCACTCTTGCAAGCCTTTATGCGATTGTACCCTAAGAGGTATGTATTGATAAAGCCTGCAATTTGGTTAGTCACTCGGAAGCTTGTGCTTAGTGTGAGCTCTTTCCACTGCTCTTTGGATGCTCCAAAGATCTTGTGACCATGTGTTAGAAACCGCTCGTCTGCACCTTTGAAGTCAAAGATATTCTGCTTCTCATCACCAAATAAACAATAAGTCACAGTGGGTTCTTGGTTGTCTCTTGCAATCTTCAGCACGAAGTCATAATAACACTTTGTCATATCTTGACATTCGTCCAAGATGATGATGTCAAAGTTGATTGGCTTCTTTGGTTTTAGGTCCTTACGTGTAACACTAATGATACCATTGTCCTTAGCGCCTTCTGATGAGTAGTACCTGACACACATTGCATGATAACTATGAACTTCAGTGTTAGTAAGTTCAAGACGGTCCACCTTGTCACGCGTCTCCATCTTGAGACGAGCGTTGTATGTCAAGACAAGGACGCGTTTGTCAGGGAAGGCTTGTGAAATGCCAAGGATGCAAGTAGTTTTACCACAACCAGCAACTCCACTAACTTTAACATTGTAAGAGAGCTTAATAGTGTCTACAACTAGCTGCTGCTCACCAGACAATGGAGGCAACTTGTACATTGCCATTAGGTAACTATTATTATTAATGTGACACACCTTATATACTGTGTGAGACAATGTCCTTGGACATTGCAATGTCACATATGATCACTTTCGTAGTGATCCAGTCTCAATATCCTCCATAGTGGATGAAGACTGGGCAATGGGTACCACATCTGGACTTGATGTGGGTGAAGGAATGATGGTTGGAAGACGCGAAGGGTTTGGTAATCTTTTTGATGGAGCATCAACTTTAGCAAGGTAATTTGCAACGCTTGATATTTTTGATGTATCAATCTTTAGCTCATCTACAAGCTCTTGTGCAGCTGGGAGTTGCACAATATCAGATGTAGTTTGTGAAGAACGAGGAGAAGAGTTAGTAACACTAGCCTTTAGTTTTGACATCAGAGTATCATTCTTTTGCGCACTTTCTTTGTCGGCATAGGAGATATAAGCATGAAGCATAGGAGCATTGCTAATGATTTGTTGGTAGCGTGTATAGACTTCACGGAGGAATTGAATACCACTTGTTGGACGGTCTGTTTCTGGCAAACACAGCTCTTTCTGAATATCTTCAGCAAGTTTCCTGAGTTGTTCAGATGTTGCCTTTGCAGATGTCATATCTTCACTAATCTTAAAAAAAGTGTCGAGTGTGTTGAGGGTAGCAATACAGATATTAACTAGACCAACAACAATTGCTACCCACTTTTGAGCATGTTTTGGGAAAGTCGATGTGCCAAAGGAAGCTACACCAGTAAATGACCCAATGATGATTGCAGGAATCTTGAGCTTGGTCTGTGTCTTCTTCCTCACAAAATATTTGGCATGGTAACGCTTTGATAAGTTGATGCAGACCTTGGAGATTATATCTAAATATTGCTCTTCTTCACTCAGCCAGTCCCGGTTCGCCATATTTATATACTATTATACATCGATAAACTATCGTATTATTACGCAGTAAATTCGACAAATAGTAATGGCTTTGTGTATTTATCATTGAGTTGTATGGCAATGTGTTGTACTGCAATGTCACCCATCTCTGCAAGTTTATAGATGAACTGATCAACGCCTGGTCTGCTATTCTCCATTGGGTTGATAAGAAGGAGCTTGCTGCCATCTTTTGACAAGTGGTGTTTGATGACTTCAAAGAACATTGGTGCAGTAGATTTGTATATACAGTCGGTTGCAATGATCAAGTCATACTTACCTATAGTTGTTGTAGGGTCATATGTCTCATAACAACACTGATGCCAGTCAAGTACTTGGTATTGGCCATTCACTATGTTATTCAACTGTTGGTTTTCACTGAATGCAAATCCAATGGTTTGCTTGTAATCAGAAGCCACAATACTCGAATGCCCTTTAGATGCCAGATGCAGCGAGTTTAGAGCCACGCCACAACCTACTTCAAGGACCCTCATAGTTTGTGATGGAATGGGGTTAGTGCTAAGGTAGCTTAACATTGCAATGGAGCTCAACCAGCATCCTGCTCCAATACCACACTCTTGCTCACTGTACTCCTTGAGAAGTATCGTTTGAGTCGATGGGACTGTGAAAGAACGCACTTGCTGACTATGCCGTTGGACACTGACTGGTGCCCACTTTGTGTTGTCCTCCGTTATTACCTGAAAGTGGCCTACAAAATCTGTTATATCAACAACACGGTTTGTGTATGGATCAATGGCTTGCCCCTTGAAGGGACTGTTTTGAATTAGGGTCTCTGGAAACATGGTGTTTATGTAATGTTTGGTTCTGATTACCTTCTTGATTTTGTACATGGCACATTATACATTCAATTTTAATCATCAAGTATAAGTATGTCTGCCATTGTATCATACAGGACTATGTGAGGGTGTGATAGGTCCTCTATAAGGTACTCAGGTATGATATGCTGGGCATACTGTGACATATAGATGTGAAAATCAAAACCATGAAATTTGCTGTTTGTTTTGATTGTATGAAACAGTGCCTCCAAACGCTTGATCGGACCTCCAACTATCTTATTGTGTCGTGTGCGTAAGGCACGCTTCAAGTGCCATTCAAATGATAGTCCTGTGTTTGTATTGAATGATGGTGATGAAATTAGTGCTAAGAAAGACCAACTACCCTTTGCAAGCCTTGTAGTAGCCTTAGCACCTCCAGAGAGGAGACCATTGTGTTGGCGCAGACGGCGTGGTGGGTTCGTGGTGTAACCCACGTATGTTCTCTGCGGGTTGTGGATGTTATAAAGTATATAACAATAGTGACGTTGTTCTTCTACAGACATACTTTACTTAGTGAGATGTATAGTTTGCGCCATTCTAACCTTCAATTAAGGTCAGTGCCAAGAAGGTCAAACTCACTGAAGGTGAGTGCCAAGCCCACAAAAAGTGTTGAGAGGACCAAAGAGGTAAACTGGTTTACATTGGGTGTTGCTGCTTCATCATCCATTGCAATCTTATCAGCTTCTCTTGTTACTGTCCTTACTCTGAGAGAAGCACAGTTTGAGACCCAACACCTTGATGAAGAGTTCAATAAGCTTCAACACAAGGTAGAACTGCTTGAGGAAAAAGATATCCAACACGAGATTGTAATTGAAGCACTTGTGTCTGAGATCTTGAAACTCAGAGAGATTGGTATTGTGTGAATCAAAATTTGAAGGCTGTACTTACACTTACATATAATGAAGTGAGGTTCCAATGAATGACTCAATGGCAACCCGCATTGCAATGGCGCGGACACTTCCTGGTGAGCTGCAAGAGGTTATATGGACAAAGTATCATGAACAGTATGTTATTCCAGACTTGATGGAGGCTGTGGAAGTGAAATTACAACACAATGCTTATGAAGTGCTATATGAAGAATACGTCGATATGGCTGCAAAGTTTGTCCATAGCTTGTGTGTGTTCAAGAGTGGTTATGAGAACTGGTTCAATGTGTCTATGGACATAGCTGAAGACAGGATATGTGATACATACACTTGTCCAAAGGCAATGCAATTGTTTTGTATGCTTCAAGATGTACGACAACACAATACACATCCATACTTGTTACGACTATTACTGATAGACCAATGTTCTGTTGGGATGAATGACAAAATAGAGCGTCTTATAGAAGCGACAGACACACTTGACAAGTTGTCACGTATGATCATTCCACAAGACTACATGTTGGAAATGTAGAATTGCTAATGCATTATTTTTATACTTGACTCTAATGCAAACACTGCAGAAAAAAGGTGTCTAGTAAACATCATTAAAGTCGTGGTGTAGGTTGTCATAGTAGCTGTCAACATTGCAGCCAGCACCACAGACGTTCACAGACCCATCAATGTAATAAGTAAGCTGTAAAGTGGTTGAGTTATCCTCTGTCGTCTCATCAGTTGTCTTGGTATTTTCCATCACTGGTACAGGTTGGACAGTCTGAGCTTGACTTGGCTCATAATACCGCGCCTCCATACCACACAAGTCTTCACGTGTCCTACAATGTAGGCTCTTGATTTGTGTAACATCCATAATAGCGTGATTGACAATACTCAGAACCTTGCAAGTGTCATCTTTCTCATTATAGTGTGCACATTCCCGACACAACCTGATGATGCGAATGGCTTTTGTGGCCACACTCCTCCTTGAGACAGTAGTAGGAGCCCTAACAGTGTGTTTGATTGTTGATGCCATTGTTGAAAGTGTTTCAGATACTTCTTACTTAACTAATAGTGATTTAAGTTGTTTAGATTATTCAATTTTATTTCATATTTTTAGTGTTAGAACAATGTTGTCATTACCACCAAGTGATTGCATTACAGTATATTGTGATGAGGTTGGGAGAGGTTCCCTTATCTATGATGTGGTTGCTGCAGCAGTCATAATGCCTTGTGAGTATGATGACGACGACAAATATGTAGGTCTCATCAAAGATTCAAAGAAATGCACACACAAGAGACTCAAAGAGTTGTCAGAGTACATTCGAGGCAAGGCTATAGCTTGGGCTGTAGGTACTGCTAATGTCAATGAGATTGATGAAGTGAATATCTTAAACGCTACAATGTTGGCAATGCATAGAGCTCTTGATGAGGTCTATAAGCAAGTTGCCTTTGATAACATTGTGGTGGATGGCAATCGATTCAAGGTATATTTAACACCCAATGACGCAGAGTTTGTTCCACATCGTTGCATTGTTGGAGGAGATGGGAGTGAGCTTGGGATTGCTGCTGCTAGTATATTAGCAAAGGTGCATCGAGACGAATGTGTTGAGAAATTGGCTGAGGAGAACAGCGAGTATAAAGAGAGATTTAAGTGGGATGCAAACAAAGGATATGGCACCAAGGATCACATTGAAGGACTTGTGACATATGGTCCAACTGAGTTTCATAGAATGTCGTTCAAACCTGTAGCTGAAGCAGCAAGGCTTCACGGTTACTCAAGGTGAATAGTAGAAAATGCATCGACTACACGGAGATTGGGTCAAAAATTGAAGTGTTTCTCTTTTGTTACTATCATACTGTTCATTCTAGGAGACTTTGCATAATGGACATCTCTACCAGCTTCTGGGACTTTGTCCATTTGCTTAACAATGAGCCTTACGAAAATATCAAGAACAACCCACTGTTTCAGAGGATTGTATTTGCAAGCTATTTGAACAGGCGGTTCATCTTGAAGGATGATATGCTTGTTGAACCAACAATACTCAAATGCGGTTATACCAAAGGTGTTTCATACGAACATCATAGTGCTTGCTATGTTTTTGAGAACTTCACATGTTTGATGTTTGGAGTGGCAGATATGTTAAGACATTTGAAGTCAGAGAACAAGACAATCTGTGAGAGATACTACAACACAGTGAAGGCTATCACGCATCTTGAGAATTTTGATGTATTCAATGCCAACACAGCTCACACATACCGGATGAAGGCTTAATTTTTATTGGTAGGTAACCTATTGCCAGTTCCACCAAGCATATGGGGGATTGCCTTTGATGACTACAACATTCTCGTTATCTGGAATGCTGGACATGTCAAAGTTAATGAGTTTGTCGCTTTTCACTTTGATTAGGGCAGTAGTATCCTTGCCTTGTTTTTCTATAGATTCATAGGCATTATCTGCAGCATTCATGTCTGCACTTACAAAATGGATGTAATGATAAGTGAAGTCTCTGTGTTCGGTTTCAGATATCACAAGATAAAGGTCCATACTTAGCAGTTGTAAAGATAAAGTCTGCTGCCTTATATAGTTAATCGATAACAATGTTTTTCTATATAAGGCAATGAGCAAACAGAATGACAAAAATAATAATGCCTAGTGTCAATCATAAGAAAGCCAAGCGCAAGGATAAGACAGAGAAAGGTTACAAGTCTATTGAGGAGAGGGTACAGATTGTTACTGAGAACTATGCCAAATTGCTAGAAGTGAATCTGGCTGCTCAAGATGATGATGGTCTTGTATACTCTGAGTTTGAAGGTATTCAAGAATTCATCAAGATCCTTGAGGAGTACAAGAAGCCTGGACTGCTCTCTGGTTTTTCCGGAGTAATCAAGGTCCCAGAGTTGAAGAGGAACATTGAATACATTCTCCCCCTGCGTCAGTTTGTTGCTCACGGTGTTCGTCTTGTCACAGACGAAACCAAGGAGTACAATGTGTAATATTTCTTTTTATTTCTGATATAATATATATTATCCAATGGTTAAGACCAATGACACAGTATATGTTGATAAGAAGATGATTTGGATGAAGAAGATAGAGATGCTCAGTCTGCTACTAATTGTAGTGGGTGCTCTCAACTGGGGACTGGTGGGTGCATTTGGGTTCAACCTTGTGAAGTATGTTGCCAAGCGTACCTTCAAATCAGTTGAGACTGTTGTGTATATTTTAGTGGGTGTAAGTGCCCTTGTACACATTGTCAGCCGCAACTTTTATCTTCCTTTCTTGGGTGAGGCAGCATTCCCTTGCAACTCTATGGTTGAGAAGGTTCCAGACCACGCAAATGTTGAGGTAAAGATTGAAACAGTGCCAAATGCTAATGTGATTTACTGGGCTGCTGAGTCTCACAAGGAAGTCAGTGCCAACCCTTGGGTAGCTTATGAGCAATTCTCAAATGCTGGTGTGACACGCAGTGATGTCAATGGTGTTGCAGTCCTCAAATTCCGTGAGCCATCTGCTTACAAGGTGATGAATGGTGCAAAGACCCTTCAACCACATGTTCATTATCGCGTATGCGGAAGTCCTGGTATGCTGAGTGAGGTCAAGACTGTGTTTACACAAAAATAAAGAAACAATCAGAAAATTACAGTGTAAGTAGTAAGACCTTTGTTTTTATTGGCTTTATCCCGTTAAGGATGATGGTCACTATGCGATGGTCCAATGTCTCTATAGCTCTTGAAAGCAGTTCTTTAAATACTATATGACTATCAGGTGTGTTTCTTGTGCTCAGATATCCACACAACACTTCTAAGGACAGATATGCCTTGTTCTCAATGAGGCTATGAATGTATATACCAAGCTTATGCTCCTTGATAGTTGTAAGCTGATGGGTATTTGTCATATGCTTGATCAAGTCTATGTTATCCTTGATGGCAATCCCTTCGATGATTGCGTCAAAATAGAAGGGTTTATCAAAATAATCTTCAAACAGGTTGCTATTACGAAGAAGAGTATACACTTGACCATTGGCGTGCTTGCCAACTTTGTAAAAGAACTCCATGTCGAATTGAGGTAGTGCACTTGACGACTGTAATGTACATTCCAATAGCAGCCGAGACACTTGACTTACGTCATTGTTTGTGACGGCCTTTGTTAAATTGAACTTGAAAGACACATCAATTTGTATGCTGTCTCCTTCACCTTCATCATGGTCCTCATCCATCATATCATCTTTGTCCTCACGTGTGTCCTCACCAACACTGAGACTATTCAAAGAGTTGATGAGGTTGTCAAGATGATTGGGCCTCTTGGACTTATGTTGCTTCTTGCAACCAATAGTCTTTATGATTCCAGTCATTCTGACAAATGCTTAGTGGTGGAGCATAAACAACTTTGAATATCAATTTTTAAGACCATCTTAAGATAAGCTGAACAGGTAAAGAGTTTGGTTGAGCTTGCCAAGAATCTCATCCCTCAAATTGATGAGATCAGTGTCCTTTTCTGAGAGACCTGATGCGAAAGAAGTTTCAAGGTATTTAATGCAAGACTTGTAGTACTCAATGACGGTCTTGTCATTGAGAGGTTTGAGGTTAAGCTTCAGTGAAGCTCTTGCTTCTTGTGTAGTCTTTGGGCGTCCATACTTTCCCATATAGGTCTCCATGAACTTGTCTGACAAGTCAATGATACTCTCAAAGAGCTCATCAGATGCCTTGTGTCTGGGGAATGAGTGTGTTGTCCAGTGGTAGAGTTTTGTGTTGTTGGAAAGATCAAAGAAGAACACAACATACTCTGTCATTGTGCTGTTTATTAAAAAGAAAGAAAATATGTAGACATTGCTTATCCCTGGGTGTCAGTAGAAGTTTCTTGGTTTTCTGCCTTTTGCTGATTCCAAGCTTCAGTTGCCCTCTTCATAAGCTCCTTGCCTTTGAAATCAGGGTTTGCCTCTTTAATTTCTCGCATTTTCTCTTTGATGAAGAGGTTATAGCTGTTAGGGGGCCTTGACTTCTTTTCTTTCTTTTTGGGAACAAATGTGAAAACATTTGTTGTGTTGTTTTTAACAAAGTCCTTTATCAATGCTATGACATCATGTGCCTCTTTCTCTTCAAGGTTGATATCATTCTCAATTATGTGTGAGACAAAGTTCTCAAGTGTAGACTGCCTAACATCAACAATAACTTTGTTTAATGCGTTCTGGAGATGAATCAGGTTAGTCATTATGCTTTCTACACACACTCCAACACTCCGTATGTTGTTACATATGCAGCAACCTTTAAATACTTTTTGTATGTGCTTCTGACAGGAGTAAAATCATATCTTTCAATATAATAAATGTATGATGCTAATTGCCTGAGGAGGACAGCAAACTGGACTGTCTTGGAAAAGGAACACAAGTTTGAAAAAGATACCTTCAATGCTGCTAAGTTCAAAGAAGACTTGCCTGTTGCTTCTCCAAAGTTGTTTGAGCTCCTTGAGAAAATCAAGGAGCTTGATCGTCAAGACCTTGTGAATGAAGGAAAGAAGTTCAAGCACTTCATCTTTTCAGACGTGAAACAAGGAGGTTATGGTGCCAAGGTTGTGTCTTCTGGACTTATTGCTTATGGTATGAAGCTGTGCTACAATGAGAAGGTCCAAATGAAGAATGATGATGTCTTGATACAGAATAAGGGTAACAACTTTGGTTTCTTGTGTTCCACCACCATCTACGACCAAACACTCTCTGTTGGTGTCAAGAAGACGATGCTAGAAATGTACAATAGAAGGCCAGAGAATATTAATGGTGACTTGATCAGGATTATGGTAGCTGATGCAGGTTTCAAAGAAGGTATTGATCTCTTTGATGTCAAGTATGTTCACATCTTTGAGCCACAGACTAGTGAAGCAGACCAAAAACAAGCCATTGGTAGAGCTACAAGGAAGTGTGGACAAGCTGGCCTCCAATTCCATCCTTCTCGTGGCTGGACTCTGCACGTTTTTGTTTATGATGTCAAGCTGCCCCAGAGACTTGTTAGCAAAATGAATGATGCCAAGACGCTCTTTGATATGTACCTGAAAAACACAAGTGTTGACTTGAGACGCATCAACTTTGGTAAAGAGATTGAGGGCTTGATGATCCAAGGTGCAGTAGACTACCCATTGAACCAAAACATCTTGAATTACAAAGTGTCTGGTGATGCATCCACTATGGTTGGTGGAGATAAAGAAGTTGAAGCTGTTGTTACCATTAAGAAGAAGCCTGCTCCAATCAAGTTGGACGACGTTGTCAGATGTGACAAGCCTTGCTCCATCAACAGACCAAGTAAGTATGTTCCAGTTGCTTTGCCTCTCTTTGCCACTGTTGCCATTGTTATTGGTGCCCCTCTGCCTGACAAGAAGTTGAAGAAGCCAAGGCAACACTTTTGCAATTTGCTAAAGGAGAGTCCTGAGTTCTGTGCCAATGTCCAAGCTGCTTTTGCTCATCAAGAAAGGTATGTAACCAAGAACCTGAGTGTCTTGATGAAGGCCATTGAAGATGGAAAACATATGCTCTTGAGGCGTACTGTCCGTCCTCAGTTCTTGAGGTATGTCTATAAGTTTGTACCCAAGCCAATGCAAGAAGTCATTGCCGCAATGCCCAATGTCCAAAAGGCTCTGGTTGAAGAAGTGAAGAATGCTGAGCCTGAACTGAGGGCTCAGGTTGAGACTGACAAAGTTGATGAGAGTAACAAACCTGAAGACAAGAAGGAGAACTCTGTTGAGAGGAGAAATGCTACGTCCAGGAGAAACGCTGCTGAGCAAAGGGTTGTAAGTGCCATCACAGCAGCTCCTCAACAAGTACAAGAGTTCAAGTATGTCCTTGATGGCATTCCAAGGGTGGACAGGAAAATGTCCTTCAAAGAGATGCGTGACTTCATTGTGGATAACTTTGGTGTCTTCACTTGGCCCAAGATCAAGCTTGAGAATTTGTGTGTAGCTTCAGGTGGTGATGGTAATAGTTCTGAAGCTACTTCTCCTTCTCCTTCTCCTTCTAAGGGTGTTGAGAGTGCCAATTCACTTCTAAAAGAGATGAAGGATGCAGTCAACGCCAACACTGCTGCTACTGCTGCTGCTGTCACTGCTAAAGAGATGAAGTCTGTTACCAATGCAGCCTCTGGACACAAGGCCAAGATTGCCACATTCTCACCTTCTCAAGACTTTATCCGCCATTACCTAACACCCGCTAACCCTTACAAGGGTATGCTTTTGTGGCACAGTGTGGGTGTTGGCAAAACTTGTACTGCTATTGCCACTGCCACTTCCACCTTTGAGAAAGAAGGCTGGACGATTCTGTGGGTCACTCGCGCCACACTCAAGGATGATATTTGGAAGAACATGTTTGACACTGTTTGTAGCTTGAGCATGCAAGAGAGGATTTCCAAGGGTGGCAAGTTCCCAGTTAAGTTGGCTGACAAGATGCGCTTGCTGCCATCCAACTGGTCCATTCGCCCTATGTCATACAAGCAATTTACCAACTTGGTGTCAGGAACCAACAAGATGTATCAAGACCTTGTTAAGAAGAATGGTCCAACTGATCCATTGAAGAAGACACTTATTATCATTGATGAAGCCCATAAGCTATATGGGGGATATGACTTGTTGCCTGCTGAGAAGCCTGATATGAAGAAGTTCAAGGCTGCTTTGAACAAGTCATATGCTGTCTCTGGAGCTGACTCTGTCAAGCTGTTGCTGATGTCTGCCACTCCTTACTCTAAGGATCCTCTTGAGATGATAAAGCTGTTGAACTTGCTAAAGGAGAGTAGGGAACAACTGCCTACTAGCTTTGATGAGTTTGCTCAAGTCTTCTTGAATGCAAGGACAGGAACCTTCACCAATGAAGGCAAAGACCTGTTCTTGAACCAAGTCAGTGGACTTGTAAGCTACTTGGACAGAGGCAGTGACGCCCGTGAGTTTGCCCAACCTGTCATTGAGCTTGTCCACGTCCCAATGAGTGAGCGTCCAGTGGCTGACCTTGAAGCCTTGAAGAGGGAACACGATAAGGATGTGTTAGCCATTAAGAGCATCATCCGTCAACTTGATGAGAGCTTTGTCATTTTCAAGAAGACAAAGTCCCAACAAATTAAGAATGAACTAAAGGCTACTTGTGGTCATCTCAAGGGCTTGGACTACTTGGACTGTAAGAACAACCCAACACCCTATATCAAGATGTTGCTACAAGCCATTGAGGACATGGGTGAAAAGATAAACAAGATCAAAGTCACTCACAACAATGAAATAAAAAAGATGAATGAGGAGTTCAGTCGCATCAAGGACATATATGAGAACAGTATCTCTCAAGAACACACCCTTGAGACCAAGTGTAACAAGGATAACAAGAAGTAAAGGTACTGGTCCTTATATACTGGCTCTTGAGGAGTGTCCAAGGACACTGGTATGTCCCACAACACTTTGTGTGTGCCTTAGGGGTGTCCAAGAACACTGTCAAAAGACACTGGTATGTCCCATAACACTGTGTGTGTGCCTTAGGGGTGTCAAGGGACACTGTATTTGTTTGATATATAAAGCAGGTAGGAACTTGAAGCTGTGTTTCCTATCTTGAGTACTTAATAAGTTGGACACAAGATGTTATTGGCTCCTAGACCACATCCAACTAGTAGATAAGACACATACGCAATACCAATTATGATGCCTGATTTAATAACTGTGACTGACAAACCATCCTCTCTTCTAGTATATGGTTGTTCCATTGATTGTTCTAACATAGTTTGATTTTCTTCATCAGGATTATATGTTATTATGTGTATGTTTGTAGGTGATTCTATATGGATACGAAGAATCTCATCTCTACACACTGGACATTCAATCAGGGGCTTTTTGTGAATTAAATTGTGAGCCAGGAAAGTTGTGTAGCAGTTTGTGTGAAGCCTGTGGAGACATTTCAGTGTTGTATAAGCTTGGGTTTCAATCTCTTCCATACAAACTGTGCAGTAATTTGAGAGGTTTACCTCTTGAGGTCCTGCCATTTTGTTTTGAATATACTATATAAGTATAGTAAGGGATATCAATTTTTAAAGTAGTCGAGAGTGAGAGATGTTGAGTCTATCGCAGAATTGTTCATATAGATTTATGAAGGACGATGCGAGAGTGGTAGCAATGTGTAAGAAGCCTGTCAGGCAAGACCACTTGATTGCTGACTCTTTGATAGCACAAAATGTTGCTATAAATCCTTTGAGATATAGCTATTATACAGAGCCAGTGATTGATAGGAAGGGTCTTATAAAAAACACATTGATTACATTTGTGAGTGATGAGTTGTGTTCTGTTTGGAAGGCAAGAGCTTCTTTGATCCTTGGAGACAATCATGTATCTGGTCTGTTGCAACGTAAAGGGTCTTTGGATAGATCTCATGAAGTCATGTTCAATGATAAAGTCCATAACGTGGCATTGACGCTTGAAGATATGAAGGATGTGAGTGCAGAGATGAAACTAGAATTATTGGTGATAATGGACGCTAAGAACCACAGAAATGCTCTTCATAGTAATGTGGGATCATATGAGGTATACTATTATAATGCAAAACATAAACAACTGAACTTCTGAACTTCAGATATGATGCACTCATATAAGGTATTAATGACTGATGTCAAGTAATGAATTTGCAAATAACAAGTAGTCGAAGTAGTGGTCGTGGAGGCCGCAAGAACTTTGCAAGTCTTGATGGACCAAGTGAGAAGGCAAGACAGATGAAAGGATTAATTGATGCAATGCTCTTGCATATTAAGGCATTTGATGGTGATGTCTTTGGGGGTGTTGTTCGTGACTATAGGGTTGGGGGAACAACTTATGTGAAAGACATTAATTGCCGAATTGATAATTTGGTACTGCAAGTGTTTCTACAGTCACTCCATGTATATTTTACTGTTGAAGATATTGGTGTCGAAGTGGGTGGACAGTTTGCAGACTACTGCAAGAGGATAAAGGTCTATAGAAAGGACGAAGAAAGGGATAGCTTACTATATACAAGCAATCGTGTGAGTGGTAGTAGTGGTGCTTGCTATGTCTATATTGATATTGTTGTGATGTCAAGAGCTGAGTGGATGAGACTTCCTTGCGATTTTGATATCAATCTACTAGCAGAGAATACACACTCATTGTTTTTGCGTATCCCATACATTACATTGAACCAATTCACAGACAAGCTGAACCATGTGATGGATAGAATCAAACAGAACACTTTCTGCACCCTTGAGAGTAGCTACGCAAAGACGCCTGATCAAGTGAAGACCTTGATAGACAGGGCTTGTCGTTTTGTGTCACGAGGTTGGGTCATGGATGATAGCTTGGTTGGTGACAAAATATGGGTTGTTGGCACTTGGCAATATCTGTCTAATGGACTAAGAATGGTTCGAAAAGGCTACAACAGGAGTGAATATGATAAAATGATATCAATGAAAGACTGCTCCATATGCAATGAGGAATTCAAGAAGAGTGACATTGTCATAAACACAAAGTGCAATCATAACTTCCATTGGCAAGAAGGGATGCCTCGTGGTGGTGATGTTGGTTGCAACTCGACGTGCAAGGGTTTGAAGGAATGGGTGAATAGGGGAAATATTACTTGTCCAATATGCAGGCAATTGATGTTCTGACTTTGATACAGTCTCCTTGGACTCTTCGGCTCTTCGGCTCTTCGGCTCTTTGACCTTTAGACTTGTTGTTTTTTTTGTATTGTCATAAAGTAAAGTATGGCAGCTGTTAAGATTAATAGAAAAAGGGCTTTGCGCTTGATCCTATGGACTAGTGTAGTGGCTTTAATGGTGTTGGTGTTTGTATCCCTTAGACCCTATGGGTGGGGTGATGCTAGTGAGACTTATGCCGAAGAGATCAATGGTGAGGATCCCAACAACCATTCTTGTGTCAAGTTGATGAAGATTTTCCCACTATTCAAGACCAGCTTTGACAAGTGGAACAAAGATGCTAAGAATGTTGCATATACTTTGGCACCCAGTATGACTGATGTCTATAGTGAGACAGACACACAGACTATGATGAAAGCCGGTTGTATTGTACCTGAGGCAAGTATGCAATCTTTCTCTCTTGTAAATGAAACCCGTGGGGATCAGAAAGTATGTAAGGGACAAAGTGAGGATGGCAAGGTGAGTGTTGTGTTACCATATGTGAATGACAAGGTTGCTGGGTGTGAAATTGCATTTAATAAGTATGATGCCAAAGGAATGGAGGGCATTCTTGGAAACTTGAGTTTTTTGTCCAATGAGCGTATTTCAAAGATGAAAGAAAAGGCTCAAGGACAAGTGGCTCCATTGAAAAACACAGTGAATGCCTATGAGAATATGAACAACACCTTGAACGTCCAAACAAACAGGTATAATGGTTTGGCAAACAGTGCTGCAACAAGATTAAGTGAGACACAATCCTCATTGACTGCTGCTAATGCTACCACATCACAACTTACTACTCAAAATGCCAATTTGAAGGCAAAGTTTGTTTCCACTTGGTAGTGACAATTATTTTTACAGGTATATATAAAGCATAAAGCATATGTTCTATAAAGGCTACAAGAGAACAGTTATAGCAGTCTGTTTGATTGCTATCGTGCTGTGTATTGTCATTGCTGTCATTGCAGTCATTGCTGCAGAAAGGCGTAAAGAAAGCTACATTGATTACCCTGAATGCACCCTTGGGCAATACTTCACAGAGGGGTCTGACTTGTTTTCTGATGATGAGACAGCTGACAACTATTGGTTGAAACTACAGAGTTCTACTGAACAAGAGTTGTATGCTGCATTGATGGAAGAGGCTGATAGAGCAGAGGATAACAATAACTTGAACGATGCCACAATCATCAGAGGAAAGATCGAAGACATCAGGGCTCAAAGGCTGGCTATGCGGAAGAAAGCTTTGGAGCTGCTGGAGGGAACGCAACGCAAGAGGGAGAGAGGCTTAGATATGGTAGGAGAACCCAATTCTTGCACTGTAAAGAAATTGCCTAACAAGGTCTTTGACATCTTGGGTAGTTCTTGTAATGTGACTACAGTCATTGCTGGCAAAGAGAATGTATATTCTTACCCAGACATCTTGAAACCCACCAAGCCTGATAACATCTTTACACTTGATGGTGTGGAGTCTTGCTATCTCAGCTTCCCTGTTGATATTGACAAGAAGGTTGCATTGGTGATGGTGCTCAATGTCCTTGATGCTATTGGTGAGAAGGTCCAAGAAGGAATGTTCAATGAAATAACCAGACTGACTAATGAAGCATTGTCGCTTGCCAAGAGAGCGGACTTTCTGAAGAATGTAACTGTTCCAAAGTCTCGTCAGGAGCTTCAGAGCAGTATTGATGGCTACTGGTCCAAACAAGCTGAAATCTCACAATTAAGTAGAAAGTTGAGGTTTGCACAGAGCAGCAACCGAGTAATTGCAGATAAAAACAAGCAATTGGACATTGCAAAGGATGATATTGTAGAAATCTACGAACATTGTAGCAAGCAAGGACGCAGGTTTGTGTTGCCAATGGGCTTGACAGTGTTTGACGGAGATAAAGAGAAGCTGATTAGTGTCAGCTCGATCTATTTCAATAACAATAGAGGAATATATGTGATCGTTTATGATAAGAAATACAGACCTTACACCATCAGGTCGAGTGTCGATTGCCTCAACAGAGTGGGTGTGGGTGGTAATAAGACAGTGGACTTGAATGACAATGTAAAGGCTATAGATGTACGTAAGTCTGTCAAGTACCCTGCCAATGGTATGATAGTCTCTGCAGCTGATCAGAATAGGGTTCTTGATGTCTTCAATGCAAGCAAGAGTGACCTTGCTGAAGTCATTGCTTGGGATGCTAATAACCAAACAAATCAAAAGTGGATCTACAATGGTGCAACCAAGCAAGTCACATCTGTGCACAGTGACAAGTGCTTGGATGCTTTGTACGCTGGAACTGCCAATGGTACAAAGTTAATCCAATATCCTTGCCATGGTGGTAATAACATGAAATGGGACTTCTTGCCCACGGGACAAATAAGAAATGTCAATGCCAATAAATGCATTGAAGGTAAGCCTGGATCCAAGTGGTGGACTGTGTCTCTACAAAGCTGCAATCCCTTTTCACAATATCAAAAATGGTATGTTGTGGATGACTTGCGCAGGTAAACATGATGGCTGTCGGCAAATATGATGAATTTGTCGATGATGATTGTGCCGATGACAATTAATATTATATAAGTCTTACTATAGACTGTTCATTTGTAAGACAGTTACCATCTTTCTGATTTGTTATTTTTATTGTTTATCGGGCATGGTGACCCAGCTGGTGACGGGACCGCCCTCAAGAGGCGGCGGGTTAAGCCCACGGCAGGTTCAATTCCTGCACTATGCACCGATAAAGAACAATATTACTTAACGTCTTCTCACGCTCTTTGTGCAGAAGGCAATTATTTTGCTGTAATGGACATATCACTCAGCATTTTGATAGATGTCCATAACCCTCTTGAAGCTGCATTGCTGAGATGGTTGACAGAGTATGACACTCAGGACAGACAACAACGGATCAAGGATGCATTGCTCACTGGCTACTATGTGAATGAGACGGGTGTCAATGAATACTACAAGAAATTGTACGAGGATAACTTGAAGTCTATGTGTGAGAAGGATATGCTTATGAAGTTGGATGCAATTCAACAAGAGAAGGTGGCACTGAAGACAGACTATGACAAGAAGCTGGCAAGCTTTGTGAAGCTCAATGAAGACTTACAGTCACGTGTAGAGTGGTTGTCACAAGAAGGTGTCAGGGCTAAGGATGATGCTGTGAAATACTATGAGGACAAGATGCAGAAGCAAGCATTGTTGAGTGCAATGGAGAGTGAAGCCAAGACAAAAGAGCTCGAGTCTCTTGTTGGAAGACTGAAGGCTGAGCTTGAAGACTTGAAGGTTGGTGAGAGTGTCCGCTACAAGACTGAGATTGTACTACTGAAGTCTCAGTGTGAGGATGTCAAGAAGGAGAATGAGTACTTCAAGGGGCTTGTCAATGAGAAAGACTTGATGCTGAAGGATGCTTTCAAGAATGAGACAAAGGAGAGAATTATAAGCTTGGAGTCCATTATCCAACAGAAGGATGCAGAGCTTTCCACCTTGAAGACTTGCAACTTTGTCAAGGGAATGACTGGTGAAGGACTTCTGATGAACTTCTTCAAAGAACAGTACCCTAAGCTGGTGGTTAATCACACTGGTAAAGCTGCCCATGAAGGTGATATACAACTTGTGGATGTGGCGCAAGATACCTTGATTGTTGTAGAGAGCAAGTACAAGCAGAGTATTGATAAAAATGATGTGGATAAGTTTTGCAGGGATGTGTCTATGGTGGCTCAAAAGGATGTGAGCACCGTGTGCATTGGTGGTCTGTTTGTGAGCTTGTTGACACGAAATATTCCTGGTAAGGGTGATGTCTATTTTGAAGTTATTGGTAATGTGCCTGTTATGTATGTGGGTTTCAGTAACACTGAAGAATTTGCAGTGTATTTCAAGAGGTATGCAGATATGTTCTTTGAACTATGTAAGTTTTACAAGCAACAAGGCGCTCAAAAGTCTTCCATTGATGAAGTGTTGGAAGAAGTAAACTTCTACTTCAACATGTTGGTGAAAAACAAGACCCGTATTGAAGACTTCAGGACAAACTGCTTGAGTAAGCTGAACAAGTTTGTAACAGACATTGAGACTGACAACAAACTCATTCTCAACAGGGTAGAGGGAATGCTCAAAAAGAATAACTGTGTGAGGTATGATAATGTGTATTGTTGTGAGAGATGTGGAGAAGTCTTCAGTAACAAAAGGCTTCATACAAAACACATCAAGACCTGCGAGGCTTGATAATAGAAATAAAAGTCTCAAAGGTGAGCATTACTTTGCTAAGGTCTCCAAGATATGTTGATTGTCATAAGTGGAGAACAAGTTCCCAATCTCTGCCTGGCTGAATGTGTAATCCTTTATTTTTGATGCATATTGGATAGGAACTTCTGTGTCAAACCACAGCTTGTACATATCCAGTATGTTTTGGCGTGTGAGCTTCTTGAAGCGTATGAGAAGGTCAATCCGACCTGGACGCAGAAGTGCAGGGTCCAAGTGCTCAGGGTGGTTTGTTGTCATGATAATCATACGATTAGGCATCTCAACCATACCATCTAGCAGCTCAAGGATGTCACCAAGAGTCAAGTCAAACTGTGTGTCTTTCTTGCATTTTAGTGGTTCCGATGCATTAGGATCCATTGCTACCATCATTAACTCAGCAAGTTCATCTATCTTATTTGCTTGTTTGTTGTCAAGTGCTTCAGGCTCTTTATGATGTTGATATTGACGTGCAGTCACAATGCTCTTCCATTGTGAACAATCAATCTCTTCAAATACATACAAGCGCTTTGACATAGGAATCTTGACGCCATTGATCCTTTCATTAAGGAACACCTTTTGAAGCTGATCGGCTGTGTTAATCTTCTTCACAGGAACAATCACAATATGGCGTCCTGTGTACTTGGCAAGAGCTTTGATGGCAGATGTCTTGCCTGTTCCTGGCTCACCATGGAACATCATACCAAGCGTTCTTGGAATTCCAAGCCTCTCATACCTGTCAACATTTTTGTACTCAAACATATCTACTTTGTTTTTCAGCATCTCTTTCTCCTCAAAGAACATATTGTCAAAACTCTTTGTGGTCTTGAACTCCAGCTCACTATACTTGATACCACTACTGAGTTCTTTATCGAAGTCTGTCAAGGTGAAAATCTTGAGCTTGTCCATTTTAGTACTCTGTTCTTCATCATAAGCATCAACAGTCTGTTGAATGAATTCTACAATGTCATTCGTGTTGTTGGCTTTTGACATCAACTTGAGTTTGTATTGCTTGCACCTAAATTCTCCTTTCTCAGAAGTATCATCAGTAAAGTCTTGCTTGACAAGAATGTCATTTGTGAGCTCATAACCAACGTCTTTTTTTGTGAACATTACAATCTTGAAAGCCCGGGTGCCCCACAAAATCTCATCAACTACATTGTACTCAACCTTACAGTCTTTGTCATTGAGTACCTTTTTGTACAGAAAATCCATAACAGCAGTGAATGGTAAAGGCATATCATCAGCATACATAGTGTAATTCTTGTATGTTAACATGCCTTTCAGTTCATACACTGTTTGCTTGCTGCGCAATGATCTGAAATATGACTTGAGGTTAGTAAGGTTGAAATCTTTTGCAAACTGATTCAACAATGCTGTGACAACCACAATGATGATTGATGTGAGCATTTTGTTGATGTTACTCTCAGAGCCTTCACCAGCTTTCATTAGAAGCATCGGTAACATCATTGAAACCGTGCTTGCTACATCCATAGATGTCATTATGTTTTGTGTGTGCCCCTGTCTCTTATCTTGCCTACTTCACTTAATTGAGGTCTGTTGCTAGTGTTAAGTCAATATCAATTTTTGTTTCACTTTTGTGAAAGGTGTTGTGTGATACTCTTGTGCCTCTGTAGCACTTGCTCTATTGAGAGCCGTTGGCGTGGATCAAAGGCTATCATCCCTTTGATCAATTCTTTGATTTGGTCTCTGGCAACTGAGTACTTGGATGGCCTTGAGTAGTTCCTCTTGTGATAACCACTCCAAAGGTAGAGCTGAAGTAGTACAATCCCCAATGAGTAGACATCAATCTTATTAGCATAATGAATGTAGTCTTTCTTAGGGACTTTAGCATTGTAAAAGGCTTGCAAGTCTTGCTTTGGATTCATCTTCAGTGTGGATGTGACGGCTGTTGCTAAGTAGGGCTCTACCTTCAAGAAGTTGTCTTGTACTCTGTTGAAGAGCTTGTTGAAGTCCGCGGTTGGTGGAAACAGATACGCCTTGAACTCTGGAGGGTACCAAGGATAATCACTTGCCAGAATGTGTGTAGTGTTCTTGCTGTATATCTCTTCGTGTGTTGAGAGCAGACCAAAGTCAATAAGATAGAGTTTGGAGCGTAGTGATAGAATGTTATGGGGTTTGATGTCAAAATGTACCACATTAGGGGCATTTGAATCTCTTCTTCGATTGTTGAACTTCTTGATACCTTGAAGAATGGGCTCAAAGCGCGTGAAGAGCTTGATGAACCTTGAAATGGTCCCAGTAGAGTTGGGTTTTGTCATCAAGTCCAGCAAGCTTGTTCCGCCATACTTATAGATGATTTGATTGTAATCTCGGAGCTTGGCATTAGTGTCTTGAGAGTTCATCAGCTTACACTTGGACACCTCATCATTATGACGGATATAGGAGACGCCCTCACAGTTATTAATAAAAGGAATAGAGAAGGCACCTTTGGGGTCAATGCGTGCCATAATCCTTGCCATTTGTAGCTCGTTATCATAGTCATCAGTATCATTGAATACTTTACCAATGGAGTTCTTCTGATTACTCAAGGTGATGCACTTCAGATGAGGCTTGAAGATACATCCTGTTGTCCCACGACCAAGATACTTGCCACCCTCTTGCTTAGACATACTCTTACTAGTCTTGTAGAAAATATGTTGTTCTTATAGAGTAGAGAAGGGATTAGTTGTTGAGTTGTGATGATAGTGCTTATAGACAATACTGGGAAACAAAGAGTGAAGATGTTCTTACCTAAGTTGGTTGGGTACTTAGACAAAAATAAGGTGAGCTTTGTTGTTGTTAAGGGGGATGTTGAAGGTCTTGAGAAACTGAAGAAGCTGAAGAGTATTGATGGTGTGATAATGAGTGGAAGCCCAATTATGCCTACTGAGGATAATAGTATAGTAGACTACGTTTGCAACCTGTACTGTTTGAAGCACTTGACAGATATTCCTTTGTTGGGCATCTGTTTTGGATGTCAAATAATCAACTTGTTCTTTGGAGGAACATTGCATGATCAAGGACACTTAGTCTGTCAGAAGGAGCCTGTCAATATGTTGTCAAAGGAACTTGAACTTGAGAGGATCAAGAAGGCCAAGTTTTGTTCCAAATACCTATTGAACTGTGTGCCTTCAAAGCTCTTTGACATCGTTGGCACTGTCAGTGCTGAAGGTGGTGGCGTTTTTCCTTGTGTCATCCAACACAAGAAGAGGCCTGTCACTGGTATCATGTTTCACCCTGAGGGTCTTGTCTCCACACATGTTCTACTTGATCAATTCCTACAAACTTGTAACAAAAATAAGGGAAAGTGAATATATAAGAGACAAAAAATAATCTTTGTTATATACAATAGTAAGTTATAGTAAAGAATGAAGACTATTGCTCAAGCCGCATCTCGCCGCACATCCATTGTATGCAGTGCTTCTGACAAGAAGCAAGTCAAGTTTGAGAAGCCTAAGAAGATCTTCAATGACTTCCATAAGAGCCGTGTTGAGACTTTCAAGCTGAATGCCAATGACTTGGTGAAGGTGTCTCAAAGTGAAATCAATGCTCTTACCTCCTTCCTCAAGGAGCTTGATACCTTCCATAAGGAACAAGCTGCTGAACTGAAGAAGCGTGTTGATGATGTTAGGTCCAAGGCTGAGAAGAAGGAAGAGAAGAGTGAAGTTACAGGTGATGTTGTCGTGGATGTTGATGTCACCGTAACAGCTGAAGCTGACAATGAAGAGAACATATTCCTTAAGCAGTAAAAGCACTTTCTTTTTGTAAAATTTGAACTTCATATAAAAGGTTCATAGACACAAACAACCATACAATCTACATACAATGGACACCACTCAAGCTTACCGCTCTGGTGCTGAGATGCAGACTTTTGACACAGAGACACAAGAAGCATTCAACGCCTTGAGCTTTGAGGCCAAGATTGAGTTTGTACGTGGCTTCTTTGATAGCAATGGACAAGTGTTCAAGTCTCTGATTTCACCAAGGTGTATCTTGAAAAGTGGAGATGCCTTGTTCTGTAAGGGTGTCAAAGCACTCATCTTGGTACCTTGCATAGATACAGAATGGGGTATTGAGTATGTAGGCATCAATGTAATTGAGTTCTTACATGCGCTCTATAAGAACGTCACGTTCTCTGCAACCCTCAATCAGAATTATGATGCATATAGGAGTCTGCTGTATTGTTGGGTGCCTCAGTGGGCACCCAAGAGCCTTTATGGATACGTTGGTCAAGGAATGGTTTTCAAGTATGCAAAGACATTGGATGAAGCCATTGCTCCTCAAAAGGCACACGTGACTGACACTGGTTATGACTTGTGTCTTGTCAAGAAGGTCAAGGAGGAGAATGGAATGATCATGTATGACACTGGCATTGCTGTCCAGCCACCATTGGGTTATTACTTTGAGCTCGTTGGACGCTCCTCTATCTCCAAGACTGGCTACATTGTAGCCAACTCCATTGGCATCATTGATGCAAGTTATACTGGAAGCTTGAAGGTTGCTCTCATCAAGGTCAATAAGGATGCTCCAGAGCTTGAGTTGCCAGCACGCCTTGTGCAGTTGCTGCCTCGCCAGCTTGTCCATCTTGATGCCGTTGAAGTGAAAGACCTGTCAGGAACACAAAGGGCTGATGGAGGGTTTGGAAGCAGTGGCAAAGCCAGCTTGATTGCTTAGCATTGTTTTTTTACTTTGGCTGCCAATAAAAATAAGGGCACTGTCTACTCACACTCATCATTGTCTTCAGTGTCAATGATGATCATGTTTGTGTTATCATTATAACCAATCACAAAGATGCCTTTGTTAGACCTGAATTCAATATCTGTAGAGCTCTTGATAATGTGCCCACCTTTGATGGTACCATCCTTAGCGAACATTGACTTGCTGCACAACTCCAAAGGAATGATGCCAATAGTCCCAGAGTCCACTGGGAATTGAAGTCCATTGACATCATCCATATAGAGTCCATCTCCAAAGGCTGTCGAGTTGACACTGAACTTTGAAGTGATATTGTTGTTGGTGATGTCAAGCGTCCCTCTGGCAAACTTGTACTTGTCTTGCCACTGCTTCTCATATACCTCCTTGTCAAAGGCGTAGCATACATCTCCAATATAGTATGAACCCTCTGGGTAAGTGTGGTGCACTTCAATGTCATACATGTTTGCTGCCATATTTGACGATTGCTCTTGCTTGTAAATTTATGTCAAATGTAGAAACATCAATTTTTAGTTATTACTACCCACTTGGCAAGTTTTTTATTTCAGTGCGCGAATGAAGTCTTCGTAAAGCTTTGAACTATTTCTCAAGCATGTATTAGATAATATGAGTCTTCCAACAACAAACTTGGCTTATTCTACTCTCCAAACCAATTTGGGTGGAGCCAATCCAGTCTCCATCAGTGAATATTATGCAGATGCAACTCCAGGTTACTCCATTGGGGTTTCTGGAGTGCCTTCAACAACTAGTCAGATAGGCCTAGGAAACTTTACAGGAAAAACAGTACCAACAACTATAACAATCAGCAATAGTGGTGGTACCCTCACTGACTTTGTTGTCAATTTCAACTTGAGTTACAAATCAAGTTATGCTTCGACTTTTCAAGATTTGAGGTTTTACGACGAGCAAACAAGGACATTGCTATCACATTGGTATGAGACTGTTAGCAACTCAAGTTCAGCTAGCGTTTGGTTGAAAGTACCATCACTCACCAACGGTAGGCGCATCAAAGTTACAACTGGCAACTCATCGACAAATGGTACAGCATCATCTGTATTTCCATTATATGAAGACTTCTCTTCATTTGATGCCACTAATAAATGGCTTGTATCTGGTGGATCATACTCTGTATCCACTAATAATTTTCAATTTACGTCTGGTACCTTTACGTATGTAGTAACAAGAAACAACTTCCAAGCAGACATGGTAGTTGAAGCAGCCATCAGCTCAGGAAATGGCAATGCCATTCCTGAAATCATCATGCGAGGTAACACTTCGACTAATGCCGGTATAAAAATGCGTGGTGATTGTCGTGGTCCAGGTGATGGTGGAGTGGGTTCCTATTTGTATAATCCATTCAATAACTGGCATATGTTATCCGCACCAAACAATTTTTCATTTCCTTCAAACGGAACATTCCAAAGACTAACATTTTCTGGCACATCTAGCAACTTTGCTGCTTATTATAACGGATCCTTAACAACCTCTTATTCTAATAGTACTGCCGCTTATAATGGGTCTGGTGTAATTGGTTTCGCTAATCACAACGGCAACCCTGTTACTCTCTCTTGGATTCGTGCATACCCATCGACAGCAAACACTATTAGTGTCTCTGTCACTTAAGTTGAAAGGTAAAATTTGAGTCTAGATACTATACTATAGTTGCATTCTGTATCAGGACAAGATGACCATAAAGGAAGAACTACTTGCACTGGAAACAACTTGGAAGGAAGTATTGGTGCCTTTATACAGTGAAAACAGTGACCTTATTGAACAAGGGATTGATAATGATGAACAACTGGGACACTGTGTGTTCCCTAATAAAAATGAAGTGTTCAATTGCTTCTCTCAGTTTGATGCGGAAGACTTGAAGGTTGTCATTATTGGACAAGACTGCTACTATTCAAGAGCAAAGAATAAGAGGGTGCTGGCCAATGGCTTATGTTTCAGTGTGTCAAGTGACTGTATGACTTGCCCACCTTCATTGAAGACCATCTTCCAAGAGCTTCAGCATGAGTATGGTGGCGCCTTGAGGACTAATACTGACCTGAGTGATTGGGCTTCTCAAGGCGTGCTGTTGCTGAACTGTGCCTTGACGGTTAGAGAAGGTAAGGCTGGCTCCCATATGAAGCTCTGGAAAGGCTTCACTGAGTCTGTCATCAAGCATGTTGCTGAGAATCATAAGAATGTTGTGTATATCCTTTGGGGTGAATTTGCCAAGTCCTATGCCAAGCTCGTAGATAAGGCTGAAAACTTGGTCCTTGAATGTAGGCATCCATCAGGCTTGGCTGCAAGCAAGGGTCCATTTGTTGGCAACAATCACTTTAGACAGGCTAATGAGTATCTTGTCTCTAAAGGCAAACAAGCTATTGTGTGGTGCTGACAACTCATTTTCTTACACATGACAGTTGATGATAACGTCTTAGTGTCATCTCTTGTGATGTAAAAATAAATATTCTATTCGTCAAGGAAGTCGAACATCTTCAGGGTCTTGGAGAGCCTCTCCCAGTGCATAACAACTTCTGTGTGCCTGCTTGTTGTTTTTTCTTTACCCAAGTGGTTGAGCATCTGGAGCATTTTGTCAGCATGCTGGCGTTGCTCACGAATGTTATTGAACCCGGGTCTCATCAAGGACATATCATATCCTTGTGGCAACTGTGTCGATGCACTAGACATAGTGGACTTCCAAAGAGGAAGGATGTCTTCAGAAATGGTATACATCCTTTCACTAGCTGTCTGATTGTTTGCCTGCTTGACTGCTTGACTGTTTGCCTGTTTGCCTGTTTGCCTGTTTGCTTGTTATTATTAGTATGACACTGTGGTTTTTCATTTTTATCTGAAAACAACCAAAAATGCAAGTTATTTTATTAATCAAAAGTTTAGAGCTCTTTCTGCATCCACTCACTTGTCTTGGAGACGAAGGTGTTGTTCTTGTTCTCCTCAGTGAAGGACTGACTTGTAATCATCTCTGCTATGAGGCACGCCATTATCTCATAAGGATGCTCCAGTTGGCAATAGAAGTTCTTTGGCAGTCCCAAGAGGTCATTGGTGAGACTGATAGGGCTGTACTGTCCATTCTGTGATAGTCCAAGAGCCTTGCTATCAGTGATAGAGGATGGCTCATTGCTGTTGTAGAGCTGTCTCATTATCAGGTTGGACTTGTTGTGACGGTAAATATTTTTGTCCAAGTCTGGATTGCTCCGCCTTAGCATAAGAAGGTCCTTGCTTATGCTTGTGAGATCATTTGGACGCAAAGCTGTAAAGTCTGTAAGTTCCGTCCATTTGCTTGCTGCTGCTGTGTTCATCCTCTGAAAGATGTGTATTTTTTCGTGTATCATTGTCTTGATGAGTTCTTGTTGTGGTCTTGATAGGGTGTCTTTATTAAGGACGATCATATTCCCAATAGTGTGAGGCAAGCCATACTCAATGCTGCTGCTAATTTTTGCAAGTCTCCATTCAAGTTGTTGAAGATTTTGATACTTGGCTGTGAGCTTATTGGCTGCTTCAATGATTTGCTGGAGTTGTGTCTTGTCTGTTTCCGTTAGCTCTTCATAAGACTGAATGTATTCATTCTTGTAATGCTCACCTGACTGAAGTGGGTTGTTCCCGTCCTCGTTGCTCCTTGCTTTGAGGTCTTCTGGACTGAGAGAGGCAAAGAAGTCTGACAGGTTTACTTGAGCTGTGAAATCATCCTTTGTGACAGGAGTGAAAGAGTAAGAAGGTTGAACTGCTGCTGCTGTTGCTGTTGCTGTTGCTGTTGCTGTTGTTGTCACCGGTGCATCCTCGAAGTGCTCTTTCTTGTAAAACCTGGAGAAGAAATGGACTATGAGAACAAAGGTCAGTGTGATAAGACTGATGGCTTTAATGCCTTTGAGAGTAGTGATGGAACATCTTGAGAGCTTGAGTTTAGCCATTGGTATTGGTGCTCGTCTCGTTTATTATAAATAGCATAATTATTTCTAACAGAAATATAATACAGGCATTACTTGCTATGAGTAACCTTATCTATGACAATAACTGGGTTGTCACCTTGAGCAACCTTCCAGGTGTAAATGAACCATTGTATAATGGTCCCTTTGCTGGTAATGGTAAGATTGGTGTATATGTCTCTATGTCAAACATTGCTACTGAGAAGACCTATGTGTCTGGTAGTCTCACCTTTAATCAAATTGGCAAGTATCGTAACAATATGATTGATGGCTTCTCCATGAATACTGTCAAACTGTTCCATAACTTGAATAGTAACATTGCATACAACTTTCAACATCAAAGTCTCGATATGTCAAAAGGGTCTGTTGCAACTCGCTTCACTGTGTCAAGTAATAACATCAATATGGTGGATGTCACACACAGTGTAACACCTCTGAGGCAATTCCCTTACTGCACTCTGCAAACTGTTCAAATGACAATGTTGAGCAATGCACCAGTGTTGGACTTGTATCATGAGATGAGTGGTGATGCAAGGTTCATTGCTGATATGGACTTCAACAACAATGTTATCTACAATGAGAGAATTTATGATGATAAAGGTCTATACATTCTAAACGGCAATGGTAATGTGAGTAGGATTGGACAAGATGGAAAGCCTGTTAAGATTGCAGGTGCAGCTTGCTACTTGTTTGAAGGTGCTACAAGCAATACTGTGAAGAACCTTGGCTTCAATGCATACAACAACTTGGCTGGATGCTATCAAAAACATAGATATGTTGGTTTGTCTAATGGTGATATAGTCAATCTGCACATCTTGGGAGCACAAATGACAAGTATGGACTTCTCTGAGCCTATGGAGGAAATAAAAAGGATGCTACTAAATGTTGTATTCAAGAATGACAATATCACTGACTTGGTAAGCACGTTGAACGGGGACAATGCTGTTGGTTGGAGCAATATGTGGCAAAGTGATGTGCTTCTGGAGCCCAAGGCAGGTATAACAACAAATGAAGCCAAGGATGTTGCAAAGATTAAGCAGTATGTCAGGTACAGCTTGTATCAGATCTACAGCTGCATTCGTGATGGCATCAACACCGAAATCAACCCTTTGAACTTGTCTTACCTTGACGCCAATGGCAACATCTTCTTTGATGGAGACTTGTGGATGGTTCCAGTGCTGTTGTTCCTGAAGCCTACAATGGCAAAGACAATTCTTGAGTTTAGGTACAAGAATCTTGAGCAAGCTACTCAGTTGGCTGCAAGCTTTGGCTACCAAGGTAGCAAGTATCCTTACCAGAATGATGTGTTGGGTTACCAAAGTATGTATTGGGATGTTATCTCTCCTCTACACATCTTCAATAATGCCTTGATTGCCGTCAATGTATGGAACTATTATAGAATCACATTGGACAAAGAGTGGTTGTCAAGTAAAGGATACTCAATGATGCGTAACATTGCTGACTTCTTGGTATCTGTAATCACTGTTGATGGAAGTGGCAACTACAACTTGAACAACATGGTCGGTATGAGTGAAAGGATATCTGATAACCATGCATTCACTGTGTACATGGCTAAGCTGGCTCTCAAATATACGATTGAAGCTTCATATGAACTGAGCTTTGTGGCTAAGCCTGCTTGGACTAATGGCTTCTTGAATGTGGATATCAAGACCTTCTCTGGCTCCAACTGTTCAGTTATCAAGTATGATGATGCATATACTGCTGGTGAACAACTTGATGTGCTAGACAACCTTATCATTCTGAATCCATACTACTCAAGTCTATACTTCAACCCCAACTATCCTTGCCGTGATAGCAATGCCATTCAGAACAATGTGAATTACTATGGTAGCAACATCACACCCACCTATGAGAATGATGCCTTGAACAACTTGATCCTCAGTAGTCTGAACGCCAGCATAATGCAGACCAACACATCCAATCTAACAACCTTCTATAACAAGCTCCGTGAGACACTGAATGAGAATGCCAAGGAACTGTGGGGCTACTTTGGAAGGGTTGGTAACAATGTTGGTAATGATGTGTCTCTGAATGCCTTCTTCCTTATGATGTTCTTGACTAACATTGGAGGCTTGAGGATTCAAGGTGGTGTGACTGAGAGCAAGTTCTATTATGAAGAGATGGGTATCAAAGGTTCATACACAGCTAACATGCCAAACACATGGAAAAACATAAGGATTAAGGGTGTTGGTCCTTCAGCAGAGTTGTTCAATGTTGTCAACAACGTCTTCTACTCTTGATAGATGATGCTTATATAGTATAAGTCTGAAGTGTTGTGGGGAGTGTCATTGGACAGTGGGTGTTGGGAGAGAGTGTCAGAGGACACTGGTATGCCTTGGGAGAGTGTCATCGGACACACGTAAGAAGGTTAGGGTGTCATTGCGGAGTGTTGTGGGACACTCTCGATGCCCTATAGGCTCGTTCGATGGTTTTCGTCGCGATTGACTTTTCGCATGTGTTCGCGATCGCACACACGGTTCTCCGAATCTACACGGCTACTTGCATCGTTTTTCGCTTGTTATAGCATCTGCGTTATATGTTGATTGCTATTCGGACACACGCTGCAAGTTCCACCCGACATTTTCTTGAGCAATATGTCGCGGGAGTGTCCGGGGATACTCAGGGCCGAATTCGGCCCACAGGCGGAAGTTGCCGGAAACTACCCGCGGGTGTCCTTGGACACTCCAAGTGCTGTCGAACAGTGTCCGATAACACTTAATGAAGCCTTTGGTCGAGTACTATATAAGATGCCCTTCGCCAAGGGCCTCAAGTTGTAAAAATAAACTATGTTGAACTCAACCTTGCCTCTTCGACAATACCAAGACACATCTTTGGAGTATGATTGCCATCTGTGTTAACTTCTTGAAGACTTGCTGGCGAAGCAACTGGAGCCAATGATGAACTATGAAGAGAGGCAGCTTGAGGAGCTGGAGACAAGCATTGAGGAGTGGCCAGACTGGACACATTGCTGAGGGCAACGGCACAGGAAACAGTGAGACTCTGCATTCTTCTTATGCTTGTGCTTGTGTTGTTCTTGTTAGGACAATGGAGAGCGTAGGACTTCAATTTTTCAAGCATCAAAGAGCAATGGTGAGTGAAATTGGTGCATGGTCTGAACCGTAATACTCTTGTTGAATCTTTGCTTCCTTTATTTTCTTAGCGATTGATGATGAGACTACATGAATGTCTATCCTCCATCCCTTGTTCCTCTCTCTTGAGTTTGCAAAGTTGCTCCACCATGAATAGTCATTGGTTTTCTGTGGATGAAGATACCTGTATGCATCTACAAGGTCACACCCTTGAAGCATAGTCTTGAAAGCCTCTCTCTCTTGGTCAGTAAAACCGTGTTTGCCTTTTGCTTGCTTTGGATTGTGCAGGTCTATCTCATTGGGAGCAACATTGAGGTCTCCACATAGGATAATGGGCTTGTTATCGAACTTGGACTTCATGGATGAGATATGCTTGCGGACTTCAGTTTCCCATTCATTGGTGCGGAAGGTGAGTCGTGACAAGTCAGGCTTGGAGTTGGGTACATACACATTGATAAGAACAAACTTGCTAAACTCAACAGTGATGATGCGCCCTTCACCATTCAGCTCATGACTTGAAGGAAGATGTGGAAAGTCTTGAATGACAGTATTGGGAGGAGGCAGTTTTGAAATAATTAGTGTGCCTGAGTAGCCAGCCTTAACCTTGGAGCAGTTCTGACCAATTATATGATAACCCTTCTGATCCAGCTGGAGGAGCTTGGCTATGTCAAGAGAAGGACTGCAGCGGATCTCTTGAAGACAAAGGATATCTGGTTGTTCTGTCTCAAGGAGAACTGCAAGTGAGTTGTTGGGAATGATGTCTTTATGTTTAGTGCCATCCTTTTCCTTTGTGAGTATTGAGCGAATACCATTCACATTAAAACTGATAATCTTCACCATCTCTGTAATGTTATTGTTAATGTTATAAAGCATTTGATTTTGTTAAACTCCTTTGAGGCTATGAAAATTTGAACTACTTTATGATAATATGAATGCTACACAAACACACAGGATGGAAAGCAAACTCCCCTACGATGTTCAGAGCAACATTCTGCAGAGAGCTGATATCCCAATAGATTCTTTGTTACACTTTCAAAAGGAGCTTGGTCTTGTCCCAAAACGATTGACAGATACACACAAACCACAAGAGCTGGTGGCAGCTCTGAACAAGATTTGTCAGCACCGAGTAAAGTGTTACAAAGCAAAAACAATGTATGAACGAGAAACTGAAAATCTCAGTTATTTATTGGTACATTTTGAGAAGGATCTTGAATCCCCTCTCTCTGTAGAAATTATGATTGATGTTGATAGAAATGACAATGACAATGTCAAGATGGCATTCAGGATACATCACACTGATGAACAATTACAAGAGATGTGGACACTCAGAAAGACAGTTGTCAATGTTCACACAGGTGAGCTCACCAATGACTTTGCTGCTGATTCAGATGATGATTTCTGATGTACTTATCCAAGTGTTGTATTTTTATTTGTATTTTTATCTATTTGTGCAGCCATTCACACTATGCACTACGGTTTGCTAAGATGCCTGATAAGCTCTGACACTAAGACTACACAGTTGCCTTGAGCAAGATTGTTACTGAAGTTATTGCAGATGTCAAAGTGTAGGTACTGGCTTTGGAGCTGGATGGGCACGAAGGATAAGAGAAACATTGAAGGTAAGAATGCTCCTTCCTTCATATCCATATTGTAGTTGCGGACATTTGCAACCTTGGACTTGGTGTAGTATGCATACTCATCCCAAGGAGGTAGGAACCATACCCTCTCTCCAACCTGTTCACCTATTGTGTTGACAATGGCAGCCAACTCCATGTTCTTTGTATAACAGATAGCATTGGTATCCATATGAACTGTTTCACTCCATCCTGTGAGGGTGGCTAAATCAATGAGATATGTTGGATTGAACTTCTTACTATAAGCAATTGCATCCGCCATGATGAGACGACCTTCAGCATCAGTGTCAGTGATTTCAACAGTCTTGCCATTGTATGCTTTAACAATGTCTCCTGGGCGTGTTACATCTTCTGAAAGGAGATTCTCCACAATGGGAAGAATGCCTACAATATTACACTTGGCATTAGTCTCAATAAGATGCTTCACTATGGAGACCACAACAGCACCACCAGACTTGTCAGTCTTCATTGAAGGATCCATGGAGCTCAGCTTGATGTTCAGCCCACCAGCATCATATATGACAGTCTTTCCTACCAAGCAGAAGGTGGGAGCTTGAGGGTCAGTAATGTACTCTATGGTCATAAAACGTGGCATCCTTTTGGAGCTAAGACCAATTGAGAGGACTAAGTTAAGACCTGCTTTACGCATTTCATCCTCATTCAAGATAGTAATCTTAACTTTCTTATTTCCAGCGGTCTTCTTCTCTGTGGACTTCAGCAGTGCCTTGACAACCTTACAGAACTTATCAGGTGAGAGCAAATTAGCAGGTTCGTTTTCAAGGTTTCTTGCTATATCAGCAGCTTTGATAGATGACAAGAATGTAGCATAGTTTTGTATTGTATTTTGATCATCATGAATATATATGATGGTGTCTATGTCTGCTTCAGTGGTAGCCTTGGCTTTGCTGATGTACTTGGTGAATGTATAGATTGCCTTTGAGAGATAAGTGAGAAAGACACGCTTGTAAGCCTTTGGGATGTCTGTGATGCAAACACAAAGTGACTTGTCTGATTGTGAGATGGATGCAATTTTCTGTGTTACTTGCTTGATGCTAATAAAAGGTCTCTTGAGGTTGATACCAAAATCCTTGTTACTGTTACTATTAGTGTTGGAGTTTGTATTTGTGCTTATGCTTGATTGCTTAGTGTTGCCAGTGACAATGATGTCTATTACCTTTGTTTTTGTTCTTCTTACATTTGACAACTTTAGTATTGTCATTGAATGTCTTATCTTGTGCTTTATCATGAGAACATATAGAAAAAAGAAACTTGAAAGTTAATTGTGAGACTTGTTTGAAAGACTTGAGTAACAGAGCCCGGTCTCTAATAGAAATGTCAAGGGACACACATGGGGAAGTTGTGGGAAGTTGAATATATAATAAAACGATTGTAAAAAACTTCATCAGGAAGGTAGGTTCTACATGAAGGGTTCAAGCAAGAGCATAAAAGACAAAAATGAGAATGTTAATATATTACTTGTGGTGGGGGCAGTGTCTTATGACACTCTTCTTGTACACCAATGTGGGAAGTTATGGGAAGTTGAAATATAATAAAATGGTTGTAAAAGGAGAGTATCTACAAGAGGTTTTATCAAACTGTTTCAAAACTTTTGACCCAAGTGAGATTTTTAGTTGGAAATGAGGTTTCTGATATCATGGACTTGTTGCCTGAGAGCACTATTGTCAGCTTGGAGTTGTTCTACCATATCCTGGAGCTTCTGGATAGCACCATACATCGCAGCATAAATCTGATCAGCATCAAGGGTTTTGCAGTCTTCAAGGTCATACAATGAAGTTGTGCGAACAGCTTTGGGGAAAACACTGGAGACATCTTGGGCAATCCATCCAAGTTTGCTTGTGTCAGGTGTGGATGTTTGTGAGATATATTGAGGGGACCACTCATAGTGCTTGAGAGGAAGTGTCTTGATAATCTCATAGCAGCGGTTCTTGTCAGCCAGGGTTATGTTTTGTTTGAGACGACTGTCTGAAGTGGTTGTCCAAGTAGTAGTAGAAGGCTTGGCTGCACTATCTGTGAATAGTTGCAATTGGAATGTAGGATTGGATGTACCAACTCCAAGTCTGTTCATAATGTATCCATTGTTTGACACCTTCAGGTTACCACTAACATGTAGCTTTTCTGTTGGTGCAGTTGTGCCCACACCAACATATGTACCATTGATGTAAGTGTTGTTGCCAACACTGTCAATCAACGGTGTTTGATTGTTAGAACCAGTATTGTTGTCACCGTTGGAGTCCATAAAATAACCTATACCAATACGGGGGTTGTACACATTGCCATGGACAGAGAGAGTACCATAAACAAGAGCATTGTTATTGACAGATAAGTTACTATTAAAGGTAACTTGCTTCATCACTCTCAAGCTATTGGACATTGTTACTGCACCTGTGAGAATGGATGTATTAGAGACTTTCAAGGCACCATTGACACTCAAGTCACCGTCCATCACAGATGGACCAGTTACTTGCAAGTTGCTGGTGATGGCAACCTCAGCAAACTCACCAACATTTTTGATCTCATCAATAATGGTCTCAGTGTATTGTCGAATACCATACTCTGTGACAAGGCGATTAGACTCTCCAAAGTTAGGAATATTTCTGTTGATTAGGTTATTGACACCAGTAATCTTGACATTGCTTGTGGCAGTGTAATTCACAAGGAGCTCTTCAGCATTGTTTACACGGAGGATGTTATTCTTGCGTTTTGCAATGTAGTCTATGTAGGCTTGTTGGTCTGTCAATGCAGCTGCATCTGGATACAGAGCGCGGTACAAGGTAGGATTAAATGCACCAGACTCTGGTATGGTTGTACTTTGGTTGCTTGTGGTAGAAGCATAATTGCGTACAAGACTTATCTTGGCAAGACGCATTGGATCTATCACCTTGATACCATCTATGAAGTAGTTGGATGCAGAATAGAATGTGTACTTATTAGTAGCAACAGTTAGAGTGTTGCCCGTGCGGTTTGTCACTTGAACATAATACTCTCTCCTGACATCATCGTTAACCTTGATTTCGTCTCCCACACGCACATTTGTGTTATTGAAGGAATAAGATGGATACTGAGTGAGTTGGAATACATTACTGCCAGTGTAGATTGCCTCTTGAAAGATAGTAGTGAGGTACTTACCTTTGCTATTGATTTCATCCTGATCAAGACCTTCATTAGACATTGCCAGTCTAATAGTATGGCTCAAGTCACTGACAGGGATGATGTCCTTATTAGTTGTGATAAGGAGATAGGGGTCAAACTTGGCGGGAATGAGTGAGGTGTCTGGAACAAGAGACTGAGCATTGTTGGATGTGTTGTAGTATCTTTGTGCATTCTCAATGGTTATAACATTGGAGTATGCTTGAAGCTCTGGATTGTAGTACAAGTAGTCTATTGCATTGAAGCTTGCCATAGTTGTATTCAGCAGCAGCTCTATTAATAATATGACAGATTAGTTTATTCTGTACTATAGTCATATTGGTAGTTGTCATAGTCTTTGTAGAGGATCTTGTCATCTACAACATCATCATTCTCCGGGTAATTGAGTTTGCGTGTGACAAACTCAGTCTTTTCTTTGTTGTATGCCTTGTTCTCAAGTGCAAGTTTGGTGATGAAGTCGCGCTTGCTCTTGGGCATAAACTTGGTAGGGTCTACAGGAACACGTAGATCTTCATCATCAACACTTGGGTTGTTGGGATCAGGTTGCTCAGGATACTCTTCATTATCTGCACCTTTGTCTTTGAGGCTCTCAGAGTTGGTGGTGCGGTTTTGATCCCTTTGTGTATAATACTTATTTAGTGTGGCAATGAGTGAACTTCCAAAGTAATACAGGCCAAAGCCAAAGACAGCCATAAGTAAAATGAGAATGAGAATGATAGTGATGTTGCTTTTGATCATTGTATCTAACTGTTTCATCACTTGCACACTGGAAACACCAGGGTCTGTAGTCAGTTTATCAAGAGGACACGCCATCGTCTATTGAACGGTCGTGGTGTTTAAAATACTTGAAGAAAAAAAAACTCATCTCTTATTAATAGCATAGAGCAAGCAAGCTAATGGCATCAAGTGTTGTTAGTAACTACTTATTTGGGTTCATACAAGACATTGAAGACTTGTATGTTGAGTTTTCCAAGGCAAACCCCAAGGCTACTTATGAAGACTTTTACAGTTTTCTTGATGGAGCTGGTGATGACAGTGCAAAGGATGGCACAAAGCTCAGTATCACCCTGAAGCTTCTTGAAGTTGTATACAAGATTGAGCAAATGCGCAAAAATGAAATTGACTTCAGTGACACCAGGAAAGACAGTCTGAATCGCATCAAGGCTGCAATTATATTTGTGTTCACAGTCATATCCATTGTCTTTGTTGTGATCACCGTGTTGGTTGCTAAGGCTTATAAGAACGATGTCTTCAAAGCTGGCAAAATGATTTTGACATTTGTTATCATCTACTTGATTGTCACCACACTCTTTCTGTTGTTCATGATGTTCATTGGAAACCAAAAGAAAGTTGTGAGAAGGACAAAGGATGAGAGTCTTAATGCCATCACACGCTTCCTCAAGTTTATGCATGAGGGTGAAGTGAAGATGGCAAGTGATCCTGACAAGCTGATGAAAACCTTTGTTGCCTTCAGAAATGAAAGGAAGAAGCCAAATCATAAGCAGTCCGATGCAGCTTTTACCAAGTCTATGTGGTCCGGCTACACTTCCCTTGTGATGAAAAATGTACACCAACAAGGACTTGGACTTCGTACCTTGAAGGTGGTTGAGACTACATCCAGCAACATCAAGGTGCTGAAGGGTGTTAATGAAGTCTTGGGACCTTACTATGATTTGATGCTCAAGTCTCGCCAAAACTTTGCAGATGCTGGAACCAAGGAAGGTATTATGAAGATTCTTGATGAAGTTGTTGTCAAAGAGCTTGCAAGCATTGATGTCCTCTCTCTTGACAATGCAAAAGATGGTATGAAGGACAGTGACTTTATTGATCAGATGGAAGCTGGCGATAACTACATGATGCTACTGAGGGGCTTCAAACACCTGCTGGTTTACTTGTATCCAGTCTACAAGAATGTGTCTTACAAGCAACTTGTCCAATTGCAACAGGAGGATGATGAAAAACAAGGAACAAAGGAAGCTAAGGCAGCTAATGCAGCTAAGGAAGGAGCATCAGAAATGAAGGACAGCGACAAGGAGCGTCTTACACAAGCTATGCTGGAAGATCCTATTCTAATTGAAGTCAGAAAGTCATATCCACTTGAACGTGACCATTACACTGAAGAGTTGAGACTAATGAAGAGGTATGATGAAGTTGACTCCACAAAGGATAAGGTTCAACTTGTCAGCGACTTCATCAATGATAGTGTCTCCACCTTTGGAAATATCAATGAAGCAGAGAATGAAAAATACTTGATGTTGATGAACAAGACACCTTCTCCCTCTGAGACCAAAGTGCTGATGGCAGACTATGCTAAGACCTTCAATGCCTACTTTGAAAAGCTATACAAGAGGTTTGTGGAGAGCGAACTTGCACCTCTGAACCCTAGCTCAGGACAATACTTTGTATTCAACCCAAGGTTTGTGGAGGATGCTCTATGGACAGAAATACATAACTCCAACTTGCTGAGCAATCTAGAAAAGGACTATGTTAAAATGATGATGGGCATCATCCTTGGTGACATTGTCAATGAGCAAAAGAATAGGTTTGTTGCTTCATACTTTGCCTATGAAAAAGAAAAAGACAAGAGCTTGAAGGCATTCACCATCAATAGTCGGATTGTGTCAATGGTTCAAAGGGTTGCTTCATCATTAGCTACTTATGACTTCAAGGTATCTGACTATTCCAAGTATGTTATGGACAAACTCAAACAAGTGGGTGCTGGTAATATGAGCTCCAATGTTCAAAGTGCTATTGAGACTGTGTTAAGTAACATTGATTATGAGGTTGGAATCCAAAAAGGGTTGGTGCAGAAGAACTTGAGCGATATGAGTCAAGAAATGCGCTTTGTGCCAGTCCACGATTTTGTGTACAACCTGGACCAATACAAGTTCAGCACTCTCAAGAATGCTTTGAAACCTGAATACCTGAAGCAAATTGTGGATACTATCAATCCTGACGGTTCTAAAGCATTTGCAGGAAGGGATTTCAACGTCAATGTTGCGAATACACTAAAGAAAATGCTCATTGCAATCATTGTACCTTCATACATATTGTATGGTCTGACCCTTGTAGGCAAGGCACAAAAGAATATGAATGTATTCAAGAACGGTGCTAAGGATGACAAAGGTCGATTGGACCTGTTGCTATCAGGCGATCCTCTCTGGGGAAGTGTGGCTAAGTTTGGTATTCCTCTAGCTGGCTCCTTCTTATTCATCGCTATCTTCAATAGCTACGTTGTTAAGGCACGTTACAATATCGAATTCAACAAAGAAATAATGCGTGAAAACACTGGTGCAATCAAGCAAAGTGTCAATGAACTCAATAATATTCTGTTGGGACTGGCTGCTAAGGTCCGTGTTGATGATAGTGCTAAGCCCATTGGTGAGATTGCAGAATTTGACACAGATACCAAACAAAAGCTGTACAAGGCCATCAAAAACATACTCATTACATACGACAAGTGCAATTACATTGTTGGTATTGACAAGTATGACCTTCCATTCCCCTATGCAGAGGTTCTTACAGATGGTATTATGGTTCTTCTGATGCTTGGCATCATCACATATACCTTCTCCAAGTTTACACCTATTGCAAGGATAGTGGAACTCAAGGACTTGTATGAATACAAGGAAACTTCACAAACTCTTGTGAATGACCCATCATTCATCTCTGAAATAATGACCAAGTTTGCTTGTCACAAGGAAGAGGTTGATGGTGTTATGTTCACAGTCAAGGCAGTTGCATCAATGTCTGTTGTCATCTTCATGATATTGTACAGTTTGAAGATTACCACAGCCACATCTGAGTACAAAGGTGGTCTCTACAACAGTGGTTTGTATGAAAGTAAAAATTGTGCTGCCTAAATGGCATTGATAATCTTGGACACTTGAGCATAGACTTGCTCAATATCTTGATTGCCATCTACAACAAACAACTTGATAGTATTTTTGTTATTGCAATTTTTGTTCCTCTCATTGATGTAGTTGCATAAGTCTTCATACTTATTATGGACTTGTTGCAAATACTTCATTGGGACATTTGCCTCACACTCGCGTCCCCTTGAGTTCATTCTTTGGTGACACACCTCAGGTGGTGTATTGATGTAGATAATCACATCTGGTTCCCAAGCAAGACTATCATAGTATTGCTGATAAAGTTTATTTTCAAAGTCAGTCATCAGATTGTTCTCATACTGTAGTTGAGAGAACACGTGCTTTGAAGACATTGGGCATCTCTCATAAATTGCCTTGAATGAGTTGTTACGCCATTGATGATAAGTCATCAAGACCTGAAGATTGAAAGTGAAGCCCCAACGCGAATTGTCCTTATAGAACATATTCAATCCTTCAGACCAGTCAGTGTCAACTGGCTCAAGGAAGATTGGGAGCCTTGTCCTTTGAGAAATCATGTTCAGGACAGTGCTCTTACCTCCACCAATGTTGCCCTCAATGACAATCTTCATTATGTTTGTTGTAGCTGAGGAGTTACTTGCTTTGCTCCTTTAAGCTTATAAAAATAACATCAAATTTTACTGTATCATACTATACTGCCATCTTTGCTTTGATAGCGGGATGGTATGTGTAGTTGATGAGTTGAAAGTCCTCCATTGTGATATCTTCCAATGGTTTGTTCTTGATACTTGGATCAACTACGAGTTGTGGGAAGGGATAAGGAACCCTTGTCAATTGCTCTTTCACTTGCTCAATGTGATTTGAGTATATGTGTGTGTCACCTAGACACATAATGAGTTCCTTGGGTTTCATATCACAAATAGTAGCAAGGATGTAGGTCAATGCGGCATATGACATAATATTCCAAGGACAACCAAGGAAAGTATCCACACTCCTTTGATACATCTGACAGCTCAGATGCTTTGTGCCATCCTCATCAAAGTCTACATAGAACTGAGCTGCCAGGTGACAAGGCGGGAGCGCCATATTGTGAAGTCTTGAAGCATTCCAAGAAGTCATATACATACGCCTACTTTGTGGATTGGTCTTGAGTTCATTGATGATGAACTGGATCTGATCAAAGCCTTCACCAGTATAGTCATCCTTACACGTCTTATACTCAGCACCAAAATGCCTCCATTGATAACCATAACCCTCTCCAAGATCCCATTCAGGAAGATGGGTAAGACCCTGTTTATCCAAGAAGGCACGAGATGTATTGCCATCCCAAATTTTTACACCTTGCTCTTGGAGAAGCGTCACATCCGTTTGGCCCTTCAGAAACCAAAGGAGCTCCTTGATGCAAGACTTCCAAGGAACAAATTTAGTGGTAAGAACAGGTAATGAAGTTGAAATGTCAAACTTCATCCTCTCACCAAAGACTGAAATGGTTCCCGTGTTTGTTCTATCTGTGCGAAGCTTACCATTATCCAACACCCTTTGCAACAAGTGCAAATACTCATACTCTTGATGTTGATTATGATTGTCCGTCGCCATTATAAGCATTTGTATTTGATGATCTTAAATAAAAATATAGATAATTGAGTCCTTCTCAATTTTTGTCATTGGAAGTCCTTACTATGACTGGCAGATAGTACTCAGGTTTAATGTATTTTTCCAGCAGCTTATCATAGTCCAAGTCAAACTTGACAGCAATCTCCTTCAATAAGATCTTGTTTTGCTCTATAATAGTTATCTTGAAGATATCAAATATCATTTTGTTATCCATTTACCAGACGATGTTTCACTTATACGTACAGACTGAGTGAACCCTTTGAGTTTCTCTAAGTCAGACCTTACACTACTGTGAAAACCTTGGATGCGTGGCTGAGTAATAAAGAAGGCAATATACTTCTCAATTTTTCTGTCTACTACATCTTGTGTATCTGCTTCTCTTGAACCTGTCATTTTTCTTATATATAGACCGCTATGTTGTATATCTAAGGTTCTCATATATAATATTATCCAGTTTGAAACATACGCTGTCAATGCTTCAATGCCTGAGTGCCTGAGTGTCTGATAATGTCTATATGTATATGTACAACAAAGGATTTTCATATTACTAAACTAAAGGTTGGCAAACCATACTACGTCAAAGATGATGCTGTTGTGTTCGACGTCAAGTATGCGGGAGGAATGCTATTGATACAAACACCAGTGGCTGTTCTACCTTACAGCTACTCTCTCTATGACAATAACGCTTTCAAGCTGACTGTAGTCTGTGAAGGTACTGATCTTTATTCAATGGTCCAAACCATTTGTGATCGGGTGTTACAGAAGGTGACAAAGCATGATGAATCTTTGTTGAAAGACAAGGAAGTGAAAACATTGGCAGGCATCAAGAAAGTGGAAAAGGACCAAACACAAATCAGTCTTGGTGCTAAGGATATTGGGACTGTTGGGTTTTTTGATACAATGCGTCGAGAGATTGGCTTAGATAGTATACATACGTTTGATAGAGTCATATGCCTGTTTGAAGTGAGACGCCTTATTGTCAAAGGGGACTCTATTTTCTGGCAAACCAATTTGTTACAAGTCAAACAATGTAGCTTTGTGTTCAAGCCTCTTTGCCAAGCAAGGGAGTGTGTTATTGTTGATGAAGCATTACAATATGAGGCATACGATAAGATGCAAAAAATGGGTATACATATGGATGCAATAAAACACAAGATGAAGATGGATGGACTTGATGAAGGTTTCTATGAACGTTGGTCAATGAGACGCACACACATGCGCACTGGTGCGAACCCGCTTCCTCCACCATCACCTCCTCCTCTGCCAGCAGCTCTGTTATCAAAACCACCTCTTCCACCACCGCCTCCTCCACCATTACCAAAATCTTTGATGGCACCCAAAGGAGGACCGCTTGCCTTCCTGAACGACATCTCTTTAGGAAACTTTACATTAAAGAAGGGTGGTAAAGGTGATGGTGATGGTATAACAAATGCTTCTAAGAAGCTGTTGGCGTTAAGCGACAATGAATTCAAAGCCCCTTCATTGGATGAAATTAGAAGTGCCTTATCAAAGCTCAAAAGAGTGGATGGTACATGATGAATAATAATATTATGAATAATATCTCTATTTGTTAAGAGTGATGGTCAGTAGAATAAACTACATCTACAATAATAACAACCTGTTTATTATCACAGTATATGTCCCTTGTGGTTCCATCTATGAACACTATGGACAAAACAAGAAAAAGAACTTGGCTGGGATGTCACATTTCCTTGAACACTTACTATTCAAACATACTGAGAACTTCAGTGGGGCTGATATCTTGAAGGAATTTACAAGAATAGGTGGGTACTACAACGCTAGCACTGACAAAGATGAGACAATGTTCTATGTCAAGACACTAACTGAGAACTACAAGGTGGCTACTGACTTACTCTATGATATTGTTGTGAAACCAGTGTTTCTGAAAGAAGATATAGTAACTGAGAAGAAAGTGGTCCTTGAAGAGCTTGCTCAAAGCCGTGATGACTTTGGTGATACCTTGTATAATGAGAGCACCTTGACACTTATTTCCAAGAACAACATATATTATCCTCCTGTCATTGGCAAGAAATCACACTTGGAGGCCATGGGTGTTGATGCTATTGTTGACTTCTACAAGAGACACTACAAGAACTTTATGGTAGTTGTCAATTGTGATAAGAGGTTTCTTGGTGGGATCGCAGATTATGTGGCTATGAAGTTTGGGCAAAAGATGGGGATGGAGAGGAAGATAAGTTTTGATGATCCAAGACTTCTAAAACTGTCACAAGTGTATCAAAGTGAAGGTCAGAGAGTGAGGGTTGAATCCAATGAGACCTTCCAATTCAATACAAGCATCTTATTCCCATCCTTCAAATACAGTGATGTAGAGAAACATGTCCTACTTAACTTTATTAAGTTCTGTTTGACAGATGCCGGCTTGTACAGCATTTTGTCATATGAAATTCGTGAAAAGCGAGGGTTGGTGTACAGTATCAAGATGAGCAATGAGAGAATGAGATATCTGGGTATCTTACGTGTCACCTTTGGAACCTCTAATAAAGATATTATGGGCATCCTGAATGTAATTTTGGGTATCTTGCATGAGCTTAAGACAACTGGTCTCTCAAAAGCCAAGCTTGCGTACTTCAAAGAAAGCTATATGAACCACATGATGTATAAATTTACCAATGAAGAGTATCGTGCTTCTTGGTATGGAGATAACTTGTTTTACGGCTCATCACAAAATGAGAGAGACTTGTTCAAGTCTATCAAAAGGATTAGTAACAGTGACATCAAGAATGTATGCCAAGAAGTATTTGCACTTGACAAGGTGGGCATTTACACTAATGGAAATTATGACAATGTCAGAGGAGCAACCTCACAGCTAGTGAAAGACATTGTGGAGAAGATTGACTATTGGAACAAAGTCAAAAAAGAAAAAATATACTCCATTATGCAAAGTTAATTACCTAGGTCAACAAGGACCTCCTTGATATGTTCCACGTCTATGTTTGGAATCAGTGGGTTGCACTCCCATGTTTTGTTTTTCAAAAAGGTCATGACCCTAAAGTCCCTTGGATAATAATGTAGGCAGCCATTGTTGATGTCTGTCATAATCTCTTGCAAATGGGATGGAAGGAGTGACTTTGATTGTGGGGGGAGAACCAAGAGTAGTTGGAGGTGCTGAGGATCATACTGTTGCGGTGCCTGTTCGGATTTGGCTAGGACTAGCAACTCTTCCTTTAGTGCTGTGAATTGTTCTTGAGTCAGAGACATCAACAGCTTGACCAAGTCACTAGCACAAGGAGCATAGTTGTAATGGTAATACCATTCTTGTGATGCTGATTGATCAAAGTAGTAGTTTGTTGTCCACAATATACCTTCAATATACTTCTTGCAAGCTTGCTTGATAGTGTCCATTGAGTTGGATGAGAAGATGTAGTGGTAATATGTATTACGCCACTTCTTGTCAGTGGTAGGGTTGATGTCTATGAGGAACTTATTCCTCAATGCAAACTCCTCCAGGTCCATTGAAAACTCACGAACAGCACGGTCTTGTACCTCTTTGTTTGTTAGTTGTGGATTGTAAGACTTGATGTTATGCATAATTGTGTTGAAGTTCTTTTGAGGCCTTGGAAGAGCATTGTTATAGTTGTCAATGACTTGGGTCATAAGTTCATCCTCTTTATTCTTCAAAGCTGTCATAAAGGCAATAAATGCTTCAAGGTTGACACTGTACTTATTGGTATCTTCATCACGAGTAATGAATGAAGCATTCACTTCCTTATAGCAATCCAACAGGACCTCCACTGCCCCCTCTTTGATTTTCAAAAAGGACAACGGAGGGATAAAGTCATTACCCAACATATAACACATAAACACATAGTCATTGACTGTGCTTTGTGAGGTATGTGGGATGCATGTGGATGTGGATGTGGATGTGGATGTAGATGTAGATGTGTGTTGCTCCATCTCATCAAGGATGCCTTGACGGAGTTGGTTAATATCAAGGTACTTGAATGGTACCTTGGTGGGTGATTGGACCTTTCCAAAGTCTTGACTCTCCCTCATAAGCACAATGTCTGTATCTTGGGCAGTGAGTGAGAGCATAATGAGGTCCGCATCAAGACCATAAACCACATCACAATACTGTGTGCTTGCTGATGTTGTTTGCTGATGTTGCTTGATATAGTGTATCATCTTGTGTTCCCCTTCTCCTTGTTCACTTGAACCAGACACAATGAATGTCTGTAGTGTTGGAAACTTGTCCTTGACAAGATCATGAAAGCCTGTCTGTAAATATGTGTCAAGCTTCTTCATAAAGTCTGTGCCTGGAGTAATTGCATTTGAGTCCCACTTGGTGTCCGGAATGTGATGCTTTGCCTTGAAGGCAGATATAGCACTGTTACGTTGTGCAGACAAGAACCTGCGCTTCCTTTGTTGATGCATCTTTGCTCTTGGAGCTACTCCATCAATTGCAATATAGACCAAGTCACTAGGTTGCGCTATATCTATCAGGTTTATAGTATAGTTGGCAATGTTATCAAAGATTGTCTGATAGAGTTGGTCATTGATGGCTTGTGAATGGTTCAGTTTAGCAACTGCTTGTGCTGAGCAAGGATGTATAATAGAGTTGAAGTCCAGAAAGAACCTTGAACAAGGTCTTTGAAGATTGTCTGCAACAATGCTATACCTCTTGCTAATAGGAGACTTTGCAATGATCTCACCAAAATAAAAGGGGATACCCATCTTGGGTGTATCTATTGATGATACTTGAAAGATGCTTAAGTCCTTTGCTTTGTCTTTTTGTCTTGAATGATGGATTATCAAATTTTAACAGAGTAGATTTGCTTTATTTTCTCTTATTTATTTAAACTATTTGTCTAATGGCATTCAAGCTCTCCAAGCTCTCAAAGCCTGCTTACATCGCATTTGTTGCATATGTTGTTGCTGCTATTGTCATCCTCCTCCCTTTCAACATCAAGAGCACAATGGACCCTGATAATGTGACCGACCTCTCCAGCAAGTATGTCTTTGGTCAAAGGCTGTTGCTGGTGCTGATGATGGCTATTCCATTTGCTGTCTCAGTGTACTCCATCAACTGCTTTGTTGTGGGCAAGTGCTTCACTTGGAGCTACATTCACGCTGTACTTGCTGTGCTGTGGGTGCTGATGTTCCTCCTAGGCACTGTTATTTCATCACAATCACAAATTGAGCTATTCCGTGGTCTTGCAAGGATGTAAGCTTATTATAGTGTGTTGTCTGTTGTTAAAATTTGAGAAGGGCGGTAGGGTTTAAGGCTTTTATTGTTATTGTTCTTGTATAGGAAACAATGATGCAAATTACTGTTAATGCAAGTGAAGGAACAGTATTGCTGATTGACCTCAGCTACTTTGTCTTCTATAGGTACTTTGCCACTTTCAACTGGTACAAGCGTCAAGCTGGTGTTGCAGTTGATGTTGAGAAAATCATTGAAGATGCTGTATTCATGGAAAAATACAGTAAGATATTTGAAAAGACTATCATGGAACTTATCAAAACGTACAAAATTAGTCTTAGAAGTAATGTCATATTTGTGAAAGATTGTTCAAGAGACAATATATGGAGACATAAACACTATGATGGATACAAAGCTACTAGGGATGACAGGAGCACCGTTTTCAACAAAGATGTGTTCATATTCACATACAACGTCTTACTGCCACAACTAAAGGAGAAGATTGGATTTCAGATGACTGGTCATTACTGCCTAGAAGCAGATGATGTCATTGCCATTATCACAAATGAGACACTTGAAACAGCCCCCTCAGCAAGTGGTGAGGGTTGTGTGTCTGTGGCTATTGTGACTAATGACAATGACTATATCCAACTCTTGAACCACAAAAGTCTTCTTGCTAATGCTGATGGTGATGTGACCCGTGCAAGGCTGTGTATCAAAAACCTTCAAGACAAGAACATATGTGAAAGGGTTGGGTGCTCTCCTTGTGAATACATCAATGTTAAGAAGATCCTTGGTGATAAGTCTGATAACATACCATCTATTCTGAAGAAATGTGGAGAAAAGACTGCTCATAAGTTGGCCACAAATGAAGGGGCTTTGACGGCTCTGTTTGACAAAGACGCTAGTGCCAAGGCACAGTTTGAACTCAATGAACTCTTGATTGACTTTAACAAGATACCTCTCGAATATGTACAAGAGGTGAAAGCAAAAATCACGATAATCTAATATACTCAAAAGTGATTTAAGGCACTGACGAGCTTTTTTTAAAATTTGATTTTGTTTCTATTTAGCTAAATGCTATAGTGTATATTGTTAATCCATCTCACAACTGTTGTTGAGCTTGTGAATCCTTTTGCAAGGATGGATAATGATGACATCTGGAATCTGTTGAACTCTTTCAAGGATGAAGATGATGCAGATAAAGATTGTGAATTCATGGAAAACAAAGTAGACCTCTCTGGGAGAGATGGTCGTGTTTGCAAACATTGCAAGAGTGATGATATCATCCTAGAAGAAAGCATCTACACTTGCAGAAAGTGTGGAAGCATCAATGACAAGTTTATTGATATGACTGCTGAATGGAGGTATTATGGAAGTGAAGACTCAAAGGCTTCTGACCCGACCCGCTGTGGTCTACCCATCAACGCCTTATTGCCTGAGTCCTCTCTTGGCTCAGTCATTGGTCGCAATGTCAAAGAGAGCTATGAGATGAAACTAATCAGGAAGTACCATATGTGGAACTCAATGTCTTACAAGGAACGAAGTTTGTACAACATCTTTGACAACATCACTGTCAATGCTATCAATAATGGCATCCCTACCTCTATCATTGAGGAAGCCAAGATGTTCTACAAGAAGGTCAGTGAGAGCAAGATATCCAGGGGTGAGAACCGCAGCGGGCTTATTGCATCTAGCATTTACATGTCCTGCAAATCCAGCAAGGTACCCAGGAGTACCAAGGAAATAGCTAAGATATTCAACTTGAAGACCAAGACTATGACAAAGGGTTGCAAAAAGTTCCAAGATGTAATGAAGCTCAATGTTGAAAGCACTTGTGCCGATGACTTCATACAAAGGTTCTGTTCCAAGTTGGGTCTTGATACAGAGATCCGTGAGCTGTGTCGTGAAATTGTGGCAAAAGCTGATGACTTGTGTATTGTTTCAGAGAACACTCCTCCAAGCATCTCTGCTGGTAGTATTTACTTGTGTAATGTTGTGTGTCAGCTGGGCATTTCTAAAAAAGATATGGCAACCGCTTGTGAATTGTCACAAGTAACCCTGAGCAAGTGTTACAAAAAACTATTTGACCATAGAAGCTTGCTTTTCAGTCCTGAGGCTGTTTACAAATACAACATTAAGTGATTACCACTCATCATAGTTAGCAAAGTATGCTTGAACAAAGTCTTCAACAGTACGTTCATCCGGAAGCTGACAATGACGTGAACTTTGTCGTCTATACACATTAATGTTTCTGGAGCTTGGAGTAGTGTTTTTTATCAAAAGACATCTTCCATCTTGTGTTACTTTTTCTATGGTAGATGCATCAAACTGTGTATATTCCAGCAAAGTATTGTGAATTCTTGTGACAGTCGCTTCCCTACAATTGGACACGTCTATTATCACACATTCATTGTTAAACGTATTGAGGACGTTTGTTAGAAATTTTGATGTCAACATCTCTCTTGTACTCTGCTAGAAGCTAGCAATTAGGTAAATCTTAAATCAATGCTTATGCTTATAGCTTTTGCAAGTGCATCTTGACCATATTGTCATTGATATGGATAGGCTCAAGCTTGTTGTGATGATTTACCAAGTAAATGTTACCATCATCATCCTCAATAATGTTCTCAACAATGTGTGCATTAACACAATTCAGTGACACATATATACTGAAGTCAAAGTGACCCACGTGTTCTACTTGGATGCGTTGTGACACTGGAATACGCCACTTTGATGGCTCCTTTGTTGGTGTGAATGAAATCTTATAGGTTGCTGTTTGATGGTCATCAATCTCAAAATTGTTATTGGCCAGTCGTCTACGAATCGCGTCTGCTTGTGCTTCCTTCTTGAAAGCAAAGATTGTTGGCTTAGTTGTGTAATTGATGTGACCAAAGTATGACCTTGCCTTCCTGATCAGAAAAAGGTCCTGAATGAAAGGAGACATTGTTACTGGAGTAGGTATAATATACGCAGCTATTCTGTACAATACTCTTCATCTGTACTTATATGGAAAGAGTACTGTTTTGTAAAATGTAGTAAATAACATTGTAAGGGTGCTGATACCTAGACGTTTTAAAAAGTAAAAAAAACACTCATAAAATTACCATAATTACCAAAAAAAGGATGCATAACATCATTATCAGTGTAGGTGTTCTTGTCTATTCAAGCATTCTAAGTTTTCTGTCAGCATACAATGGCCTTTGCACACAAGTACCTTATGCAGGTGATTGGTGTGTCGGATGTTGTGGATGCAATCGTCGAGAGGGACATTAGGTCCAATCGTTGCGATGTGCACGCTGAGTTGAGTGGTATGTTTGGGGAGGCAGATGCTTCGTTGATGCAATTGGCAAGCGAGTACTATGATGAGTTTCACGGCGCCTCAGGAGTTATTAGTAACTGGAGGAATGTGCCCGTGAACTCGGAGGAAATGTTTGACATTGCGTGCGGGGTGACGTATGGGTTGGTGGAATTGTTGTATTCTGCTAGGGATAAGGAGGCTTTCCTCACAGAGGTGAGGAAGCGTCACGCTGGGGCAGCGTTTTCCCGGATGGTTGCTGTTGGGTATATGCAGTTCGTTCTTGACGACGCACGTGCTTGAATAGTGACATCAACCCTTGGAAACGGCATTGAGAGAGATGCCGTGTGTGACGCAACATTGAGAGAGATGTGTGCGTGAGTTTGTGAGGCTGAGGTAAGTCTCAAAGAAAAGATGAGGCATCTTTTCTTTTTTTTTGTCAAAACCATTCATAACATCAAACCATTTTGTGGTTGTACTCCCTTCTTGAAAGTACTGTTATACAAAAAGAAATAAGTTAAATGTCTAGGGTGTTGCTGTCTAGAAGTCCTCATCAAGGGCAAACTTGTATACATCACCTGACTCAACGCCTACATTGGCCTTGGCATATTCACCCACACGGGACTCAAAGAAGTTTGCCTTGAGGTTCAGGCCAATCCTATCCATAAAGTCAAAGGGATTGGGTGTATTGTAAATCTTGTCATAGCCTAGTTGAACTGTTAGGCGGTCTGCCACATACTTGATGTATTGAGTCATCAAGTCTGCATTCATTCCCAACATATGGCAAGGAATGGACTCAGTGATGAACTCGTTCTCAATCTCCACTGCCTCCTTGATGATAGTGTGAATCTCATCTTGGGTCAGTTTGTGCTTCATCATTGAATACAGAAGAACTGCAAACTCTGTGTGAAGACCCTCGTCACGACTGATAAGCTCATTGCTGAAGGTGAGACCAGGCATAAGACCACGCTCCTTCAGCCAGAAGATGGCACAGAAGGCACCTGAGAAGAAGATGCCCTCTACTGCTGCAAATGCCACAAGTCGGTGAGCAAAACTATCAGTCTTACTACTGATCCATTTGGTTGCCCAATCAGCCTTCTTCTTAATGCAAGGAATAGTGTTGATCGCATTGAGAAGCCTAGACTTCTCTTGTTGGTCCTTTACATAGGTATCAATCAGAAGACTGTATGTTTCACCATGAATATTTTCCATTGCAATCTGGAAGCCATAGAAACACTTTGCCTCCGGAATAACAACATCATTCATAAAGCGTGATGACAAGTTCTCATTGACAATACCATCTGAGCCTGCAAAGAATGCAAGAATGTGTTTGACAAAGTAACGCTCATTATCGGATAGTTTCACCCAATCATCCATGTCCTTACCAAGGTCAATCTCCTCTGCTGTCCAGAAAGATGATACTGCTAGCTTGTACATCTTCCAGATAGCATCGTATTGAATAGGGTAGATAACATACCTATTCTTGCTCTCCACAAGGAGCTCTTCATCCTCATTCATGTATGTAGTATCCTTAGACTGTTGTTGTGAGAGTTCAGAAGCCATTTGTCTTGATCTTCGAACTTAATATGTTACTAAGATTATTTTGGACTTGTAAACAACCTTGTGCGTTTGTTGTTAAGTAGTTGTCAAAGTATCAGCATTGACTGTATGAGTGCATTTAACTCAACATTACACTCACTGTGATAGAAGTGGACAAATGATCGCTTTGTGCGCATCCCACATTGACAGCAAAGAAAGGCTTGTGGCTCTGGACCATATGTTACAGAGTGTTTCAGCTCAAACCCACCATATTGAAATGTACATTAGTATTAGCGGTATACAAGAACATCAATGTCACGAAATAATCAAGCATAGGAGTGCATGGTTACATGTCACTTTTAGGGAAATACATCTCACTCAGTTTGAACACTATAAGCTTCTATGTGAAGATTTGAAGAGTGAGAAGATTGACAAAGACACATGGTGCATCTTCACAGATGATGATGATTTATGGCACAAGCAACGTGTTGAAAAGTATACGAAAGCCATCGAGCGCTCATGCACTGATGTAGTCAAATGTGAGAGTGGTATGTTGTTCAATGGCAAGCTTTCCCAAGGTGCGGAATATGTTGACTTTGCAACCAAGTTCAAGGTGTTTGTACAATTCTTTATCAATGCAAGACAAGAACTGCTAAAGCTTCGTGGGTGTGACTTAATATGGAGGAATGTATTAAGGTGTACACCTTGTACATTATTCACAGCAGGCACATGGCTGTATAGATATGACATACCTGAAGAGCGTCAGAGGCTACTTGTGACTTACTTGGATGCTTGTCGTGAAGGATGGGAGATATATATGTCGGACAATAATATACAGCATGGATACATGGCCAAAGTATGGGCCCTCACACCTGCTCCCATATCAGTATGAACATTAGTGATTATTTTTACTCTAGTAAACTAGTACTCTAGTTTTAATCATTGATGCTGTTAAATACCAACGGACATTGACTGCTTGTGAATAGCATTTTGTACGACCAACGCTATATAACGCTATTCTATTTTTTTTGTGTGTAATAGTGGTCGTAGGAGTTCAAGATGACGTGTATTGGAGCTGTACCCAATGTCTGTATTGCTAAAGTTGCTACTTATCTTGAACATGAAGACTTGCTGTCTTTCTCACTGGCTTGTAAGGACTTTAGTGTTATAATAAGGGATGACCAAGAACAAATAAAGAGAACTCGCACTTTTGAGACTTTCACTGCTAATCCTTATGGGCACTGCTTCATTGACAATAGGTGTGACAAAAAGCAACACAAACCTGCAATTAACCCACTTGACATCCTTGAGGAAGTAAAGGGACTGTGTGAGCTAGATGATGTTCTAGTTGAAGAGTTACATACACCCCACATAAGTGATGGGTTTTTCCAGTGGAGGCTTGATAATGGCAAAGATGGTTATTATATTACAGATATACACATAAAAGGCGACTTTGATGCCCCGAGGAAGCATGTATGGTTGATGTATGGACATGATGCCTTACGTGCTGAGTTTTGTAGTCATCTAATGAGATTAGTGTCAAAGGATGTTGATGGCTATTACCATCTCTACAATCCATTCTTATTGCTAGTACCTAAGCTCGTCAAAGGATTTGTAGATCCATCAGATTATCTTTTTCTGGAACTGGGGAGTTCAGAGCTGGCCTCCATTCGTATTGTGAGGCATAGAGTAAGTATGGCAAAGGCATATTCGTGGATTGCACGTATGGGTTACTGTGATGCATCCAAGCTCTTGACTTGCGATGAGACTGGACAGCTGCAAACAGCTGCAGCACCCCAGAGAAACTTGATATCAATGCCGAGGGCTAAAGGCGATGATACCCTCTATGATGGTACAAGATCCTCCAAGGAGGTATATGATGTAAAATTCATGTTTTCAGCTGGTGAGATTGTTGCTCTTTGTGTTGACATACGGTTGGCTTCTACAGGTTTGCGAATTGACCCATCTCTTGTCAAGTCATTTGCTGTTGGATATCGCAGTACAAAAATGAAAGGCAGAAGAGATGTTGGCAGGATTGAGATAGATGCCAGTTTAACACATTGTAGCTTTGTGCAGAACTATAAGAAGGCTGTGAAGTGGCCCTTCCAGTTCAAGGACTGTTTCATCATTCCTTTCAAAACAACATACCGTGTCGATGGCTATCTATTTGTTGAAGTCAAATTGAAGTCCGCTATGGACACTGTTACTAGAGCATTCAGGCTTGCGTACTATGAGCATATACACTTCAGTGACTGATAAGGGAAATACTTGTTTTTTCTAGTAACATTTAAGTACAGTTCAACATAACAGGAAAAATGAAGTGTGCTATAGCATTTATGTTGTTTCTACTGCTGGTAACAGCAACTAGCCAACACGTTGCAGAAATTCCCCTACAATACAAGTTATACAAGTACGATACAAAGCATTATCTCTTCTATAGTAAGACTTTGGCAAATCACAAAGATGCAGAGAATATCTGTAAGTCAAACAATGGTGTTCTAGCTGCCATTGATACTGAAGAGAAAAACCAACATCTCACCAATCGGATGGCTGACCTTGTGAGTGTTACTTGGTATGCTGGTAATCCAATTTCAGGGTCTCAAGGAGTACATTCATATTGGACAGCATATACTGCCACAACATTAGGGTGGCAACTAGTGTATTCTAATTGGATAACCAAGTACAGTGCAATTAAACAAGGTGGTTGTGCCGAGGTGTTTCTTGTTGAGAGCAACAACCACGACATATTTGGCTTTTGGGACAGTGTGAATTGTTTAGCACTGCGACCCTTCATTTGTGAGGTTGATGAAGGAGAAATGCCAATAGTTGTTGAGACACAGTATAAGAAGTATATGTTCTTTGTAGAGAAGCCATTGTCATATGATGATTCACAGAAAGTATGTCAAAGTTATGGTGGTGACTTAGTGATGATCCAAAATGAGACTGAGAACTCACTTGTGATCAATGCTATGAAGAGTGCAAAAGACAACTACCTCTTTGAATATAGCTTCACGTTTTGGGTAGGTGCACAAGTAGTAGATAACAAGTTGCTCTATGCAAATGGGCAACCCTTGAGTTATACAAACTATACACAAACTCTACAAGACTTTGTTGCATATGCTGATACCAATGACTACAGTGTATGCATATCAGTATACAATAGTCAGGGGACTGGATGGGGTATTTCACACTTGAAAAACAAGTTGGTGTTTGCTTGTGAAGTTGCATACAATGTCTCATATGTGACAAATAGCTCTATCCCACTAAACTCTACAAACAGTACAAATCTTACTAACAACACCCTTACATTGCCTGACCTATCTTATCTAGATGGTGTCTTTGTACAAACAAATAACACTGTGAATACCACTGAGCATACAATCACAGTTCTTACAAACCTCACAAACAATGTAATAATTCCTAGACAGAAACTACATAGAAAGATAACTGATGTCCATGTAACTTCTTCAGACCTTCTATGGGTTATTGTGAGTGTTGGTGTGCTTGTGCTTGTATCTTGTATTGTACTCACAGTGTTGGTTGTATGCACAAGAAGACGGTCGTAACGAATAGTTTATTATTTTTATCGATATTTCTCGATAATCTTTATTGAGAACTTGGTATCTTGCAGCGCTAGTAGAAGCTACTAGAAAGGGTTGTAAGGTCTATCGGGAACCCTCGATAGAGTTTATCGATAAATAGGGTCTGCTACTAGAAACATAATAGTTCAAGTTTCTTTGTCTCTAAAGGGGTGTGTCCCCCCCCCTCAAAGTATAAACATTGATGATTATGGTCTTAGCAGCACTTTGTTATGAAGTTGCATTACCATAATCAGTGTATATCTTACACAAGTATAAACATTGATAGTTTGATTGAAATTATGTATAAGCATTGAAAATCAGCACTTTATACATTCTACATATAGACATTGATTTATGTAAAAGTTATAAACTTTATCAATGTTTATACTTATGAGGACAATGGTGCTTGGTGCTCCATTAAGTGAGGTATAACTTACATTGAAAAGGAAATTTATTACATTACTGGTGTGTTTCATCAATGATTATCAATTTGGGGGGGGGAGGACACACCCTTACGAGCATATAGAATATGTAACTATGTTTCCTTCTACTAGCTTGGAACCATTTAAACATTTATAATCAATGTTTGTATAATGTATAAGCATTGATTATACCTTGTCTTTTCAAAGTTTTCTCAAAGCATATAAAGGAATAGAAATAGGTTACCAAAAGTCACTATGACTGACACTGTAACTGATGCCAAGAAGTTTACATGTATTCGCTGTGGTCATGAATCAAAAACAAAGGGAAATCTCTTGAAACACTTGAAGAAACAAACACCTTGTCTTGACACTAATAGTAAAGAGAGTAGAGAGGATATCATCAAGAGCCTCACAAGAGTATCGGAAAAACCAAAGGTGCACGGGTGCTCTTACTGTGACCAAATGTTTAGTTTTACTCAAGGCAAACATCAACATATGAAGGTATGTTCAAAGAATCCGCAGAATGTTCTACTAGCAAAGGTCAACAACATGGAAAAAGTTATAGAACGGTTGCAGACAGAATTGGACAAAAAGAACTCGACAAGTACCACCAATAATAACACGGTTATACAAAACCAACAAAACAATAATATTAATATCATCCTCAATAACTATGGGAGTGAGACATCTCCACAATTAACTCATGAGTTTCTTAATAACTGCTTGTTAAACCCTAAGAAGGGACTGCCCAGCTTGATTGAAAAGATCCATTACAATCCAGAGTTACCTGAGAATTATAACCTCCGACACAAGAGTACCAAGCAAAACACAATGCAAAAGTTTGTGGACGGAGACTGGCATGATTGTGATGCTTCTAATACGCTTAATGAGCTTATCAAGAAAGGCTACAGGATTTTGAATGCTTACTACTCAGATCATGTGGCAAATGATCCTTCCATTACCGAAGATGAAATGAAGGCAATGATATACGAGAAGTTCAGGTTTCTTGGTGATACAAAATCTTTGGACTACAATGCTGTCAAGCGTGACTTGCGGTTATTGGTGAAGGACAGGACGATATTTCTACTTGCTCCTCATGGAACTGACATAAACCCCGATGAGATGGAGCAAATAGCAAATGAAATTGAAGGTGCATTATCAAGCGCGTAACTGCTATTAGGAGAGATGCAACAAGACATATGATAAAAGTAATGTGCAAAATTTATATTATGCGCAAATATAAAACTCGCAAATATTACAATGTTCATTTTCTACATATACAAACACCATACTATGGAGGTAGATGTCTAGAGTAGGTGTATGCGCAAATGTTCCAATAAATGCAAACTTTCCAATACATGCAAATATTCGACAACCAAAATCCATTCATTAAGGTTCAAATGAATTTCATTTTCATTCATTAAGGTTCAAATGAATTTCATCATTAACTGTTTACCTTTCAAATGAATTTGTGTTAACTTGTAACTAACACTCATCATACCCCAGATATGTGTCTTGGAACTCTTGAATACCCATAGACACACTCTGCATTGATGATATACACACATCACATACAGGCCTCAGATTATTGACATGTAGGGTTCCACCCTCTGACTTCGGGATCACAAGCCCACATTGAAAGTTGTGTTGTGTGATATGAATACATCGGCAACACTTACACTTGACCTGGCCAACTTCCTCTCCTACATACTTATTCCAAACTTTGATAATCAGCGCTTGTGTAATCTTTCCATACTTTGGTCTCATAGACCTTGCAAAGTTTAAGTTATCCATGTTCATTGCATTGCTACCTCAAGTCCTTGCCTTTCCTTTAGCCTCAGTTGCTTTAAGTCGCCTATCCAACAAGCTCAAGCTCCAAGAAACAATATTCTATCCTTATTATAACAAGTAATGGGAAACAAGATTTCTCTTGCATCACACAAGGTCTTTGAGAAGGACTTGACCTACCTCACCACCATGGTGAATGCCATCATTGATGATAAGAACATCTTCAAGAACTCTGACTATAACTTCTTGAGCAAGGATGTCTGTGAGCGTCATACTCTTGTCCTTGAGGATGAGCTCAACAAGCATCTTAAGGTGTCCCTTCAGACTGTTGGTACAAGTTTGTATCTGATCCCCAACAATGACAGCAACAACAAGCAAACCATCAAGGGAACCAAGCTCACCAAGCGTGAAATCTGTGAGAAGATTAGCAACCACTATATGAAGATCCTATACATCCTCAGTCTAGTCAAGTATGTGTATGACATCGAGCACCACGGTGACTACAGTATTGCAGGTATCATCTTCCGCAACATCAAGGTTGTCGATGACATTATGGCCATCAACTACTGTAGTATGCCTCAAAAGGACTACTCACAAAAGACACAAAACTTCAAGATTGATTTCAGTAACCTTGAAGGTATGAGCTTCTTTGTAGACTATGTGCTGTCTAAGCAAGAGTCCAAGACATTTGTCGATGTTCTCCGTGCTGTACTTGCAAGGAGCCCAAGGGGGATTGTCCGTCAACAAGCTTGTGCTTTCTTGAAGAACAAGAAGCTCCGCAAAGAGGATATCCGCAAGGTCGAGGAGTTGTACCAAGCTCGCTTTGGCTCAAGGCTTGAATGCCCTCTTGATGGGAAGTCTTCATCTTCAAGCAGTGGAAGCGGTGAGAGCTTGACTATCAAGGATGCTGAGAATGTTGCTACAAAACGCCCCAACTTGCACGTGAAGATTGAGAAGGACAACCCTGTATTCCTTAAGGACTTCTGTTACAATGTGAAGGAGATTGTCATTATGACAAACAAGCCTAACAACAAGCCCATTGTGGAAGCCTTCAAAGTGATGCAGAACAACTACAAGAGCAATATCAAGGCGATTGAGGCTCTGATGGACAGACTTGTGACTAAGAAGGGCAGTGCATATGAGCTGAAAGACATCACCAAGTATGAGCTTGATGCTATCGTGAATGATGTCAAGTCATGTGTAAAGGTGTTCTACATCCAATCCATTATGGACTACCAACGTTTGTTAGATATTGCAAAAAACATTCAGACTATAGAAGTAAACAAGGAGACATAGTCTATCCTTCACAATGAATGCATTGTTGAATGAGTACTTGTTGAACGAAGTCTCTAACATAACACTTGATTTTGTTAAGAACCTTGTAGCAAAAGTAAAGAAACACGATATATGCACTTATGCTGGACACTTTATCTGTGACCATATGCTCAGCAATAACATATGGGTCTACAACAAAGTGAAGGAGTACTTGGAACTCATTGAGGTCTGCAAGCCAAGTGAAAAAGAAAGGTTAATAAAACTCTTGTATGCCCTTTTTCACTTGATAGGAAATGCTGATAAGGGCCGTTTTACTTTCTATTACCCTAATGAGAAGAGGGATATGTTTGCGGACGACATCAAGAACATCCGTTACACTGTTAGTTCGAGGGATAATGCAGACTTATCACAACTGAAGCAGGTTCTAAGTGATGAAGCATATGTCTTGCTCACAGTGATACACGAGACTTTCATGTATTCAGTGGAGTCCAAAGCAAGTCTCCAAAAGTGTTTTGTCATATTGCGGTACTTGCTGACCCTGTCCCCACGCCATTACATCCAGGGAACTACAAAGGGTGTTACAATGGACATCATTGACTTTGTGTTTTTGGTTTGTGTTTGGTATGGAGACAATCCTCACTGTCCAACAGACTTGCGCACTTACATTGCCTTGATAAAGGACCTGTTTTATTACAAGCTGAAGAAAAAGGATAAGTTGGTGAGGATCAACATCGTATTCTACTTGATTTATGTAATCCTCAATAAACGTACTCGCAACCAGCCTATAGACTATGATGGAGTGGGGTGGAACTTTGAGCAAGCCATTACTAGCAGCAACAAGAGTAAGGGCATCAAATCTTCTAAGACTATTGATGTTGAAGCGGATGTTGATGCCTTTGAAGATGATGGCGACAATGCAAGTGCTCGACGTACAACAAAGCACACGCAGCAAGAGGCAGACCCTTATGTCCAAGAGAAATGTCAGTACCTATTCATATATATGGACTATGATGATCATATGAGGTATGAGATAGATAGGGAGAGGGAAAGGACACGTATGATGGCCAAATTGATGAGGGCATCAACCAAAGAAGTAGAAGTTGATTCGTTGCTTATGCGTGACCCAAGGAATGATGTTCATATCACCAAGCTGACCCGTTAGTCTTGTTTAATAACCTGTGAATAAGTAAATATGTTTGTAGACATTGCAGACAGATACCTGTATGTTTTGAAGTTTTTCTCAACATGGGTTGTATTTCTTACATTGATGTCCAAATATACTGCAGGTACTTTGAATCTGGTGTTTCTTGCAATTTTTGTAATAGTGGGAGGAGCATATATCTCCTATGTGTATCCAAGATACTACGCATATCCTTTTGGACCATGGCAGATAAAAGTACAAGGAGCAGCAATGGGCTTTACAGACTACTTCTTTCACTTGATGCTATTGATTTATGTCCTTGAAACTTTTGGAGACAAATACAGTCTATTCAGTGTTCAAACATTAAACTCTATTGCTTTAATGGTGGTCTACTGGTTGCTGATTGACTATAAGGAGGTGTATCACTTGAGGAGTATTGATGTGAAGGCAATCGCTGTTATGTTTGCTGTAACACTTGCTGTCTTTTTGTCTATGCAAAGCTTAGTTACTATGAACTAGTTATAGAGGGTGTTGAGCATATTGCGGATTTCATCATACTTGACAGTTGTAGAGCCGCCATAACAAGGTGGTGCAACAGTCCTACCTTGAAGTGCTGGCATCAAGATGTCTTCAATCCTTGCCAGATGCCACGTTTTATTCTTTTTGAACTCATCTTCAATGACCTTGTTGAAAGGGTTGAAGATAGGATAGCTGCCCCTGACCACACTGATGATGGCAATTTTGTACTTGTTATACTCAACAAAGTCATTGTATTGCCTGTGTTTCTCTGTTGCACTTCGTTCAAATCCTGGCTCACAGCCAAGAGCCATTTCAAAGAAGCGCTCTTCCAAGGTGACCAAGAGTGCCATCAAGGACATTGATGGTGACCAATCTTCACTTCCCCATGTATTGATGATGGACAAACATACCTTACCTGTGCTATAATAGTTGGGATGGAAGCGGCAAGCAGTGCTCTGAGGGTGGAACTGTAGTTTTGGAGGTGCCATAGGATAGTTTTCAGGGAACTTGACTTCAAACAGGAAAAACCCTCCAGTATAAGGAGATACTAGTCCAGAGGTTGCATCAGACTTATGTCTTGGTGTGATGAGGGCCAACATTCGAGTAAGGTCATCATCAAAGAAATGGAAGTAGATACCTTTCTCTGCGAGGTGCTCTTGGTTTTTCCTGAGCAGTTCAATGTCTTTGGGTACTCTTCTAGAAAGCATCGACATATCACCAAGAATGTATAGTTTGCTGTTTTGGTAGTTCGTTATGTCAATTTCACAACATGTATGTAACCTACACCGAAGACCTTTGCAATTTTGTATTTAAGGTGCTATTTCAGACAGACACACAATTTTTAACCTAATTATATGTAAAATAATACCATCTGATGGGAAACAAGTTTTGTAAGCTAGACAACAGTTTCATTGTAACAGCTGATAAATCATTTGCTAACTGTGTTACAGACAAAGAGTATGAAATGCTGAGGACAAAAACCTCATATGTCACGAAGCCTGGAGATGTCCATCCAGGCAGATGCATGTATTATGATACTAACTCATTATCATCTGCCAATATTCCAAAGCTTGATCAAGTGCAAAGGGACAAATTGTTCCTTGACAAACTAGTAGATTCAGGGATGAAGTGTGTGAAGACAAACGGTTCTGCAGATGGAAAAGACTCAACTGTCACTATTACCACAACAGGAAGTATTCCGTCAAATATGTATTCAATCAAGAGTAAACCCTCTGTTGCTCAACCAGACATTGACGAATTTGAATCAAATTATAGGGCTTCATATGTGGCATCTGTAGGTAACCCAGCAAGTTTGTCTGAAATGAGCAAGTTGATTGATAGCTATTTTGATACCAGTAGTATCACTAAGCCTGTAACAAAAGCACCAGTCATGGCTCCATCTCCGCCATCCATTCCTCAAACACAAGTGCCCACTACTGCATCACAAGCCCCAAGCACAGCTTCCTCACCACAACCATCCCTTGCGGTTGCACAAGTCCCAATTGCTCCATCACAAGCACCTGTAGCACAACAAGCATCAACTACAGAATCATCAACTGCATCCCCAACACCAACTACAGACTATGCTGATTTACAACAACTATTTGGATCTATCATTTGGTGGTTGATTGCATGTGTGTTGGTTGTCTTCATCTTCTTTCTTCTACGAGGACTAATTCGTGGTCTTGTAGGTATTAAGAAAGGCCTCAATCCCATCCAACAATACGCAGGTGCAAAGATTATCAAGAAGATGATCAAGAAAGTAAAATAAACTCGTTACAAGTGCCCTTTACACTCTGGACACATAACATACTGAGGCTCATCAAATGGTTGTACAGTGATCCGCTTTGAGAAACGCTTGCCATTCTCTGGGGTCCATCCATACTTCTGAGCAATCTGTTCTACTTCAGCATCAGTCTTGTTTGTATAATAAACATTGGTTCGTAGTTTGTCATAGATGTCCCCATCATCAAGCTCGTAGCTGCAATGAGGGCAAGGGTCAATGTGTTGTTGTTTGTCCATGACAGTTATATACAATATCATTATAACTGTTCTTATATATCATCTTGGAGGAGTTCTAGGAGCAAGTGAATAGATATAGTCCACAATGTGGTCTGACTCTATTATCACAGTCTCTGGCCAGTGTTGATGTGGCCATGGTTCAAATGGTTTTACCTTGATATGTCTGTCTTCATATATCTCTATGATGGTGACAACGATAGTAACATCGGCGTTATATGGACGTAAGTTATATAGAACGATGTCTCCCTCGTGCATCTATGCTCTTTCCTGATTGTTATTGTTTATTATTCTCTTTATATAAACCAAAGAAGGTATGTCAAACACTAATTCGAACACCACTAACACCGGTACAAAGGCAAAGACTGGTACAAAACTATTCAAGAAGAAGGCGGTGTCCTTCTCTACACAAGAGGTATTTGACCTTGGGTTTAAGCCTGATGTAGAAACTTGCTTTTGTGCTGTATCCAAGCTTCTATTCAGAAATGTAATCAATGTGGATGGTAGCATTGATATGGAACAACTTGTTAATGTGAAGAAGCGTGAGCTGTGGAGCTATATCTACTACCTGTACCAATACAACAATGCAACTATTCCTGAGTTTATTGCAATGAAGAACCCTAGCACAGGCAGGGCTGATGGTATGCTCTTTTACCAAGCCGTATATGTTGATGCTAATGCTAATGCTAATCCTAACAGTAACACAAATGCTAGCAACAACTCAAAGGTAGCAAAGAAGCTTGGGACTGACATTGTAAGAATTGTGTATTTCATCAACACCATGGTACATACTTACAAAGATGACTTGGTTAATCCAGTGATTGATTATCTCAAGCAACTGATGAAAAAGGAAATGTTCACTAAACTCTCAGAAGTCAAGGTTGAGATGGCACCTATCCTTGGCAATAGTGACAAGAAGAATGTTCGTGTAGGATTTGAGCTGATAAAGCCATAAGGTTGGCACTTAGCCTTGTGGTGTCATACGAGAGAATAACTCACTATGACAAGCCTTGGGACTATGTCTAGGTTGTTTCTTCCTCAAGATGACTTGCCAACTTGTATTTTCAACCTTGAGTTCATCATGGAAAATGTCCAAGAAAGCATCAATACCCTTTTTGGGACACACATAGTCGTGGTCCTTACTTGATGTGTAGTCATCAAACACCATATAACCACCTACCTTAAGTAGTGGGAGAGCCAAGATAGCATCCTCAAGCACATTCTTGGAATGACGGGAGGCATCTACATAGATAAAGTCATATTTCTGAGTAAGCACTTCAGGTGACTTGAGGGCATCACGTGTCTCTTTGGAAATCAGTTTAACCTTGTTACCAAACTTGGATGTATTCCTGAGGAACCTTTGTTTGGCTGATTTCAACGATTGGTAACTATCAACACAAGTGATATCACTCTGTGGGTGGGTCAGGATATTTTCAAGAGTCCAGACCGCACTGCGTCCCTCAAAGCTTCCAAGCTCAAGAGCATTCAGGGGTTGCTCCTTGCCTTTCTTGATGAGTGCCTTGAAGTGTTTTTCCCACCTTGGAATGTTGTTAGAGAACCAGTCTTCTGTGAACTCATAGTCACTCTGGGATTGAGCCTTTTGTGCGTTTGACCTTTTGACCATTTCTTACCAAAACTAGATATTTTTGTTTGTTTGTTGTTGTTACCAGATCTTGAAGTATAGCATACTGATGAAGTCATCTAGGTTATGCTTGACAAGTGGAGCATCTGTCTGAATGATCCAATGCATTGGTACTATCACAACTTGATATGGTTTGAGCTTAATAGTGATATACTCTGCAGTGGTGTCTTCAAGAGGTGTGGTTGAGACCATATCATTGATGTTTTTGTTATTATGTTTGTTCCATTTCATCATCGACTTGAAAGATGGATTGATCAGATTTATGGAAGTGTCTTGGTTGTTGGTGGAATAAACAAATGAGAACTTGGCTCTATTCATGATAGGTGAGCTATGAGTGACTTTATAGTCTGTTTTTGTTACATATGAGTATTTGAAGAGTGTCCCGAGGAGTTGCTTGGGAGTCTTGATGCTGTCATATATGATAATAGGGTTGCGTTCATACAGCATATCAAGACTTACTTTATCCAGGAATGTTTGTACTAGCTCATATGTGTTATTGTACTTTGAATAGTAATGGACATAGATGAGTACAATGAGTAGAACTACAATGAAGAACAGTAGTTTAGTCATCTTGACTTTAATAACATTATACATAAAAATGATTTAAAGCTATACACATACATAAGCACATCAACCATTTTGTTTATTTTGGATTATGCAAGACACAGATGTTAACACAAATACTGTAGCAATTAGTTCCTCTGACAGTGAAGAATGTGTGGTGGTGGAAGAAGAGGTCAATACACCCACAGTAGGTAAGTATGTTGGCCAGTGCAAATGGTTCAATGACCTTTTGGGTTATGGCTTTGTAACAGTGTGTGATGGTAATGACAAGGGAAAGGATATTTTTGTCCATCACAGTGGTATTATGCCTTTGAATTCAAACTATAGGACATTGAAGAAAGGTGAATATCTTAATTTCAACATTATTGATGGGATGAATGGTCTTCAAGCTGTGGATGTAACAGGTATCAGTGGTGGTCCGTTGATGTGTGACTTTGTGAGTGTCACAAGGACCAATGTCACTCCTCAACCCAACCAAAACCAAAGTACATACGTTCCAAGGCACACGCACACACCCTCACGTTCAACAACAGGAAATGCTAGTGTCACACCAGTCTCCCCGCATTCAAGACAGGTTTCACAACAAACCAACAACCCTTATCAGGCTATTAGCAATGCCCTTGGTTCACAATGGTATGTTGTGACTAAGACAGGTAGGAAGAAAAACCTGGCAAAGTATAGTAAGGAGGGAAGAGCACTGATGAAGCAGGCAAAACAAGGAGTAATGCAACAACTGAATAGTCAGCAAGACAAGTAATTTTTATTGTGAGTTGTGTGGTACATGTTCTACACAACTTGAAATTTTGTGCTGTTAATATAATAGTGGGAGTTGAGAGGCAATGAGTATAAATTACAAGTTCCAAGACTTGGCAAAGTTTATTGAAGATGTCAAGTTTCTCATAGCTAGTGGTGGTGGAGGTTTATTTCCAAGTCCGGGGAGTTTGGCTGGAAAGACACTGCCTGAGATTATTCTCAGATTGGTATGGCTTGTGATACTGTGGATTTTAATCTTCATATTGGTCTATGTCGTCTATAAGACTATTTTCAAGGGTTACCCAAGGTTCCCTGTGGATTTGCTGAAGTTGAAGTTCTATAACAAAGTAGATGTTAAGTCTGCAGTAGGAGACCCGAATGGAATCTTGTATGACAGCGTTCATGAGTTGTCGGGTGATGAAATGAAAGATGCACTTGCATATTATGGAAAGAGTGGGTATGATTTTGGTTCTCCATCTATCTTTCAAGAAGTCAAAGATGCTATTGTTAAGGAGTATCAACCAGAGTACAATACAGATGGAACCAAAGAAGCTCTGAGTGACTATTACAAGTACTTTATGCAGATAAACAACAACCTTGGTCTCAAAGGGCAATCATCAACTAGTAAGGTTGCTTTCTTGAAGTCGCTATATGATGATGTTTTTGCCAATTACACCAACTGGTATTTGAACGAGGTTATTGCCAAGGAGAGAATGTTTAATTGTGTATTGAATAATGGTAAGACTGATGATAAGCGTGGAGAGATTGCTCAAAAGAAAAAACAGTTGGAAAGGGAATATGATGACCTGCTAAGAAAGGTCAATTGTAAGAAGGTAGCTACTACATGTGAATTTGCCAAACTGTTTGTGGATCCAGATGTGAGCCTTGAATGCAAGGGAGACAACAAAGCCATCATCAACAAGTGGCTGAAAAAACTTGGTTATGATACTCCAAGGTTGAGATACAGACAGTTGGAGCGAGAAATAAGGAATGATAAGAGGTCGATGCCATTCAAACTGCCCAAGCCAAAGAAGCGTGCTAAAGAGCGTATTAAGTGGAAAACAGAAGAACAAAAGAAGCTCAAGATACAAATGATTGATATTCAAAGGCAAGCCATTGCAAATGCTGAGGCGGAAGCACGGACTGTCAAGCTGCCATCCATCAGCAATGCAACATCAAAAGATATCATTGACTATGACACTCCGGCAAGAATTGCTCCCAACACATCACGTACAAAGGCAGATAAAGACAAGGTTAATTACATCATCTATGTGCCTTGTTATGAGCTTTATAAACAGTACTACAATGTTCATCATGACAAGATGTTCAAAAGCTTGGACAAGACAATGTCTGTTGATGAGATCGTTGCATATATCTTCTTGACAGACCTTGAAAAGATTATGGAAAACAATGAAGTTGCTGTAAAGCTAGGTAATGGTAGTAAGGGTAATTCTCCTAGTGATGATGACGCACAACTACCTGCTACAAGACCAACACTAATTGGTAAGTTCCTTCAACTCCATATGACGATTGAGAATATGGCTGGAGTTGTAGAAAGAACATTGCTTGATGTCAAGAACCCCATCAACTATGCACAGTTTTTGGTGTTCCCTGATGATGAAATTGTGAAGGGAGCTGTGACGGAACTTGTAAAGTATAACAAACAAGTTGTACCCTTCTATCATATGTCACAGGGAGCCCCAGGAACAGAGTTTATGAAAGCATATGAACTCGCTTCTGCAAAAATGGTGGTAAGATACGACTATACATTCTATCTGATGGAAGTGTTTGCATTCTTGTCCTCAAATGACCCTGGTATGTATGATAACTATGTGAGACATTTGAACTCCTTTGAATTCAATCGTAACTCTCTGATTACCTTTCTCAATATGCCAATGGAAAAACAGAATGACCCTAAAGTGATGGAGAGCTTCAAGATTTCAAAAGGGTTACTTCTCTTTGTAAGAAGACATCCCATCTTCACCACAGTGTACTTGGGAGATACCAAGATGAATAACAAAGAGACATATGTAATGGTGATGCAGTTGTTCATGGACGTGCTTCAAGACAAGCCTGAACTTGCTAAGAAGGCTGTTGCAGTTGGTTCATTGAAAGTGGAGGAAGCAGAGCTGATTGTCAAGTCTGTTGAGGAGAAGGTGTTGAACTTGAAAAAAGCTAACACAAGTCTCCATATGATCCATCTGTACTTTGCACGTTATCGTGACTCATTCCACGAAAGAGATGCTGTGACAAAGAGTAAGATAAGTAGAGATGGGTTTGTAGACATTTATGACCAACACAACATCTCATATGAGTTTGGTTCATTCTTTTCGAGATTGTTTGAGCCCTTCAAGCAAGAGTTTCTTGATGGACGAATCAAAGCATCTTGGAACAAAGCCTTCTATGCACCAAGGTTTAACCCAAACTTGAAGCAAGACAAGAGAAACATTAGTTATTGGAGGGACTTCAATGCATTCTGGGTTGACTACATGGGAAAGAAGATGGATGATATGATGAAGAGCTGGTGGAAGAACTTCAAGAACTATACCAAGCCAAAGTTTTGATAATAAAATTAGGTGGTTATAATAATAGACACTATATAAACAGGGCAACATGGTAGTTCCCATTTTCAATGTTCTTCCAGCAATTGCTACCCAACTCAATGGGGCAAAGGCTGATATTCACACCTTGAAAGATAGGATTGTGGGCAAACTGAAGGAAGTTAAGGACCGTGCACAAGTAGGCAAAATCTTTAGCTTCTTCAAGCTATTTTCTGCTTTATTTACTTTGGCAGGCATGATCATTTCGATCTTCAAGAACCCGCTAGAGTTCTTGGTGATGATTGTAGGTGGTATATTGGCGGGTACCCTATATGTCATGTACAAAATCACAGTATATCCCCCATTGAACTGGATCATCTTTATCATCTGGTTCATTGTGACTAAGGTAATATTCCTGATAGTCTATACCATTGCCATTGGTTTGGTTGTGGTGTTTATCTGTATTATTCTATTGGCAATTACGTTCCTCAACTGGATCACAAAAGGTAAGCTGAACAATTTGCTTTTATGTCAAAATAGCCCACTTGCATGGTATCAAATACCTAACTTCCATCTTGGAAACAAGTTTGAGAGGTCTCTGTTCTGTAAGTCTCCTTGTGCAGCTGGTCACGCGCCAGATGAGCTCACAGGTGAGTTCTGTGACAGGATGCCCAGAGGACAACCATCATATTGCCCTCAAGCAGAGATTATGAGAATTATCAGCAATCACAGTAGGAGTGACTTGAGATATGCCTATGGGGAGTTTGATCCAACCACCAATTTATGGTTCCCTTTTATGACACCAGCAGACAAGGAAACAGCATACAAACATTACTATCTGAAGAGACAGACCTTTTTCAACAAATGTAATGATGCTATGGGGCCATACAGTAAGATGACCTTGGACTTTTGTAGTTCATTAGACATGTTGAAAAAGATGAAGTACAAGAACTTGAGTGCAAAGGACATTGCAAGGCTTGAGAAGGTCTGCCAACAAGGGTTCTGTAACTCCAAGAACAGATACTCTTTCTGTGGTAAGTTTGGAACAAATGATGTTGAGGAGAAGAGTGTGGCTGAGCTTATCAAACAGATTGTCTATTTCATCATATTGTGTGTAGTGTTCATGACTATGTTCTACTTCACGTACCAACTTGTATTATCCTTGTAAGAACAAGTTTTATTTGTGTTGTTTTTATATATATCTTCACAGTCACAAGATGTCTGTCACAATCAATGCTGAAGCTGCAAAGAAGCTGCAAGACAGAGTGAAGGGTTACACAACAAGCAATACCTACAAGGGGATGGTTATGACAGTTGTCATTGCCATTATCATCCTTATGATAGCTTTCTTTCTCAAGTTGTTGAAGTGGGTTATGGTGCTTATTGCAGTAGGGCTGATTGCATCTGTGGGTTATCGAGGCTACCAAATGTGGAAAAGACGGAATCAAGTATAGCTCCTTTGCTGTGTTCATTATCAAAAGGAGGGGTTAAGGGGAACCTTGGTTCCCCTCCGTATAAGATTTTCTACATATTCAACATCAGAGAGATGTCCCTTACAACACCAAGAGTATCTATACCTTCGTCAAAGGTTACACAATACAACAAGATATTACAATCTTGTTTGCTCAGTCGGAGAGTGTACAATGATGTTAAGAAGAGAGATGTGATAGTACACAGGAATGGAAGGTGCATCTATGTCTGCTTCAAGGGTTGTTCATCTTTGAATGACTTCATTACCAGTGTTGACATACGAAACTGTCGGATCAATGGTGAGAGTGTTGGAATACACAATGGTTTCTGTGAGAGACATCGTGGGTGGAAAGATGAGGTATATTATGGCATTCTAGACGAATGTATGAAGCAACCAGTGTCTGACATTGTCTTTACAGGGCACAGTGCTGGAGGGAGCCTTGCACAGATATGTTCATTATTTGCAAATGACTTGATTACTGAAGAGATCCAGACACATTGTTATACATTTGGAAGTCCTAAGGTTGGAGATGAATGTTTCAAGGATGCTATTGAGGAAACACTCAAAGACAACCTTCTAAGGATTGAGACCTTCAATGATATTGTGTGTTTGCTTCCAATGCAGTCCAGTTTTGAGCAAGCCGGTAAAGTGCTGATACTTGGAAACCCAAACGGTAATGTTGGCAACATATATCAGGGTGGCAATGAATTTTTTGATGTATACCATAAAGAGTACATTAGCTTTGTTCGAGAGTTGAAAGCTAATGGATTATTGAATAAGCAGAGTATCATACAGATGGTGGATGATCATTCTTGTGACAGCTACACAAATAACATTGTGTCTTTCATAAAAAAAGCAAAGGTCAAGTAAAAATAAAGACGCTATAGATTATAAGTTACTTGGTATGATAAACAGCGTACGAGTCCTACATATTTTCGTTATCGGACCTCTACTTATAGCAATCGGAGCACTCAAGCCTCATGCAAGTCTTGTATACTTGTTGATGCGATTAGCGGGGGCTCTATTGATGATGAGCTTTGCTTGGAAGCTGTATGAATACGGGTTGAGAGCACAGAGTCTGTGGTATGTGGTTCATATGGTGGTCTTTGCTGCTCTAATATTGTATGTAGGATTTGCTGGTAGAGAAAATGCACCACCAGTAGCCTTCTCACTACTGATGGCTCTAGGCATCACAGCAATATCATATCATTTAGTTAGGCTACTTGGTTATTGAAGCCTGAAAGGGATGCCTTTTGCGGCAAGAATGCGATTGATTTCTTGTTTTTCTTCAGTACTGAGATTGCGAGATTGTAAGTCTTTGCCGGCAATCTTAATGGAGAGAGCGTATCTGTTTGGGTATGTGTTTCCTTCTTTAAGGAGTTCTTGAACTACAATTTCCGATATGAGTGGCATTTGTTGTCCTTTGATATTTTACTAGATATTTGTAGCATAAAATTTGAAATAGTAGGCTTATATACATACTATTTAAAGGCGATTAAAGTTTATCTGTTATAAGTCGCGTATAAGATGGAGCACCAACAGACTCTTCGTTGGACACCATCTGACAGAGATGAGTGGCTTGCACACTGTGCAAATACTGATAAGGAAAGGGGTGTCAAGGACGGCTATGGTTTCAATGTTATGATGAAGCAATTGCCGACTAACGGGTCAGACCAGGAAGATCCTCGTAGAAGCTTTGTGACCTCATGTTTGGCAAACACATTGTATGGTAATCACCCTTTAATCAAGCGGTTGTCCTTGTGCTTTTACAAAGCATTAATGATGCAACTATCACAAAACTCCTTCTTGACACTTATGCAGAGGAGGGGTAACTTTGTGATAATGGTTAAAGGTAGCAATGCTTACAAACTACTCCTCAGACGCATTCCACAAATTAAAATTGATGTAGACTACTCTGATTTAGATGTTGTTGTCTTCATCAACCCACACCTTGAAGATGCTTTGTTTGAACAGATCAAAGGCAGTTTGGTAATTCTGATATCACAAGTGCTGTCAAAATATAAGAAGGACTTGGATGCAACATTGTTCGCAAGCGGTGACAATGTGAATCTGGAAGAAAGGATTCTTAGGAAGGATTTGGTACAAGACTTTAAGGAGTTGTTCAAGTCATCATTAGAAAAGTATGAAGAGGAAGGCATAAGATTGCTGACTCCATTTCAAAGCAATAAAGTAAGGAACTATTGTTCAAAGAGAAGCTTTGTGATAATTGCGAATGAGGTGCAAAGAAACCACGTTGTGAGGGTTGAAGTACCACATCTACCAAGGTGTGAGCGCATACCTCTCAAAAAGACACCAATAGTTCTATCTCACAACAAAACCATAGAGTTTGATAGAGATATTGAAGGAAAGTACAAGGCTCATTTTGAGCTCCTGAGACTGAGAATCAACAATATGCTAGTGCCACTTGTGAATGAAAATCAAGAGTTGGACAAGGCAGAGGCTGCTGCAGCAGATAATGCATCAGTCTCTAATGGTTCAAGTGACGGTTGCTCTGAAACTGATAGTTCACTTGAGTTCTATGATTACAAGAAGTGCAAGGTAGTTCCTGCAGACTTCATAGATGTAAGCATTCCTTGTAAGGATGATGCTGAGTTGCTCGACTTCTGGAACAGTGGCGGGTACAAGAGATGTTATGAGATCTTTGACAAGTTTGTTGGAGCAAACATAATGATTCCAAATGTGAATGAGTGTATAAGGGATCTGTCAAACATCCTTAATGTTTACACCAATAGTCAAATGAAGGTAGAAAAAAGACAAAAACGACTTGATATGTTCAAGTTGCTTGATGAAAATCGCAAGAAGATTTGGGACACTGCTCGTACAGACACAGATGGAATTGAACACTGAGTGCGTCAGCAGTCAGATCCTTTGCAAGACATCTGTTAAATGTTGCAACTCAGAATGCTCACGTTTAGACAAGAAGTAAATGATATTACGGAGCACATTTTTATTTTTGATGACAATCCTTGTTTGATGAGCACCAAACAATGTACTTTGGTATTGGATGCACTGTATAGCTTTCTCAATGTATGGTTGTAAGTACTTGTGTTGAGGATTGACTTGTACACTGTCAAGTATATGAAGAAGTGTCTCATAGAGCTGTTGCCGATGGTATTGTTTCCCTTTGTTACGGGGGCTCAAGAAGATGAACATAGATGTTTTCAATGTATTCATTGTGTGTCATACGATACGGAGTATTAGTGTTACTATCTATGGAGATAATGTCAAACTTTTTTGTTATTCCACTTTTTCCCTACACTTTTTTATGAGCTATAGAGTGAGGAGAGAGCGCTCAAGGTTTGGGTTGTGTAGAACCTCAAAATCTTTTGTTCTCAAAGAGTAGAAGAATATGTCAGTATATTCACTTGTAACAGCTGATAAGGGTGTCTTCAACCTTCCAAAGGAGGTTCAAACCATTGATGTGGACACCCGTAACGCATACAATGCTACCATTATTGGTTTAGATGCGGGTGCCAACAATCAGGGTCCCCTCAACGTGATGATGGGATATAGGGCTGGTAATAAGAACTTCAGTGGAGGGCAGAACGTATATATTGGTGGTGAGAGTGCTGAACAGTCCTACAATGCTTATGACAATGTGATCATTGGTTACCGTGCGGGTAGGTACTTGACCAATGGTTCTAAAAACGTATTCATGGGTAACAATGCTGGTTACTACTTGAATGGAAATCAAAATGTTGTGATTGGTTTTAATAACACTGTTGCAGCAACCTTGAAACTTTCCCACTCAAACATCAGTGTAGGGTACAACACCAATACATTTGGCAACAACAATGTCATGATTGGAAACAATTCCTTTATGTTGTCATTGGGGTCCATTGGTATGGGAGATGCTGTTATAGACCGCACAGCAAATAGTGTCATCATTGGTAACTATATCACCAACACTGGTTCCAATGCATTGATCATCAACAATCGACACAATAGCAACAATGAACCTATTGCAATGAGCAACACTGAGAATGGTTACATGAATATCAATGACTATATTGTTGTGGCAAGTAGTAACAATCAATCAGTGATGAGCCTTGTCAATGACACTGTAAAGATTGAGGCTTCAAGAGTTGAGTTTGGTCTTGCTGGTGGTGGTATGCGATTCGGCGAGATTGCAGAGTTGACAAGTTTCTATTCTACGTTGTTGTTGGACAGTAATGTGGTTGTAGGCCTGAGAAGGGACAGCAACCCAAATGCACCACAATTGAACATTACAAGCAATACTCTGGTACTTGGAGGGTCCAATGTTCGTGACACGTGGATATATGGTTCCAATAGCTCATTGTATCTCAACTCCAACCTATTTGTGCTTAGCAATAATAGTATACAGCTCACTGCTGACTCAAACTCCATTGCTTTTGGTGGTGATAGCAACAAATTGTTCAAGATATATGGTTCCAACAACACTATCACGATGTCCAATGGAGGGACTTTCATGGAGAGCGAGTTGGTTGTCTATAGGGATGCCTATATGAGTAATAACTTGATTGTGAACAAGACTGCAACCTTCATGGATAACACTGACTTCTATGATGATGTTGTGGCACACAGTAATGTAACTTTTGAAAGGAATTTGAACATCAATTCCAACTCTGTGGTGAATGTGGGGAGTAATGTGACATTCTGCAACCAAGATGTGTTATACATAAAAGGCGATGGTAAAACACACATAGAACAGGACTTAATTGTTACAGGTGAGGTAACTTTGGGAAACAAGATCCAATTTGGTGCTCCTGAAGTGCAGTTTGTCAACTGGGAAAATGTAAATGAGCAGGAAATACAAGAGTTCTATGGGAGTAGTATTGTGCAAAAGAACTTGTTTGTTGGTGGGATGACATACTCGGCTGGTCTGAATGTTTCTGACAGGTTGGTGTTGCTCTCTGGTAATGGTGTAAACCAGTGGAACCAGTATGTGTCTATCACATCAAATCAAAATCCGTACTTGGTGTTCCAGTCAAGCACAGGCACAGTGGTAAAGCTTGGAGATGACTTCACACCTGAACTATTCAACTTCACTGGTAAGCATAGATGTTCATATCTATCACCATCACTCATTGACTCCATTGGGTGTAGTGATAGCAATGACTTAATAGGAAGAATAGTGATTGCTACTGGGCAATATGTAAATTTGGATAGTGAGGCAAGCATTAGCATTGATGAGGCTATTCCTGTTATTGAGCTTGCCACACAACCTTGTGATCCCAGAGCCTTTGGAGTGATTAGTGGGTTTGAAGAGAATGACGAGAAACGTGTCTACAGGCTAGGTAACTTGCACTTTGAGACAAGTAAGAAAAAAGAAGACCTAAAGGTCATCGTAAATTCAGTGGGTGAAGGAGGTATTTGGGTATGCGATGAGAATGGTCCTTTGAAAAATGGTGATTTGATAGTGAGTTCTAAGATCGGTGGCTATGGAATGCGTCAAGATGATGATTTGGTTAGGTCGTACACAGTAGCTAAAATCACTTGTGATTGTGATTTTGTTGGTAATACAGCAGGCGGCTGGACAGGTAAGATTAAAACGGAATTGTACAATGGAATTGAATATAATATAGCTTTTGTAGGTTGCACCTACAAGTTTTGATGCTTTGTATCTTATTTTTTTGTCAGTTATTAATAAGTAAATGGCCAGTGTTGTATACGATAGTATTTTCGGTTCAACAACCGAAAGTAATTACTACATTTCTGGTGCAACAGATACGTCATTGTATCCTGATTCTAATAACATTTCAATCTTCGGTCCTCTTTGGTTGCCTAGGGTATATGGTAAGGATCTGACCAATTTCGAAATTGCATCCTCTGGTAAAATTTCAATTACTATTAATGATGTCCATTCTCTGGACTTTTCAAAGACTAACGGTGTTACCAAGCTGCAAGCCAAGTCAAATGATAGTTTTGAAATTAACGTGTCAAGCAATCAGATGTATTTCAACTTTGATTCGACAACTAATGATGTGACACTTGTGGCTGACAATGGTGGTTCAACAAGAATGTTCTCATCCAATGAGTTCATTGTTGTTGCATCAAACAACATCAAGCTTACTGCAAGCAACAGTTTCTTTGCACAAGCTAGCAATGATGTGTCTGTAGTGGCCTTGAAAGGTTCCTACAGACTCAATGTTGGTAGCTCCAATATGACCTTGTTGATGGATAGTAATGACAACACAACCTCACTTTACTCATCAAATGATATCAACATGACAACCTCTAATGACTTCCTGTTGTATGCAAGGAGCAACATTGGAATGTACGCTGCAGTTGGTCGTGTGGATATTGTGGGTCAGGGCTCCAACACCATGATGAGTTTTGATGATGGAACTGATAACATCTTCATCTACTCATCAAATGATACACAAATCAGTACCAGCAATGACTTCATACTAAGGACCAACAGCAATGCTTCTCTTGGAGTAATTGGAACTGGTCTGATGAGCTTCTACACCAACTCTAGTAACATCCATTTGCGTCTTGATGGTTCTGATGCCACAACTACTTGGTATTCTAGTAACGACTTCACATTTACCACTTGCAATGATGTCATTGTGAGGGCCCATGATAGCAATGTTACCCTGAGGATGGGCGACAGCAATATGGACTTGTATGCTATTAGTAATGTAAATCTGACAGCATCAAATGACCTCAATGTATTTGTTGTTGATGACATTGTGATGAACTCACAAAACGGCAGCACATCATTCTTTGCCCACGATTCCAATGTGTTCTTTGTGATGAGCAACAATGATAAGATGCTGGGGTATGCCAGTAATGGTATTGAGTTCAGCACTAGCAACAGCTTTAGTCTCAAGACCACCAGTAACATTGGTTTGTTGGCTTACAATGGGGACATCAATGCATATGCTGAGAGTAACATTACTCTGAGTGCTGACCAATCCAATATGAAATTGACAATGGATAGGAATGGCGATGTTATCACTCTTTACACACTCAGTAACATTTCGATGACTGCCTCCAATTCATTTGACTTGACTACTAGGTCTAATGTATTCATCACCACAAGTAACGCTTTCATCAATGCACGTTCCAATGTCACTGTATCAGCTTCGAATGACATTAGAATCAGTGCTTGCAATAACTTGTACTGGGATGTGAACAGCAACATATTCATCAATGGTAGTAATCTGAAGTTTGAGATTGTTGGTAACACAGCTTTCTATGCAGATTCCAACATCAACTTCTACATTGGTCAATCTTCAAATGCCACTGATGCCACAGTGATGATTAGTCCTGATAGGGTGAATGTTCGTGGTGACCTGTGGATCACTGGTTCTATCAACACCAACAACATCATCAATACCACTGTCGTTCAAGAGACGCTGAAAGTGAATGATAAGACTGTTCTCTTGGCAAATGTTGGTGACGAGGGTGGCTCACCGGACGAGGGTCCTGGTAACGATGGCTCTGGTCTCATTGTAGACGGACTTCCTAGCGGCGAATCAAACATTGATCTTTACAAAAAGTCACTTCTATGGACTTACAACAGTGGTGGCACCATGGATCTTGGCACACCCAACCTTGTCACTGAAGCCGCTTGGGAGTTCCGTGGTGGTGGTATTCGTATCAATCACCAAAAGGACATTGGTGGTGGAGTACTCAAGGACTTGTGGTTTACATTCCGTGTCAATGAACTGGATGAACTTGAACTTGTCAAGAAGTACTGGAGTACAACAGCCAGTGCATATGTATGGAAGAAAATTTCCAAATTTGGTCGTATTCTCAACCCTTAGATAAAAATAAAATTGTGTTGATTGTTAAATATGGTTTGGTCTTTGTGTTCAATCATCAAGGTGGACTTCTTCCTCTTGTAGCACTTCGACAGTCTCTGGCAAAAGAGATAGTCCATCAATCTCTGCTTCAAGTTGTTTGACCTTTTGCTCTTCAGATGCTTGAGCCAGTTGAGCTTGGAGCTTCTTCTTCTTACTCCTTTCACGAATAAACACCTCATGCTTGAAGTCTACATTAGTGACCTTTTGACTTGCCACATCATATGTCACAAAGGCATCTGTTCTTTTTTCTGAAATCATAGATTTCATCCTTTTGAAAAGATTACCATCCGTTATTTCGTTTTCGTGCATATATGCCTTAAACAGCTTCCACTGGTTATACTTGGGTAGCTTATCCCACTTCAAGTTTTTGTTTTTCTTGATAGCTTCATTAGAAACTGCTTGTTCAAATGACGTCTCCTCCTTGGGAACTTCAACAGTCTCCATCATATCACTAAATAGCTAAGTTAAGATGTGCTTAAGTGTCACGTATTGTTTGTTGTTGATGATGACGACACTTTGACCTTCTTCACTTAAGCACTAATACCTTATAGTAAATATAAGAGTTGGGTATTCCAATTTTATTGGACCCTAAACACAATGACGCTAAGCACTTACGACCTTGATGTCATATGCTTGAGAAATAAGTTGGACAGTAACCTGGTGGAACAAGATTGTGTTGGTAATGGCGAACTGAGGATGGCAGTCTTGGACAGACTTGACGTGCTCAAGAGCAACAGTCGCACTGTTACAGAACTTCTGAGCTTGCCAAAGGTAGAACAAAAGAGTGAGGAATGGTACCTGCTGAGACAAAACCTTATTACTGCAAGTGATTTTGCACAGGCACTAGGTGAGGGTAAGTTTGGTAGCGCAAATGATATAATCACAAAGAAGGTAAGACCTAGTGATGAGAGTGGTGCATCCTTCAACAACCCTTTTTTCCGATGGGGCAACATGTTTGAACCAGTTGCCAATGACATCTACTCCAAACTGCATTACGATGTTAAACTTCATGAGTTTGGACTCATCCCTCACAAGACACTGAGTTACTTTGGAGCCTCACCAGATGGTATCACTGATACTGGTATTATGCTGGAGATCAAGTGTCCTTGGAAACGCAAGTTTGCAGCAGGTGATGCAGTTCCAACTCAGTACTATTATCAAATTCAAGGACAACTAGAGGTGTGTGAGTTGAAAGAGTGTGATTACTTTGAATGCAAGTTTGAGTTGTTTAGCACTCTAGATGAATTCTACAAAGCATATGGTGATGATAGAATCAAGGGTGTAGTGATTGAGAGAGACGGAGGATGGGTGTATAGTCCTATTGTTATGGGTGTGTCAGAGCCAGATGTCTCATTCGAAGAGCTGCAACGGTGGATTGATGAGAATGCTGATGAGGAGTTCACAGATATCAAGTTTTGGTATCTTAACCATTACAATCTTCAAAGGGTTACCCTTGACAAGGCCTTTGTAGATGAGAAACTCAAGGAACTTAAAGTGGTCTGGGACAAGATTCTTTATTACAGAGAAAACCCGAATAGATATGACATTGAGATACTCAAGACCATTACCATTGGGGATAAGAAACCAAAAACTTCATCTCCAACATCAAGGCAAAAACAAGACAAAGATGGGGAGAAGGACAAAGGCAAGATGACTGGATATTGTTTTATCATTGACCCAGATGAATAGCCTTGTAAAGGACTTCTGCTAGGTTTTTATGTCCAAGTTGTACTTCATTGACTGAGGGCACTGTCTCAGTGTTTGTATTGATTACTACATCTGCGAATCGGTTTGCAGACTGAGAGGCAATAGGTCCAATGAAAAGTTGATGGAAATCGTTGCCTTGTGGAAGCAGTTGTTGTTGGTAGATAAATTGAACATTATCTTCTTTTTCTTTAGCATCTGGACTAACCCAATATGCAAGGAAGTCTAGTGTATAAGGAGAGACGGTGAGCGTGCAGTTTGCGGTTGTATTAGCTGTGCTAAATGTAGGGATATTGAGGGATATGGCTTGAGAAGACGCATTATTGTACAAACAGCCGCCTGTACTGGTTCCAATGTACAGTTTCATGGTGTTGGCTGTGGGATACTCAACAGCCAATGAGACAATGTTGCCATTCTTGACAAAATTGGGGCTATATACAATGCCATTGTTGCAAGAGGATGAAAGTCCCACTTCATTGTTCATGCACATTTCCAAAGCCATATACTTCTTGCCAGATAGACCATTGTTAGCAGCCTTCATGTTGAGTTTGAATGATACTGTAAATGTTGGGTATACTGAACGGGTGGTATTGTTATAGTAGCGATCAATGGTGGTGGACATCAGCTTGATTGCCTTATTATTATCAATGTTTGGAAGTGTGTTGTAAGTACTACTAGATACAAGGAACTTGTTTGCAGTACTTTTGCTGCCAACAAATGTGATGGAAGTACCTACACTTTGTGTGCTATCGTAAGGACGAAGGTAGAATGCCTTGATGTTGATTGGACTCTTGTCAGTGACATTGAGTTTTTGTAATTCTTGATAAGCTGGTTGTTTGTTGTTATAGTTGAACAGATAGCTATCTGTCAATGGCTTCAGGTTAAGGAGTGCTTGCTTACGATCTCCAGCAGGAGCTGAGAAGTCACCAAAACCCTTATTTGTAATGGGTGATGGTGTCCTATTAGTGATGTGGTATGCAATAGAAGTGGTTGTGAAGTTGTTCTTGTTGATTTCTAGAAACGTTGGGTTAAGTAGAGTCAGATATACATATTTGAACCAATCACTGGTGTTATCAAGAGTAAGAGGGAGTTTCGTGCCGGACTGAAGGCTGTTAGCTGTAAATGAGAAGCAAGATGATGTGAGCTTATACAGAATATCATTCTCTGAGACGAGTGACTGTGCATCATTGTTCAGGTTGCTTGGGATTCTAGATGTTGTACAATTTGCTGTTGGATCAAATGTGAGAGTGTTATTAGTTTCAGCTCTTTGAGAAGCAATTGCGTCAGTGTGTGGTGGCTTGAAGGTGAGTGCTCGTTTTGCCATTTGGTTGAATGAAGACCACTCAATGGAGGTCTCATTGGTGGCACTTGAGTTATTAACAAACTTTTCGTAAAGACACCGTTTATGGTATGTGTGTGAGTATGGAACGAGCGTTACATAGATGATTAAGACGATGAATAGGAGTACCAATATTGACCGAGTGTTCATTTAATTTAATTAAACAAGCAGAAAAAAAAGCACTTAAAAGATTTCTTTACTAACTATACTAAGCAAGATATCAGAGGATTATGATGATGCGTGTAATCAAGAGAAACGGAACAAATGAAGAAGTGTCCTTTGACAAGGTCTTGAACCGTATCAAGAACATCTCTGATAACCTCAATGTGAATGTCTTTGACATTGCACAGAAGGTGTGTGGTAGGATCTATGACAATGTCAAGACTAGTGAGCTTGATGAACTTGCTGCCCACATCTGTAGCTCTATGATTACTGACCATCCAGCTTATGGCTCTCTTGCAGCACGCATCATTGTATCCAACCATCACAAGAACACCAGTCCATCATTTAGTGAGACAATTACTACTCTTTACAACAATGTTGATGTTCATGGTGAGAAGTGCCCACTTGTCAGTGATGAAGTATATGATGTAGTGATGAAGAACAAGGAAAAGCTGAATAGCTATCTCAACTATTCACGTGACTATCTCTTTGACTACTTTGGCTTCAAAACCCTTGAACGTGGTTACCTGATGAAGGTCAATGGTGTAGTTGTTGAGAGGCCTCAACAGCTTTTTATGCGTGTTGCCCTTGGAATCCACGGCAGTGATGTCAAGGAGGCACTTGTGACTTATGACTTGATGTCCACCAAGTATTTCACACACGCTACACCTACTCTATTCAATGCAGGGACACAAAGGCCACAACTCAGTTCTTGCTTCCTGGTTGCACTCAAAGAGGATAGTGTCTCCGGTATCTTTCAAACACTTGAGGACTGTGCGCTAATTTCAAAGTATGCTGGTGGTATTGGTCTCCATATCCATAATGTTCGTGGAAAGGGTAGCCGTATTCGTGGTACTAATGGACAATCTGATGGTATTGTTCCTATGTTGCGTGTGTATAACAATACAGCACGCTTCATCAATCAAGCTGGAAAACGCAATGGTAGTATTGCTATCTACCTTGAGCCTTGGCATTGTGACGTTGAACCGTTCCTTGAGATGAAAAAGAACCACGGTAATGAGGAGGAACGTGCCCGTGATTTGTTCTATGCACTGTGGATTCCTGATCTATTTATGCAAAGGGTGAAAGATGATATGATGTGGAGTTTGATGTGTCCTGATGAGTGTCCTGGTTTGAGTGATGTCTATGGTGATGAGTTTGTTGCTCTGTATGAGAAGTATGAGCGTGAAGGAAGGTACAAGAAGCAAATGCGTGCTCAAGACCTGTGGTGGCAAGTGCTTCAAGCTCAAATTGAGCAAGGAACACCATACCTCCTATTCAAAGATGCAGCTAACAGGAAGAGCAACCAAAAGAACCTTGGCACCATCAAGTCAAGCAACCTCTGTGTTGCACCTGAGACTATGGTTCTAACTGAAGAAGGTGAGTTCCCTATTCAATCACTTGAGGATCAAGATGTCAAAGTGTGGAATGGCAAACAATTCAGTAAAACTATTGTGCGGAAGACAGGTGTCCAACAAGCATTGGTGACTGTCTTGTTTAGCAATGGTGCAAGCGTTCGGTGTACCCCTTACCATGACTTCTATGTGACCATCAAAGGTGAAAGTATCAAACTGAAAGCACACACACTCAAGCCAGGAATGCAAGTAACTGTATTTGACCTTCCTAAAGAGAAGGCTGTCGATGTGAAGATTGTGTCAATTGAAGACAAAGGAGAGTATGATGATACATATTGCTTCAATGAGCCCCTTGAGCACAAGGGCATTTTCAATGGTATCCTCACTGGACAATGCACTGAGATTATCGAGTACACTTCACCAGAAGAAACAGCTGTGTGCAATCTAGCTTCCATCGCTCTCCCAACATATATTGAGTATGATACTGAGAACAACAATAAGCCTTTCTTCAACTTTGCCAAGCTCCACGAAGTCACAAAGGTTATCACTAAGAACTTGAACAAGGTAATTGACGTCAACTTCTACCCAGTTGAAACTGGGCGTAGGTCCAACTTGAAGCATAGGCCTATTGGTATTGGTGTTCAAGGACTGGCTGATGCTTTCGTCCTTATGAGGCTTCCTTTTGACAGTCAGGAGGCAATGACACTGAACAAACACATCTTTGAGACCATCTATCACGGCTCTCTTGAGGCAAGTATGGAGATTAGCAGGAAGAGGGCTGAGTGGATTGCCAAATACAATGCTGAAGAGGTTAGTTATGATGAACTGGATGAGAAGCTGAACTTGAATGAGTATGAGGTCATCAATGCCAAGTATCCTGGTGCTTATAGTACATTTGAAGGCTCACCAGCCTCACAAGGAACACTACAGTTTGATATGTGGGGTGTTACTCCTGACAGTGGAAGGTATGACTGGGATACCCTGAAGGCTGATATCAAGGAACATGGTATTCGCAACAGCCTGTTGCTCGCACCTATGCCAACTGCTTCTACATCACAAATTATGGGATTCAATGAAGCATTTGAACCCTTTACATCCAACCTCTACAAACGCAGGACACTTGCTGGTGAGTTCATCATTGTAAACAAACACTTGATTGCTGACCTTGTAAAACTTGGCCTCTGGGACAAGGATATGAAAAACAAGATTATCATCAATGATGGTAGTGTTCAAGCCATTGATGAGATTCCAGATGAGTTGAAAGCTTTGTACAAAACATCTTGGGAACTGAAGCAGAAGGTGTTGATTGACCAGTCCGCAGACAGAGGAGCATATGTTTGCCAATCTCAGAGTCTGAACCTGTTTATGGAAGACCCTGATTTCAAGAAGCTTTCAAGTATGCACTTCTACTCTTGGCAAAAGGGACTAAAGACTGGCATTTACTACTTGAGGACTCGTGCAAAGGCACAAGCCCAGAAATTTACCATTGATCCAACGATGCAAAAACTCACCAACTTGAAGAGTGTTGGCTCCTCAAATGCTACAAACACTTCAAGTGTGTCTTTGTCTAATATGCAAAAGCCTAGGACTGTGGTATGTGATGGTGACACTTGCACTTTCTGTTCAAGTTAGTCAGAGCAGCTGAAATCAAGAGTAATACATACTCCTGACTGACCTTATTTTTGTTCTACACATATGACAATGTGTACCTCGATTACATTGACGACACAAAGTGTGTCCGCATGGGTCTAGGTATATATCTACTTCGTTTGTTATACAAATAGGACAAGTGTGATGCATTGGGGCATTCTTGATGATGTTGTATGATGTACCAAGAGCTCTCAGAGTAGCTTCTAGTTTATCTTTTTTACAAACGAGCAAGCCAATGCTTGATTGTAGTTCATCTATTATATTTTGTTGTTTTTCCAGCAAACTCGTTAAAAATGGTGTGGATATCTCTGCAAGATCTTCATGAATCCTTGACAAACCCTCCAATTGCTTCTTGATGCTTGTGATTGTTGTATTTGTAATACTGATGTTGTTGTTTGTTTGTTGTATCTCATCTAAACAAGCATCATAGTCACGTAAGGTACTAATGATCAGCTCCTTACCTTTCTTGACATTGGTATTGATAGTGTGGATAGTGGCAATTTCCTCTTCAGAGAGACCGTGTAGTAGAAGCTCATTAACATTGTCAATAGTGCTCATCTCACTGATTATCTCTTTATGATGATGGAGTTCTTCTCTATTCCTTATCAATTGTTCTAAGGACATCAAACTTTGAAGGTCATTGTAGATTGTCTGGGGAACTTGGGACCTTATGACTGAATCAAAGTCACTTTCAGTGAATGTAAAATCCTGCAGTACGTTAATGGAGTTCATTGTTTGAATAGACAACACATCATAATATGTTGTTTTCAAACAAACGGAAAAGAAAAGAAGACACTAGCCACTTAGATATCCAATGTGATGCCGCGCTTACCCTTACCACCACGCTTGTTGATCAAGAGACCATTGATGCTAGCATCATCACCAAGGTCTGAGAGTTCGCTTTGAGTGACAGTACTCATCATCTCCACACGGTCATTCATACTTTCCTTCTCAAGCTCACGGAGAATGTCATCAACATTAGTGGGTCCTTTCATAGTTGTTCGTTGTTGAGCTTGTTGTGTGTAATATTGTGGAGGTGCTTGGGCTTGGGGCTGTGGTTGAGGTGCTGCACCGCCTCCAAACATACTTGAGAACATTCCACTAACGCCACTCATAAAGGGGTTAGATTGAGCAGTGTTCTCTTGCATTGTGTTGGCAGTGGCTGCCGCAAATTGCCTCATCAGGTCAGGGTTCCTCTTCAGCACCTCCTCCATACCAGGCATCTGTGTCTTAAACATTGTGTTTGTCATATGGAACATAAAGGCAGAACCACCAAGCATAAACATCAGCTTGAACTCAGGTGCCATTTTGGCCTTACCTTTGTACTTGTCGTGGAGCTCCTCAAACACCTCATCATAATCATCAATGTTGTCATTGATTGATTCAGACCAACCATCAAGACGAGCACCTACTGGATCAAACTTGTTGTTCATCAACTCCATACCTGTGACCACTGTCATCATGACTTTGCGTTGGAACTTTACACTCTGATCAACCTCCCTATCCCTCCTAAGACGGTCCAGTTCAAGCTTCATCTCCTCCAGATTGGAGGCCATTGTGAACTTCTTTGGCAGTTGCATACCCTTCCTCTCAAGCCTCTCAAATTGATATAGGAGCTCGCGTTTAGCATTCAGAATATCTTCTTCTGTCATTGCTCGCCTTTGTTGCTGGTAACCACCACCATAACCACTTTGTTGATTTCCATTGTAACCTCCACCCATTGATTGTTCATCGCTAATGGCATCTGATGCTTGGCCAGAGTATTCATCACCACCATCATCATACTCCTCAGTGTATTCACTTTGCTCATTGTCATAGCCGCCATTGTTGCCAAATGGAGATGATGAGAATGGCTGGTGTTGTTGTTGGCGCTGTGGTGGTTGCATATGATCCTTCACATCTACAAAGCTTGGGCGGGTGTTTACACTCTTTACACTTGCAATGTCACTGTTGATATCAATCATACTGCCACTACCACCACCAAAAGAAGCCACTGACCCAGCGTCACTTCCAACTTTCTTTTTGTTGATCAACAGGTCCAAACCCAAATCCTTGTTGAACAGGTTTAGTCTTGGTTCTGAGTTCATCTATCCGTAATTAATAACTTACCACACAAACTTTAAGTGAATTACAACGCAATTTTTAATTATAGTGTCACATCTTCAAGTTTGTAATGTAATATAGACCCTGTAAGTAACTGTCACACACATCATCCTTCTTTTTGAGCTCACTCAGTTGAGCCATATGGCTTTCATCTTTTGTCACAAACTCCAATAACCACTTTGTGAACTGGACTGAGTCATTCTTATTTTTTGCATAGCCTTGTTTCTCTTTGGGTACCCGCTTCTTCTTTGTAATAGCATCTTGTTGAGCTTCTTTGGCCTTTTCATTCATATATATAGCAAATTCACTGAAACTTTCAATATACTTCAGTTTGCTCTTTGCTGATATAAGCTTTGTCACCAAACTCAACGAGTTGTATTTGGATATGGTGTTGAAATATGCGTATATTACAACCTGTATGCTTTTCATCGTCGGAGACTTTAAAGCTGGTTGATTCTCAATGACAACATGAACTTGCTCATTATGAATATCATCAATTTGTTGATAGGCAATGGTGTCAAGAACCTCTAAAAGATTAAACGTTATTTTCTCTAGGTCATACTTGTTTGATTGCAAGTCAACCTTGTGCCATTCTTGTAATGTAGTAGCTTCTAGGATTGTATAACTATCTTTTGACGCTATGTTGGTGTTGTTCTCATATCGTATTATGGAATAGGCAAGGTTCTTAATACCAACATCAAAACTAATAATCAACATTGTTACAGGTCTGTTTAGTGCTTGGTCTTAAATCAGAAAAATGTTTGTCTCACAAGGGCTCTTCGCAAACTTCTATTTCTATCATTTATTGAAGCTGACCCTGATCTCTCCCGTGAAAATCGTGGTTGTGATTGTGATTGTGATTGTGTCTGTGTCTGTATCTGGTGTCTCAACCTTGTGACAACTTGGGGTGCTGGTAATGGAGCCATACCAAGCCGGGCTCTCAAGGTGTTGGTGATGTATCTTATGCTACCTTCATCAAAGCTCCTTATACCATTGGATACAATAATGTCTTTGAGATACAACCATAGTTTGTCTTGAATATACTTATTGTTATTCCTTAATTGTGTTTCGATATATGAAACATAATAGGTGTAAAACTCTTTCTGGAAGGTGTAATAGTCTGAAGTCAAAGACAGATTGGGTATATACTTCTTCAGAACAGAATGTATGGATTGATAATGTACTCTATAGGTGTCCGGCTTAATGTATGAAACCACATTCTCAGGAACCCTAAAGTTGTAAGTGGAACACACAAGAAGAGACTTGTGGTCTGAGGGATGATAAACATTGTTGTTGTCTATAACAATAAGATTGTTTGCAATGTCTTGCTTTGAAAATGTGACAGAATACTTTTTCTTCAAAGCACGAAGAAGTGTGGGTCGAATTAGTCCAATGCTCTTCTTGTACTCTCGGTCCTTCACATCATATATACAGTACTGTCTAGCAAATATTGGACGGTTGAACTTGATATTGTATGCACTCTCTATGTGTTTCACTACATGTTCTGCCCATGTCTTTTCAGATGCAGTGTATATGTAGAACTCGTACGGTATGTGGCTTGCATTCAAGGACTTGATGAAAGATTCAAAGAAAGGTCTAACCAGACCCGACTTCAACTTGGACTTAAAGTCGATAGTGTCGTGAATATGTTTTGCTCCGGCTGCCTTCAGCGCTTTTGCCAAATCAAAGGATATTATCTGAGGAGTGATATCTCCTATGATGGTACCATCAAGGTCCAATACTATCACCAATGGAGATGCCGATGCCGATGCCGATGCTGATGCTGATGTCGTGGTTGTGATTGCCATATATTAACATTACAAGAGAGGTTTTATTGTGTTTGGTCACCTTTGTTCTCATTGATTTTATACAATAGCTTATCAATCTCAACAAGGATCTGAGTGTTGGTTAGAGGCTTGACACCAGTAGTATTATCATATAAAGATGCATCTCCATACACTTCTCCATCATCTCCATGTTGTTGAACCAACTTTGAGATGGCTGTCTTTTTGCCTTTCAAGTACCTTTCTAGCCGTTGCAGACACGTTGTAGTCTTCACCTTTCTAAAGCAAAGATAAAAACGCTTCTGTGATTGTGCTCCAAGAAGGTCACTAGAGTCAGCAAACGTCATATGATACCATCGTTTAACATTGTTTTTGTCCCAAGTCTGGGCTTTGAGAACCTTTGATAGATCATTTATAAGATGTTGGACCCTTGCCTGAGAAAGTTTTAATCCCCTGTTCATCTGAATATGTTCATTCAAAGTGTAATGATTGATGTAAGATTGATAAAAGAAATAATTATGTCGTTGAGTTTGTTTGTCATAGACCTTTTCAAGAATGAATACGTGTCCTGGGAAGTACTTATTGTTGTTGGTATTTGTGTTACTGGCTGACTGTGGAAAGTATCCATCGGACAGGAGGATATAGTAGAGAGTCCTTGCCTTTTCTCGCTTAGAGAAAAGTTGTTTTGAAAGTTCTTGTATTATTTCAGTGTTATCGTCTTGCCCACTTGTATGTCTAGCAATGACTGCCCGTGTGTCACAAGCATCGGCAATTTGAAGTCCCTTTTCACCAACAAGGAACTGCATTAACATAATTGCTGTATTGAGACATTTAGTTGTTTGTAGCTTGAAGTTGTACTGTGGAAGGTCGTTTGTAAGTAGCTGCATTATTGGCTTCACATGATCCTTGATGACATAACCAATGTTACAACACTTGTCACAAGACTGTGGTGTCGTCCGTATGTTCATTTTACAATCAATATATATTTTTACATAGTAGCAGACAGTACATTATGATATTGGCCCTATACATTCTTGTTACATATGTGTTGATGATGCAGATGCTGAAGGATGACATTTACCCTTTAGAACATTTATGTGTTTTAATAATATTCTCAGGCATCCTCTTCTTGTTGGCTACTAAGGAAAACAAAGTGATACAGTTCATTGCTCATATAGAAAGTATCATTGGATGGCCTCACAATCACGTTGACATTGGGAATCTAGTAACCGCGGTGGAACCTCTTGTCAAATGGCTCGTTGCAGACTACAAGTCATCGAATTGTCGTAAATGGATAAAGCGAGTAAGAACATACAGCAGAAGAATATTTTCTTCTTTCATGTAAAATCAAAGGAATGATTTCCAATAAGAATAAAGTCATTATCACTGTCCTTTCTATCCTTGGAGCCATTGTATTCATGGTTGTCATGTTTAACAAGGTCAATGTTGTCAAGAAGGTAGAGAGGTTTGTTGACAATGAGAATGAAGACGATGATATTGAGGATGAAACTGAAGCTGAGGGTGAAGCTGCTGATGATGATGATGAAGAGGAGGACGATGAGGAAAAGGAAAGCTTTGCCGATGAGTCTGATGCTAAGGCGGCTATCAAGAGCACCAAGGATGCAAAGGATACCAAAGATGCCAGAGATGCCAAGGATGTTAAAGAGCCCAAGGATGGAAAGGAGATGAAAGACACACCAAAGGTTCCATCATCAGATACAAAGAAAGCTATTGACAATGATAAAGAAAGTCAAAGTGCTCTGGCTTCCAAGCTGAAGAGTTTTATTGATACACTTGATAACGAACTCAAGAACAAAGCAGTATCTCAAGATATCAAAACAAAAGTAATGAGTGACCTGATGCAAAACATTGGTTCACTTCAATCCAAGGGTGTAAGTGCTACAAAAGCTGTTGCCACTGCTGTGGAGAAATACGCACCACAAAAGAGCACCTATGTTGATGCTCCACTAAAGTCAATCGACAGCGTGAAGATGCATCTCAAGGCAGCTCTTCAAGAGCTGGAAAATTCATCATCAAACAGCAAGGAAGCATTCAATGAGAGGTTCGCACCATCACGTGAGGCTCCCAAGGCTCCTGCTGTTGCTCCAATGATGGGTGGTCATTCAGGTAACAATGACACGATTGAAGGCTTTGAAAATGCTCCTCGATATGCTATGTATTAGGATAATGGGTATACTTATGTGATTATGACTTAGCAATGTCTTCAACAATGAAACGAAGGCGTTGGCTGTCATGAAGCATGGTCTTCAAGTTGTCAATGCTTGCTTGAGTAATACGTACAGAAGGATCTCTCACCTTGAGGTCCTTGATGATCGAGATAATGATGTCAATGTTGTTTTCTATGTTTTCATTATAGATGTTATACTCAAGATTGGAGATGGTATGAAGAAGATTGTCACAGTAAGCCTGAATACACCAATCAATACTGTGATTATTTTTTATTAGTTCCACAACGACAAGGTTTCTAGATGTAGCCAAGCTCTTGTGTTTCTGCAATAAACAAAACTCATGATACTTGTTCTCACAGCCACTACCCTTGTACAAGTATTGTTCATCGTTGATGTAATCATTTATAAACTTATTAATCTGTTCATCTACCAGTGACTTGCCAAGGTCACTTGCAACACTTCGCACCTCCGTCAATAGGTGGTAGAAGATATCGATATAGAAGACTTGACAACATGCTGTATCAAGGATAACATCAGAAATTGTAGATATGGTATCATCTTGCACCAAAAGTTTCACCTTACTCAATATTTTGTTGAAGTTATTTTTGTTGATTCTATTGAGAAGACCCTTGAGTTGCCTTCTCATGACGGTGCAATAATCATTATCAGCCTCACTAATTGCTTTCAGTTGTGGGCGTTTGTGACTGGAAGCAGAGTGAACAAAACCATAACCTTGTTGAGACCCATTGAGGCTGTACTTGGTGCTGTGAAATGTGTTGTGCGACCTGAAAGAGCTAGAGGCACTTGCACCCTTCTTGTGATTGTGTTTGTGCTGGTGTTGAGAGTGAGAAGTTTCCGATTTGGCTATAGTCTTTTGTACTGAGGGAAACTTCAAATGTACTAAATCAGGCTTTGTGAAACAATCATAGCCTTGAAGTAGTTTATTGTAAAGATCTGATATCTTTACACAAAACACGGAGTTCTCTTTGCACCCCCTGAACTCCTCAGGAGTTATATATATGATGTCTTGAACACTCATATAGTATAATATAATCAGTTTGGAATATTATTTAAATGGTGTTCGTATCTACTGTAATACAATGCAAATGGTCCTCAACTATGGACGGTCAAGGAACGATATCTGATGCTTGTGAGGTCATTCGTACTATTTACGAAACCAACAACATCTCTCACTCTTGGATCATATATGATTCAGACATTAAAAGTTGCAACATAGACGAGTTGGTTGCAGAGCTGAGGTCTCATGATTATCCAGTATTCTGCCTTGATGATACATCTGTGAATGATATACAAGACCTTGAGAACAAATACAGGATGTTCATCATTGAAAAAAATAACTTGCAAGATGCTGTCCTAGCAAAGGGCAGAGACTTATGTAATATCTCTGTTGTATTTTGTCAACATGGGACTATGAACAAAATGGTAAATGATATTCTAGCAAGTGATGGAATGCTATTGTCACCAGACCTCCTTTTCATATGTTGAGGAGCGTTCAAGTCATTGAACAGAAGTATAATATATTGGTAATGGATACAACCTACTCAACTGTTCTTGCTTATTTTCAAGTAATGGTCATCTTCATGATTGCTATTTCACAGTATAAAACCGTCCATCAAAAAGAGTTATGATGGATCCAAGCAGGCCCCCAATTAAAAGTGAGTTTCTCCGGTCTGTTCTTTTTTGTGTTAAGCAGCTTTGTTGTCTCAAGCATCAAACTCTTATGTGTCTTACGGTGTGTGAAATGGTTGTGACCTATCTCCCAAACTGATGGCATAAACCAATTGTCCTTCAACTCCTCCTTCTTCAGTTGCTCTGGAATAGTGCCATTCAAGATGGCAGCGTGGTATTCCATACACTTGGGTATACAATCAGAATGTATGTTGTAGATGTCAAGACCTTGATGAAGGCACAACTCAGCCACTTGGACAATACTCCCTATTTGAAACTGTGTGTGTATTAAATCCCTCTTGGTCTCTGTACACATTCCACACTCATGATTCAAACACCTTTGGACTGTGTCAATAAAGTCTTCAATTATCTTATTTGCATTATTGATATCATCTTTGTAGAGGTAATACTGTAAAAGTGCCTCTTGTATAGTAAGTATCCAATTATTGTTCCATTTTGTTATTTCATAATACCGTGAAAGCAAGTTGGGAATGACTATTGTTTGTAAGAATAGTTGGAATCTTGATTCAAATGCTTTGTCTAAGCCATGAGGAGATGATGTATGCTTTAGAAGTTCAATAGCACGAATCATACATGTACTTCCCCAAGCACACTCCAAAGGTGCATTGGCTCCGCTGAAAGATTTGCATCTGAAGTTCCAATCGTCTTGTATCTGCATGGCTTTCTGCTTGTAACGTATATCATTGGTAGCAATGAACATTAATGCCAGATTGTATATCTGCATTGCATCACCTATAAACTCCTCATGACCTATACCAGCCCCAAATGGACCAATGTCTACACGGACCAATGCTCGTGACTTGTGGTCCAGGTTGGCATTCTTGGAAAGAATGTTAAACCCTGCTTTGAGTATCTCATTTGGGCTGTTTTTTGATGTCTTAAGGTTCTGAAGTTGAGATGGACCAAGTGTGATTGCGGGATGTTTGATGGTTTTGATTGCTGGGATCATCATACGGTATATTTGTCTGTTTTCGTAAAAGAGTAAGGTCTATATACATATCACCACATTTTATTCTGTGTTTTTATTTGTTTCCATAAAGTATAGAAACTTCCAAGATGAAGCTGAGTATGCCTAAAGACACAAAGTCAATACTAATGGTGATTGCTGCACTAGTACTGGTGGTTGGGTTGATTAGTTGGTGGTCATCCAAGTCCAAAGGTACATCCAAGGACTACTATGGGATGGGTGCAGGATTCCAAGGTGCAGATGAAGACTGGTCCCCTTATGCCACCTTTGAACATTATGCAGATGGTGGTGCTGAAGGCCCCAAGGTGATGCTCTTCTATGCCACATGGTGCGGTCACTGTGAGAAGTACTTGAGCTCTGGAATCTTTGATAAGGTTGCTGGTAGCAAGGATGCTGAAGGTGTTGCATTCCAGAAGTTTGATGCTGACAAGAATGAAGAACTGAGGGACAAGTATGATGTCACTAGCTTCCCTACTATCCTTGGTGTTAATGCCAAGGGTGAAAAGATTAGGTTTGAGGGCAACAGGAACGTTGAGGCTGACCTTATCTCCTTTGCCCATAGTCTTAAGATGTAGATGATGCCACATCTGTTATTGTTAGTTCAGCAGTGTACATCGCCTCATATTGTTGCAATAGCTCTTTCATTTTGATGTAACCAATAGTAGTGTACTTATCCAACACTTCTTTTGTAATAGTCACTTTGAGGCCCGACATAGGCAACCAAGCTTCATCCTTAAACTGAAGTGTGACAATGTTATTTGTAAAGTCTGAGCTGTAGGGCTTGCTAAGCCTACTAATAATGGTGTGGAAGATCAGTGAAAGATACCCTATGAAGTCTTGTTTATTAGGTGGTGAGTCTGATATAACATCAATACCAATGATATCCCTGATATGTGCTTTGGATGGTTGAGGTTGATGTTGATGCCGTGCAAAGTAGTCTATAGGAAAGTTGTTGTAGATTCCACCATCAATATAAAGGTCTCCATTATGCTTCACGGGAGCAAATAATACAGGCAAGGAACATGACGCTCGTATAGCTGTCACAACACTCATTGATGGTGTTGTATCCACACTCCAATACTCCTCTTTTTGTTGTGTCAAATTGGCCACACATACAATCAAGTTCTTACCACTATGTTTGGCCAAGTCCATGAAGGTGGCATCTTTGACCTTCATCTTTGTGTGAAGCATGGACATCACAAAGTTTATGAGATTGTTTCCTAGGTTAAGACCAAGCTTGTCCATTATTGTGAAAAGGTCATCAAGGCTAATCGATGAAATATCGTCACGTTGAAAGTGTGTCACAAAGAAATCACACATCTCTTGTGCAGTAAAGCCAAGAACCAGGAATAGACACATAACACTTCCTGCTGATGTCCCCACAAAGTGCTTTATGCTGCTCAATAAGTTTTCCTCTTCCAAACACTTTATGGAGCCAATGGCAGCAAGACTTCTCATGGCTCCCCCAGCTATAACCATCTTGGTGAATTCAAAATGATGTTTTGTTTTCATGTTGGTATTACTTTGTTGTGTCTATGTTGCCACTTATGTATTTGTGTTTAATTAGCTTTAATCGTATGTCTTACAAGTATAATAGCATGAGGGCTTCTGGTTTATTGAGGCACCTTCCTAACACCTTCCGTAATGGTTGGGATGATTCTAATTCAACAACAAACAACTACATCGAGTTTCTCAGAGAAAACCATCAAGTAGTTGCGCCAAAATCAGGAGTGATACATGTAGGGGCACATAAATGCGAGGAACTACCATTCTATTCAAAAATTAAGCTTGACCACATCTTTTGGATTGATGGAAATGACAAACTATGTAAGGAAAACCCATCAATCATTAATGCACTACTCTCAGATGAAGATGGTAAAGAGGTTGATTTTATCATAACAAACAATGACGGTCTTTCGTCAAGTATCTTGGAACTCAAAGAGCACCGTGTAGAACACCCAGACTGTTTAGAGTGTGAGCGTGTAAGAAAAAAGACTATCACGCTAGACTCACTTATGTGCTCTTATGACCAAGCGTGTATGTGTGATATGTTGGTATTAGATGTACAAGGGGCTGAACTGTTAGTCCTCAAAGGTGCAGTGAAGACACTACAAAAGATTAATTGTATAGTAACTGAGGTCAATACCAAAGAACTATATGAAAACTGTGCTTTGATAGGTGACCTTGATGCTTTCCTTGAGAAACAAGGTTTTGTGCGTGTATTCACTAAGATGACCCGTCATGGCTGGGGGGATGCTGTATATGTGCGTAGAGTCGTATGTATGCGCATTCATTCCGGTCTAGGAAACCGGTTGTTCCAATTGGCTGCATTGTATGCTTTGGCAAAATCCACCAAGTCCATAGCTGTCCTCTATGATAAGCTTATAGATGTGTGCAGCATCCATTGTGATGACAAAAGCAAATATGATATATTTTACAATCACTTTGTGAGGCTCCCTGGAGAACCATTGAATGCATTCACAGAGACTGTCTCTGAACATCCCAATAAGCCTTGCGTTTATATTGACTACTTACCTCATATACACGGCAGTACTAAGCCCATCATCTTCTTTGATGGATTCTTTCAATCCCAAAAATACTTCTTCGAGTATCAAGATGATATCAGATATATGTTCCTAACAGCCTTGATTAATATGCAAGGTGATGAGATTGAGCACAGTATAGACAGTTTCATACACGTTCGGGGAAGGGATCACATCCATCCCCACAATGTTGCACATTCACTACCCAAAATATCGACATACTACAAGGACGCATTAGAAAGGCTTCCACAGTGTGAGCCAACCAACACAATCATTATTACTGATGACATGAAGTATGTGTCAACACTGGAGGGTTTATCAAAGTTTAAATGTTACCAGTCCCATGATGAGTTGGACGATTTCTATATGATGTGTCAATGTAAAAATGTTGCTATCACTACAAATTCTACATTTTCATGGTGGGGAGCCTTCCTTGCCAATTCTGATACTGTTGTGATGCCATTCCCTTACTTGCTGGCTGGTATGGAGTACCAAGACATATATCCAAATAAAGTCACCAAAATCAATGCTTGTGATGGGAAGAGGATCTTCTCAAACATAGTAAGTGCAAGGGTCTGTGGCGACAAGGTGACCATAGTCCTTGTGAGGAAAGGTCCAAAAGATAAATGGTTCCTAGATAAAAATGCTATATTAGTGAATGGTATTGCACCATTGTCCATTAATCACATTACAGAAGCAAGACACAATGATGCGTATAACCACGTTTGCATCATTGAAGCTTGTATATCTAACGGTGATGAGTACATTCGCTTGTGTATAAATTACTGTACCCAAACAATTCCACTTGAAAGGCCTGTATCTTCTACTAAGTACAACCTTGTAGCTATGACAATGTTTAAGAATGATAGTGCACTGATTGAAAGCTGGGTAAAGCATCATAGCAAACTTGGTGTAGAACACTTCTTTCTATATTACAATGATGACAAGCCTATATCAGACCTTCCTGCTATAGAGAATGTTACATATATACCTTGGCCTTACCCATACTTTGTCGAGTATCTTCACTATGCACAAATAGGCGCTATGACTGATATGATCCATCAGGCTAGGAACTTCACAAAATATGTTCTATTCAGTGACTTGGATGAATACATTTTATGGCGACCTGAACATATTTCATTGCCCTCATTTATAATGAACAATGCCTTTGCAGTTTATGGCTTTCTCAACAACTTCATCATGCTGGATAAGCCAACGGAGGATGTTGCATCTCAAATTGAAGATGGTGAATTTGCAAGAACATATGAAATGACATATGGAACCCGTTCAAAAAACATTGTTAATGTACATGAGGTGGATGCTATGGGCATACATCAACCACTTGATGATGCCTTGGATAACAAGATGTGTGTGTTGGCATCTAGAACTTCTGAGCTACTCCATGTCTGTAACTTTGAAGGACGAAAACATGTCTCAGTAACAGACCAGACTCTTTACCAACTCAAGAAAGTTGCAAAGAAAACATAGCTGCGCGTTTGTTACGTAATAGTGTTATTTTTTCATCTGTATATGTTAGATATACACCAGACATGTATGGTCTTCCGAACACAAATAATAACAACCGATTAAACATCTTAGAACTCCACAGAAAGATGAATCAAAGAAATGAGAAGAAGAGTGTGTGCTATGAGAAAATTCTTGAAATATGCCACAAGCGTATCGTAGCTCAATGTGAAAGGGACAAAACTACTTGCCTATTTGAGTTGCCTGAATATGTTATAGGATATCCATTATTTGACCTTAATGCGTGCATCAAGTACTGTGAAAAAGCACTTATCGCCAGTGGTTTCCTTGTTAAGTACTACTTTCCAAACAAGTTTTACATCTCTTGGGACTTTGATGAGATCAAGAAACATAAAGAAGAACAAAGGAAGAAAACACCACTTGTTGCTGTTCTACCACAGCCGCAGCAATCTACAAACAATAGTCAAGCCATTGTGGCCAGTCCTCAAATGCAAGTTCAACAAGCTCAACCTATGCGACAGCCAATGCAGATGCAGATGCAACAGATGCCTCAAACAGTTTCTCAAGTCCAGCAAATGCAGCAAATGCAACAGTTTCAAACACCAACAAGCAATGGAGTTGCAACACCCCCTTATATGCCCCAACCACAACAGCAACAACAACCACCCCAAGAGAGGACACCAACATTCTTCCCACTAGCACAACCACCTGCATCAATACTTCAGGCAAAGATGTCAGCTCCTCTTCCTTCCACATTGCCAAAGTATGATCCCTTTGACTTGTACTCACCAAGTATCCATTCTCCAAACACTACAAGTAATGCTGTTGGCAATGATGGAAAGAAGGCAAGTGCCATTGATAACTCCTTCTTTGCCAACAGTTTCAAACAGACCCTCACATCTGGCATTGGTGCTTCCAAAATGTTTGACTACAAACCGAGTGGAAAACTTTCATTGAACTTGTAGGGAAGGGGCTTATTGAAGGAGAAGGCCAATTTTTACAAACTGTTCCATCACAAAGATCAAGATGATACCTGAAATGATGTAAAGTAGAAGGTCAATAAATGCAAATCCGTTTGTTGGTGAAGATGAAGACAAGTCCTCATCATCGTCCTCATACTGCACCCTGTTACTGTTATGATTCTTGAAATACCTTGCAGGCAGATGTGTATCAGTAAAGGCCTCTTTCTTTGTGTTGATGGTAGTACGTTCTACCACATCATCGGCATCTGTCACATCGTATGTGTCGCGTGCATTTGAGATGACAACCTCTCTTTGAGGCCTCTCACGGTCCTGTTGACGACCCATTACATCATCACTTGCAGCTACTGCAGTAGCATTGTTCATTGTACGTTGGTAAGGTGTTTTGTCATACTTTTCAACATAGTTGTTGGCATAGCTCACGATGTCATTGTCATTGTAACCATTGTTGTTGCCCATTTCATAAAGGTCACAAATAGGATCTTGACCCTTTCTCCTTTTCTCTTTCCTTGATCTTGCTGTTGCTGATGATGGTGATGAGGATTGTGCTGGTGCACTTGGAACACTGAAGGCATCACCCCATACTTCATCCAAGCTGCTGTAGTTTGTACTGGTCACAGTCATAGCAATTTATATATTATGAGAGAAAAATATATACTTTTGTATTAATGGACGAGCTATTTACCATCATTGTAGCCAGTATCACAGTCTTGTTCCTAGTCATTACAGAATATTGCTTGGATGTGAAGAGGGCTTATCCTGTATGGGTGATGAATTGGTTCTCTGAACCATGGGTTCGTTTTACTCTTTATGCTACAATCTATCTTCTTGCCTGTTTTAACATACACTTGAGCATCTTGTTTGCAATTGCTGTCGTTCTTCTGCACGTGGACTATATCAATTTAGCTAAGTAAGAGAATTTATATATTCTCTCCTATAACATTAACAACTAAAGGATGGATAATGTCTTGTTTGTTCTAAACCAGAACAAGGTTCTATGGGGTGTGTCTATGTTGCTTCTCAACATTGGTTCAAGGTATGTAATTGCTGACCTGGGTAAAAGTCACGAATACATCTTGAGTAGTCACATTGTGAAAAAACTTGTCGTAATGGCAATGTTCTTTGTTGCCACTAGGGACTTGCTGACCTCTTTCCTTCTCACTATCTCATATGTCTTGATTGTCGATGGTATATTACATGAGAAAAGGGCGTACTGTTTGCTTCCAAAGAAGGTGCTACACGAAGTTAGCAAGCCATCCATTTCAAATGATGATTATCAAAGGGCCAAGCAGGTTGTGATGAATTATGAGTTGAAGCAAAAGGATACAAGTGATTCCCACGTTGTTGAAAAAAAGAAAGAGTACATAAACTATTTAACAAACTTGGCGTTGTTAAAGACTAATAACTTCTGAACCCTTCATTGTTTTATCGTGTAAATATAAGAATGTTTGCTGTCAAAACAACCAGTTGTCCCATTCCTATTCCACAAGGGAAAAGTGGCCGCTATCAAAGACATAGGCTGTTCCCATCGCCTAAGAACTCAAGTGACTCTCCTCTTGATAAGCTATGTTGTGATGCTATTTCTGCCTCAGCACCAGCACCAGCACAAGTGGCTGTTGCTGCCCATGAACTGGTAGATTATGACGATGAAGTTTGCGCTATATCATGTGCAGACCTAAGAAGTTACCTCAGTAAAGGACGTGTTCATTTGGTAAATTCTTTCACAATTCATAGGGAATCTGCAAAATTGGAAAGGTTCTATGTACTTTGTGATTGCCCAAAAATAAAAACTCCCCAAAATCGTCTCTCTTATTCTCTTCTTGAAAGCAAGAAAGGTGTGTTAGTGTTTGCAGACAAGAGTCATGCAAAAGTCTTAAAGGATGAACTAGACCTACCTTACCACGTTGTAGAGGTAATCAAGAGTGATTTACTTGAATATACTAACGCCACTAAGTCCTCTTCAATCATTGTGTATAACAGCTATACTGATATTGAGACCAAGACCTCTTACTTCTTGTACTTTGAGTTGAATCCTGAAAAAGATATATCTTCTTAGGACAAGAGCAGAAGGTCATTGTTATGGCCCTAACATCAAAGGTGTTACGGCCTTTGCGCAAAGGTGTTAAGGCTTATCGCATAGCAAAAGGCGCTAGAAAAATAAACCGGAGCTATGAAAGTGTCTCTCGTCCATTTTGGCTGTTTGAGATTACCAAAGAACACTTTGGTGGCAATGTTAGTGCATACGTGCCATTGCCATTAGATTTCAAAAGTGTTTCTGCTTTGTTTGGTGTGTATAATACTGTGTCTAGTACCAAGGATGTATCTGAAAGCGTTGTGGAACTAATCAGAAAGGGAAAGCGTTTCTCCTCATCACCTGTCAATGTTCAGCTTGTGACCATCCTTAAGCTGTATGTTACTTTGTACAAGTTAGTATGGTTCTTGCTTGAAAATCAGGGTGTCACCAAATCCAGCGTCTGTGTCGCGTTTCCTTTGCTCATGGCTATAATTGACTACATCAACTTCCTCATCTCATACATGTGAACGGGAACTAGTTGTAGGCGTTGGTAAAGTCATTCATTGGCAACTCTGTCACTTCGTATGGGGTCTCATTGAGCAACGGTGACTTGAATGTAAGCTGCTTAGGGATTGTATAAGTATCCCTGAGCTTTTCATTACCAACAATCATCTCGTTGTTAAGCATCACTTTCATGTCATAGTTGTTATTTGCAGGAATCATGAAGAATTCTGCTTGGTTTCTGTCTTTCTGACGGGCCATCAACTTCCAAGTGTTGCCACCACTGTCCTTGTTTTGGTCTTGGTTAGTAACATATGCTACCAACCGATACCTATCTGTAAAGTCTTGTGTCGTATTGTACAAGACCTTGCTTTTTACTTTTTCTGCAATGCCTTGATGAGTATCAAATTCACTCCTGTTTAGTGCGGGATATAAGGGGTCGTTCAGGACTCTACGGTCGCGACTATCATCAATTACTGCTTCTTGTGTCCTTAGTTGTGATGGTTTGTTACTGTGAAGAGACTTGAATTCTTTTGTTGTGATACATACCTTGTCTGTATGTGGCTTCTGTGAGGACATATATATGAATAGCCCACCAATGCTGAGAAAAATCACAACAGTCAATGTTATGAAAGCAATCCACAACAACTTGTTTTGTTGTCTTAGTGTTGTCATTGTTGGTTAATTATATAATACTGCGGAAAAATAAGTATCTTTCACAGAAGATCCTCATCAAAGTATTTCAAGATGTCCTCAAAGACGTATATAGGTGGAATTGTTGCAACATAGTCTGACACTTGCCGTTTATATTCAGCATTGATGTTGCGCATTTCATTCATCAAAGGACACAACTTGCGAAGGTACATACTCTCATTAATCTCACAAGCCGTATGCTTGTTGTCCAACTCATAGTACTGAAGAAGGAAGAAGTTCACTCTGTCTTTGAAACTAACTTTGATTTCAAGAAGACCATCATGGACATCATCAACGCTTGTCATTTTGTTGTGGTGATTTCTCTGACTGTTGTTCTGTATTGATTGGAAAAAAATATCTATTATTCAATTTTTATACAAAGTATGTGCTCATTTGAATGGATGACTTACTGAACCCACTCTTGTTGTAAAATGGCTCAAGCTCTGCCTTGCAATCCAGAATGACCTTGTAGGCATCCAGTTCCAGTGCTGATAAGGCATTGATGTACCTCAACAATTGCACACCGATGTTTTTACCTCGATATTCTGAACCGACTACAACATCCTCAATATGTACAACGTTCCTGCCACCACGGATAAACTTCTTCTCAACAATCAGGGTACAGTTGGCAATAATCTTGTTGGTTACCAAGTCCTCTACAACATATACAATATGGTTTTTGTTTGATTGAATTTCATCATAGAGTGTGTGGAACTCTTGGGACGATGTGATGGTAATCGTGTCAGATAGTTGCCTCAGAAGGTCCAGATAGCCTTTGTCATAGTCTGTGATAGTCAGGGTGCGAAACTGAAGCTTATTGGTGCTAAAGAAGGACTTGCAAAGGACTTGTTCTGCCTTGCACAAGTCATCTCGTGTGTTCACATTGAGCAACTCATCTTGTAGTGAGTTGGGCAACTCAAAGATAGTCATTGTGTCCCTCATCATACCACAAATGTCTGTCAAATAGTATTCATTTTGAGCGTTGTTGTTGGTAATGAGAGGAACATACCTATTGAGGTCATTAGATCCTACAAAATATACTCCACAATTTACAAGCTGAATCAGTCTCTCATCATCTGATGCGTCTTTCTCTTCAACAATCTTGTCAAACCTCTGAGTGATAGGATGCTTGCAGATCCTACCCTGACCCTTTGGATTATCCAGCGATGTAACCATTAGTGATGGTGCTAGGTGCTTTGAGAAAGCCACAAAGTTGTCAAGGGCCTCATCGATTAGAGGAGTATCACCATTTAAGATAAGAACATCCACCTCTTCCTCCTTTGTTGAAGGCAAGTATGGAAGACATTGCTTGATAGCATCACCTGTTCCTTGTGGTACTGATTGAGGGACATACACTAGTGAAGTTGTGTCTGTATCAAGATGTTTTGTTGCATCCTTGATTTGTTCCTCATACTTTCCAGAGACAATCAGTATCTTCTTGACACCAATTGCCGACACCTTTTGGACAATGCGAGCAATCATAGGCTCACCCCCAACGAGGTTGAGTACCTTTGGAATGTTAGTCTTCATCCTCTTGCCCTCACCACCAGCCATCACAATAGCGTATGTTTGCTTCATAATGTTTTGTTATTGTCTTCTGCCTTCTGCCTTCTGTCTTCTGTATCAGTTGATTTTGTGTGTGTAAAAAAAACAATAGTTTGTCAAATTTTTAGCCACATTACAAGAGAGACACCTTGATTGCATTCTGCACTTGTGACCATATTATGTGAAGACAGTCTTGTTGTGAGGCTTCAATGTAAACCCTAACAAGGTCCTCTGTACCTGATGGTCTTACAAAAGCTCGTGCACTGTGTTGGCTGTGTTGTGCAACTATGGCCTCTATTTGTGATTGTAATCCAATAGGTTTGGTACATACTCTCCCATAATCTACAGTTGCAAATGCTTCTTTGGCTGCATACACCTTCTCTTGTCTTGTATACAAGTCTGTGTATAGGTTTATCCAATCTATGAATGTGGTATGTGCCCCGATGATGTATTCCACGGCTAATAGATTGCCAAGAGCATCACCTGTAAATTGACTCAGTATATTTGATAATGGATGTTTGTTATGATGTTTGTTGAAAAGGACTGTTCCATGACCATTAGCTTCAAAGTAAATTCCAATATCATATTGCTTTGCTTCCTTATGAAGATGTTGAACACCTGTATGTGTGCATACAACATCAATACTTGGCTTTGTCTTTTGTATGTATGCTGTTGATGCACCATTTGCATAAGCTGTTTGGATGAGCCCCATTGACAGATTGTTATCTGTGTGGTGGGCAAAGTAGGATGCAAACAAACAAGCAATTTTGTCACCATTCAACAAAGACAACTTACCATCCTTGTTTGTGAAGTACACTATCCTATCTGCGTCTCCATCAAGGCTGCAACATCTTTCACCTTCGCCAATGTCTTCCATTGTACAGGGAAATTTCTGTTCCTTTTCAACATAATCTGCACCACAGTTGTGGTTCAAACGACCCTTACCAATGTTGTACAGCTTCAGTTCTAGGCCAAGGCTTTTGAGTTGTTCTTGCATTGCAACCAACTTGATTGCTCCAACACCGTTTGCACAATCTACATGCAATGGTGTTGAAGTATTTGTTTTGGGTTGCTGGAACTTGCATATCTCCTTGAAATTGTGAATAAGATGATTTGTATATGAAAGCTTCGTGTCTGGAAAGTTTGATTGATAAGTGTAGAAATGCATCTCTGGTGTAGTTACCTCCCCTAACATAATAGGCACAGCACCAACTGCTGTTACACCATCAGCACAGATCCTTGCCAACTCCTTGCCACTGTGTCTAGTATCTACTCCAATAAGTACATTGAGTGGGCGTGTGCCCTTATTATTTGTTATGTTTGTTTGAAGTGAAAGCACATCAGTCAAGAAGGCTTTGAAGTTTGTTGCTTGTGCAAGCTTAGTGACATGCTGCTCCCATTCTGAAGGTAGCATCTCACCATCATAGTCAATCAATTTCACTCCATTATCACACTCTGGATTGTGTGAAGCCGTGATCATAACACCACAATGTGCATTACTTATACGAGCCTTGATGCCCATGAGGACACCACATCTGAAGACAACGCCTTTTAGGTTGTTTGCATTAGACCGGAATCCGGCGGTGCCATACTCAGGTGTATATGATGCAGGGTTCTTATAGATGTTAAACAACTGCTCAAGTGAAATGGCATCCATATTTAATTATTTGCTGTGTTGCAGGCTATGTTATTGATTGTGTATGTGAAGTATGAAGTATAAATAAAAAGATTTAAATTTTTTAATCAGATACTGTTACTGACTTTGCCAAGTTGCGAGGTTGATCAACAGGATACCCCTTCTTCACAGCTAGATGATAGGCAAGAAGTTGCATTGGGATGATGTTTGCAATGTGTTGTGTGATTTGATGGTTGTTTGGCACCCTGATTAGGTATCTCTCATTGAGGATGCTTGCCATTGTAGCATCATTGTCATCACACACAACATATAGTGTGCCTTTGCGAGCCTTCAATTGCTCAATCACACTTACCATTTTCATATAATGATTGTTTTGTGTCGCAAAGACAATCAGACAAACATTGTTATCGACCATAGCCAAGGGACCGTGTTTCAGCTCACTGGCCATAAGACCTTCCGCGTGAATGTATGCAATCTCCTTGACTTTGAGTGCTGCTTCCAAGGCAGTGGCATAATCATTGCCACGACCAATGAAGAACATACTCTTAAAGTCCTGAAGCTCGATTGCTACTTCCTTGATCCTATCATTAGTCGCAAGCAGGGAGCTCTTGACAACATCAGGAATGCGAATAACTGCAAGTTGATACTCAAGAGCATCATCTACATCCTTGTCATGTCTGTGATTGTTGAGGCATTCATTGCGGATGGCAATTGCCATCAACAAGAACATAGTCATCTGTGATGTATATGCCTTTGTGCTAGCCACACTGATTTCAAGGCCAGCATTCAAGTCAATTGAACAGTTGCACTCACGTGCAATTGCACTCTCTGGCTTGTTAGTAACCCCAATGCAGACTGCTGAGCTATTCTTTTGAACATACCTCAGAGCCTCCAATGTATCCGCTGTCTCACCACTTTGACTTACAAAGATGTAGATGTTGTGATTACTTAGGAGGGGTTCAACTTCTGCAAATTGACCAGCAACTTCAACATACACATTCTTGTTTGTGAATTTGCTTAGGGTAAGACGACTTGCCACACAACTGTGATACGATGTACCACAGGCAATCAGAATGATGTTCTGTGCTTTCTGAATGGCGTGTTGATAGTTTGCTAGCTCATTATTCTTGAACCCAATGCGCTTCTTGGCATCCAAGAATGTGTTATCGTGGATTGTCCTGTAGAGTGATTGTGGTTGCTCAAAGATTTCTTTCTCCATAAAGCTGTCAAACTGACCCTTGCTCACACTCTCAAGCTTCACCTTGTTAGGTGACCACTTGAGCTCTTTGATTGTTTTCTTGGTCAGTGTGTTATAAACTGTGATTGTTTTAGGAGTGATTGCAGCTGTAAAGTGGACAAGTTGGTTGTCCTCAACAAACATAATGTCCTTGCTATTGACAAGCGCACTCACATCTGAAGACAGATTGTAAGTTCCATCACCGTTGTGACCAATGACCAGAGGACTTCCTTTCCTACAAGCAATAAGCTCATTTGGATACTCAGAAGACGTGATCAAGAGAGCATATGTGCCCTCAAGTTTGTGAATAACATCAAGAACTACCTCAACAAATGATTGTTGTGCTTGTTGGATATGATGTGTCTTGCAAAGCTTGGGAATAAGCTCTGTGTCCGTCTGACTCAAGAACTTGTGACCCTTGTCTGAAAGCATTTGCTTCAAGGTCTTGAAGTTGGTGATGATACCATTATGAACCACCACAAATGTGTTGGTGTCATCAGATGTATGTGGGTGAGAATTGACATCAGATGGATGTCCGTGTGTTGCCCAACGTGTATGGGCAATGCCAATCACTTGACCATTCTCATTTCCATCACTGGGTCCTTTCTTCATCTCCTCATCATTCTTGTCACTCAATTTGTTGACATTACCTTCAGACTTGCAAATGTAGGTATTACCTTCTGCATCACTAATACCAATACCAGCTGAGTCATAACCACGGTACTCAAGCAAGCCCAATCCCTTAACAAGGATGGCTGCCATCTGAGCACGGGTCATAGGGACCTCAGCAGAGTAGATACCAAAGATGCCGCACATTTTCAGCTGTTGAGTGCTACACTTGAGTGGTTTTGTATGTATATAGTGTAAGAATTCTATATGCATTCAAATTTTTCCGGGAAAAAAAAATTGAAGAAGTTATGGAATGATATGCTGCTCACAACGTTGAACTACTTACATTCATAAACTAGACGATTTACAATGTCAACAATGTCGCTTGTAGCAAAGGTTAAACTGCCATTTACACTGTTTGTGATTTTGGCAATCCTTACTCCTGCCGTTGTAGGTTATGCATATAGGTGGCGACTATCAACTGTGACTGACTTTGCTATAAGCGTGTACGGACTTTACAGTCTTGCCCATCTTGCAATACAAATTGTTTGTGCTTCACTGAATAAGAGGAGAATGGATAAGGAGGTTGCTGATAGACCTGAAGGATGGAACGATATCCGTGTTGGCATATGTGTTGCTGGATACCGTGAAGATGCGTTTTACTTTGAGGAGTGCTTGCAATCAATCAAAAAGTCCAAGTATTCAAACATTGCTAGAGTCATCTGCATTGTTGATGGAAATGATGAAGGTGATAAGTATATGGCTGATGTTTATCGGACTGTGTTCAATGACAACGTCGTTGTTTTGGACTACTTAATCAGTGAGAAGAACGCTACAGATATTGACTTTAGTCTGTTTGGGAACAACAATGAACCAGTTTGCATTATGCAGCCTCACAAAGGTAAACGTGAAGCGCAATACACTGGTTTCTCAATCCTTCTCAATGACTCATCAGTTCAAGGAATTATTACCACAGACTCGGACACTATCTTGGACGAAAATGCAGTTCTCGAACTTGCATACCCCTTGCGCCACGAATACATTGGTGCAGTTGCTGGTCAGATTTCAGTTTGGAACACAAACTCACTACTGACCTTTGTGATTGCACTACGATACTGGTTCTCATTCAATCTTGAGAGGGGTTGCCAGTCCTTTTGGCGTACAGTACTTTGCATTGCAGGCCCTATGGGATGCTACAAAGCATCAGTTATCAAGGATGTCAAGGAAAAGTGGCTGAAACAGAAGTTCCTGGGCCAACCTTGCACATATGGTGATGACAGGCATCTTACCAACCAAATTCTTGGCCAAGATCTCAAGGTGTGCTATACACCCCACGCTCTTGGCCATACTGATACACCACCCAACATCTTCAGGTACCTTATCCAACAAACTCGTTGGGGTAAGTCATACATTCGTGAGTTTCTGTTTTCCATCCCACTGATGCATAAGCATCCTCTGTGGCTTGGCTATGAGCTCTTCTATCATATGGTATACTTCTTCCTGATGATGTATTGGACTCTCTATCTTCTGTTTGGTGCAACTATTCGCCAACAGTTTGTAGCAATTGCAGTTACAATGGTGCTTGGGATTGTCAAGAGCATCTACGGTGTTATCTGCACACGTAACTGGAGGTTCATCTACTTCTACCTGTATACTTATGTATACTTCTTTGTGATCATCCCTTCCAAACTTACTGCATTGGTTACCCTATGGGACGTTAGTTGGGGTACACGTGGAAGTGTATCATCACAAGTTCTCACTTTCATCACAAACTACACAATGCCAATTGTATGGTATGGTGCAATGAGTGCTGGCTTCCTATACAATCTAATCAACAACCTGACATTCAAATGGGATGACAAGTTGTTCAGGTCTGCCTTTGTTGGAATTCTATCACACACAACATTTGTTGCAGTGTCAATCATCACATATGCAGTACTTCAGTACACAGGACTTCTTAGAAACTCCACCCTGGATTACCTAGAGGAGAAAAAGGAGAAGCAAAAGATTTCAAACACTAGCAATCACACTCAAGAAGTTGTGTAATGTTGTTTAACTGTTTTGTGGTTTATTTTTATTCACCACACCCCACACCTGCTGATAGATGTCAAGTGCCTCTTTATCTACCTTGCTTGCATCGTACAACAGCCACTTGGCATCTTCCTTGGTCCATATAACACCGTAGTTTTTGGAGTTCTTATCAGACTTCAGATGAGAATTAACCAACATATAGTGTATCTTTTCACCTCTGATATAAGGAAACAGATAGTGGATTGCACACTTGATGCTGTTACTTTTCTTGGTAGAATGGCTATATAGATTCACTTCATTAGCATACTTTGGATGCGATTGCAACATCAATGCAGCCTTCAGTAAGGCCTTAACATTATAAACATGATACCCTAAGCTGTCTCGATGTTCAAGATCAAAGCTTGTACCATCATCGTTCAGGTTATTGTTAATTTGAAGGAGGAGTTGCTCATAACTCCAATCAAGCAAGTCTTCATCCTTCAAGAACATCCCCAAATAACATACAGATGATATGCGGATTGAGTGAAAATTATTGTATTGGACATCATCTGCATACCTTTGTCCTGACAAGGGATTAAGCATCAAAGCAGGATTAATGTATGTTGATATCAATGCATTTGCTAGTGTTCTTGCGTATTGGGTGATGATATCCTGTTCTGTGGTGTTAAACATGCTCCATCGTGACTTGATGATGTTCTCGTACAGAACTGATGTGAAGTCTTGCTCCAAGATAGGGTGCCCCTGTGGTTTCCACCAACCAAGCAAGCTTATTACTGCTTCAACCATTCGTCTTTCCCTACCACTCACTTTAGCAAGTTGTTGAATCTCTTGTATTCTTTGTACCAACTCATCATTGGTTGCAGATACCTTTGGTTTGCTTGTCATGTTATACCATAAGAGCAGTAAAAAAACAATGTTGATTACAAATCGCAGAACTTTACAATTTTGATTGAGTTATGTTGACACACTGTTGTCAATGCGCCGAACTCTACATTGTGTTGCTTCATTGCAATCACTACTACATCAACTGCCTTTTGCTCTATACGAAGGATGCTTCCACCAAAGCTCACGGTTTCAAAGTCCTTGAGACTAATCACAAGTGGGTCAAGGATGATGACGTTCTTCTTATGCTCATTCTTCAGTGCCTTTGCAAACTCAAGACCAGGTGCGTTCATTGTGTATGACTCACCTGGCTTGAATGCAACTCCTACAACAAGGAAGTTGGTTGCTTCCGGGTACTTGGCCACTAGCTCTTGAGCCTTTTGTTGTGGCCTCTGCAGGGTTGTGTGTGTTGCTTGCATCAGAAGTTTGAAGTCACAGTTTGTGTCGAGATAGAAGGGATTCACTGGAATACAGTGACCGCCTACTCCAAGACCTGGATAGAATGGCATAAAGCCAAAGGGCTTTGTCGCACACGCTTTGATCATCTCATAGACATCAATGTTATGCTTCTCACATTGGTCTGCTGCCTCATTGGCATAAGCAATGTTCACCATCCTGAAGCAATTCTCATAGAGCTTGCACATCTCCGCTGTCTCAGATGATGAGACCTTGACAGTTGTCTTGAAGACTTGGCTGTAGTACTCGTGCACTTTGGAGAGGGACTCTTGGTCAAGTCCAGAGATGATCTTAGGAATCTCATCACAAGGTGGTTCAACCCTTCCGGGATCAACACGCTCTGGTGAAAAGCCCACAAAGATGTTTTTTTCACGAAGATGACCAAGGATAGACCTTGTCATTCCTACTGACACTGAGCTTTCCATTACAACAGTAGCACCTGGTTTAGCAAACTCTTCAACAGTCTTTCCTGCCGACCTTACATATGAGTCATCTACTGACTTGTCATTTCGAAGAAGGGTTGGCACAGAGATGCAGAATAGGTCACATTCATTGAGACCATCTGTAGTGTATTGAAGTTTAATAAGGGGGTTGTTCTTTATTTGGGGAGTCTCCTTAAGATACTCAACCCTTGCCTTTGAAAGGTCATAGCCAATCACCTTGAACTTCTTGCCAAAGGTAGTCACCAAATGCTCACCAACATATCCAACACCAATTACGCCAACAGTGATAGTGTTGGTGTTAATAGTTGTTGTGGAGGCCATTGTTTCTTATGTTATAAGTGTAGTGTTCTGTGTGATTGGTGTTTCTTGGAAACATTCAAATTTTTCTTTTGTGTGATAGTGTTGATGTTCCATCAACACAACAGTAAAAATGATAGATAATAAAGGTAACATCTACTGAATGAAGATGTCATCGATAGGGTTTGCAGAATAGATTGATAGTACCTGCTTGACAATCTCACTCCTTTGCACATCCTCCGCTGTGAACTCAACTACCTTAATGTTGTCAAAGGAACCTGGCTGATTCCTTGCTTGTGCAATCCTATTGTAAATCACCATCTGATCCAAGAATTGACGCAAGCCATTCAGTCCTGAGAGATCACATTGCTCCAAGTCTCCTGTAATCACTGCCTTTGTATTCTGACCAAGGCGTGTCAAGAAAGTCTTCATTTGGTTTGGAGTTGTGTTCTGCATCTCATCAGCAATAATGAAGGCATCATCAAAGGTCCTTCCACGAATATAAGCGAGAGGACACACCTCAATCATCTGCTCCTTCACCAGTGTGTCAAGAGTATCACTTGAATAATACTCCAAGAAGTATGAGAAAATAGGTTGCAACCAAGGTCGCATCTTGTCCTCAATCTTGCCAGGAAGAAACCCATGTTCCTCATCTAGAAATACTGCTGGTCTTGTGATAAGAATCTTTGAGACTTGCTTGTTGTAAAAGGCATTGATGGCCTTTGATGAAGCAAGGAGAGTCTTACCTGAGCCTGCTTTACCAATACCAATCACGAGGGGTACTGAAGGATCATCTAGGTATTGACAGTACTTCTCTTGGTTCTGTGTAAGAGGCTTTTTCGCCTTTTGTTTCTTCTGCACTGATGCTGCAGCCTTCAGATGTGCTTGCGTCTTGACGACTTGTCTTACTGTCTTAGCTGACATAGCAAAGCTCCTTTGCAACACTGATGAAAGCATCATAAGTTTTCTTTGACTGCTTGTATATTGTTATTAGGTCTTAACCTTATATGGAAGAATAAGAATAATATATCAATATCTTAATAATAGAGATGGGCTTTCCTAAGCGTCGCCTCATTTACCTCGTGTTGTTTATTATACTGATGGCATTGGTTGCATTGATGGGGTCAGTGCGGGTACGGGAAGATTTCCTTGACAACGCCTTTGTTGTTGAAATGAACCCTATCCTCAAAGTGACTGAGGACAGTAAACCAAGTGGTGGAGATAGCCCCATGGATACGTGGAAGAAGTGCAACATCTTCACTTGCAAGAACAAAAATGCAGTTAATGACTATGACAAATGGCTTGAGATGCAAAGGCAGAAGCTTGCTGATTACAAACAAACCAGAGACAAACTTGCTGCAAAGATGCCTCTACGCTCATCTTCTCACAAAACTCAAGAATGCCCACCTCGTATATCTATGGATGATTGGGAAGAACCGGTCTTGACTGAAGAAGAAGAGGAGACACTCAACAAGCTTGATGAAGTTGAAGGACAGATTGCTGAAGCTGATGCCCGTTTGCAAGAAGTTAATAAAGAAATTGCTGACCAACAAGCCGAGTTTGCTGCAAATGCTGCTAGTATGCAACAAATGATGAATGATATGGAGAACAGTGCAAGAAGCCAAAAAGATATGAAGTTCTATGAGAATGCTGTTGATATGCAAGTTAAGCCTTGGCAGGGCTTGATTGAAGAAACTAAGAAGAAGGTTGACGGATATGACAAGTCTTTTGATGAAATTGGCAAACGACTAGATGGCTTGGCTAAGCGTGTAGAAGCTATCAACACATTCAGGGCATTCTGATTGTAAAGCGTGTAATATGTCCGTTTTTAAAGGCCTTATATTATAAGTAATATTAATCCATGGATAAATCATACAAAGAAAGAGTTGTTCCTGTAGAAACCTTCTACGTATTTGTAGACAGTCGTTCAAGAGATATGACAGCATACATTAGCCCCTCACAATATGTAGTAGACTTTGAGAATGTCTTCAAAAATGTCATAAGTGTCGAACTTGTTCACGCAATGTATGCAAAAAGTGGTCAAGGAAACACTGACAAGTATGTAAACCTTCATATTGAGGAGTTGAACACAAACGTTGTTTCTAACCAACCTGCAAGTAGTGGAGCCTTCACTCAATTACCTTTCTGGACTCCCAATGATGATGGTATATTCCAATATGATAAACAGAGTTATGTGTCTTTGAGAAAGTTTGAGAAGCCTTTGATGAAGCTTGCCAAGCTCAGTATCACCTTCCTTGATAAAGACAAAAAAGTGTTCCAAATCAGTGATCACATCTTACGCTTTGAAGTCACATGCTTCCGTATGACTGACAACACTGAAGAGTGGGACAACTTCCGCATCATCTCTAACAGTGTCCGTGCCAGTGAGCCTTTGATGAAGAAGGACCCATATATGTTACTCGGTGTCTCTCAAGGAGCATATGATTTGAGTGTGCTTGCAAATGCCTTCAAAGAAAAGGCCAAGGCTTTGAGACGCAGTGGAATGACAAAGGGTGCGTATGATGATTTGAAAGAAGCATTTACCTTTTTGGCCAAGAATTTGCCACGTTGATTTGTTTTTTTTACCACTATAATATATACACTTTACTGTGATTGAGATGCCTGCCAAGCTGAAAATTAAACTTGATGTGTTCAAGAATGTGATGGTGAAAAATAGCCTGATGGTGTTGGTATTTGTGATTTCCTATCTTGCTTTGACTGCTGTCTACAAGAAAAGAATTGAGTCCTTTGCTGGTGAAGTTCAACCTCTCCAATGTAAATTCGATCCACTAACATATGCAAAATTCAACCCAGATTTGGCTGTATTCAAAGGTGATGTTGATGCCTTGACCAATCACTACCTTACACATGGTATTAATGAAGGAAGGTCACCTTGTGGCACATGCAAATATAGTGGTAAATCATATTTGGATGCCAACCCTGATCTAAGACCAGCTGGAGTTGATGATGATACAAAAGCATTGAACCATTACAATTCTTATGGTCTCAAAGAAGGAAGACCAATTTGCATAACCAACCAACCTGCTCCAACTGCTTCACTACCTTCAGACATTGATAAAGTTATGGGTTACTCTGGAAACACTCATGATAATCCTCCTGGAGTTACTAATCAAACTGAAGAAAGTTGCCGTCAACTTGCCTTGAAGGACCCTAAGTATGTCGCTTGGGGTTATCGCACAAGTGAGCATCCTGATCCTGTCTGGAGGAACACTTGTTTCTTGTATACCGGTTTTGGACCATTTGCAGGCAACACAAGTGACAAAGCTCATGTGACTGGTTGCTTACGCCCTGGTGAAAAGGTTGCCCTTGGTTGTAAGGTGCCCACAACTGCTACTTCTTCACCCTCAGTTGTTGCTCCTCCTTCTACCCCAGCTTGTAAGAGACCCGATGGATGGTGTGGACACGCTGGTAGTACCTACAAAAATGGTGATTGTATTGGTGATGGTGTTCAAGGAGACCATATTTGCTACGATACTGCTGGGAACAGAGGAACAATTCTGAGGTCAAATGGATGCAGCAGTGTTTGGCCAGATGCACCCATTGATGCCTGTCCAAAAATAGGATTCCCACGTACTGCAGCTCCAGTTCCTGCCCCAGTTCCTGCCCCTGTTGCTACTCCAATTGCCGCTCCAGTTCCTGCCCCTGTTGCTACTCCAATTGCTGCTCCAATTGCTTCTCCAGTTCCTGCTCCGGCTCCAGTTCCTGCACCAATTCCTGTCTCTGTTGCTACTCCTATTGCTGCTCCAGCACCTATTTCACCTTCTCCATCCATTGCTAGCTCTCTTGTGGTTGCTCCTTCACCCATTGCATCTTCTCCATCCATTGTTGCTTCTCCAGTTGTGGCTCCTAAGGCACCAGAAACACCCACATTCACACCATTGCAAGGCGTCATTGCTTCTGCACCATCATTCACATCATTCAGTCCTCAACCATGGACAGGAGTTGTTGCAAAGGATGATGATGTTAAGCCCTCTCCATCTGTTCAAGCTTCATCTCCATCTACTACGTCAACAGAAACAAAGACAAATGTGTTGGAATCTACTGACATTATCCCATCAGAATGGCAAGAGACCCTCAAGAAGTATGTTGATATGGTCAAAGCTTATGTCTCTATCAAGATGCTTCTCATTATTGTTGCTTCTCTGATAGTCCTGAGTGTGGTCGTAGCTGCACTTGGTGCCTTTGTTAGGTCACGTGGAATGTCTGCCAACGCCTCTTATGCTGCCTAATTTTGTTTTGTCTCTTGATTGTATATAACAGACATCTGAATGTACGCTCAATCATCTCTCTTGAAGTTTATCATGATGAAAAGAAAGCAAGGGAAAGGCAAAGGGATGAAGGGTCAATCTGGTGGCGGCGCTGGTGCTGGATGGCAACTTGGGACTTTACTGAGAGAGAAAGCCGGTTTCTTGGCTGCTGTCTTTGGTACTCTGATTTTCCAGTTGCTGATTGTCCTTATGATTGTCAAGATGGTTCCTGATAATGACCCTTTGGTTGATTGGTTCAAGAAGTTTGGTTTGCTG